GTTCCCCTATCATAATATCCTCATCACCAAAAGATTTTGGACCTATGATGTATGCCTTAGCTAATGCTTCTTTCAATTCACGCTGAAACACTTCCTCTTTCCATAACGATAAAAATTTTCTCTTGGTGAACTCAACATCTGTCCCCGTTGATGGAGATACAAATTTATACGTTTGGCCTCCACACTTTTTTATTACATCAACCCGAACGGCTGAATCCCAAATTGTCTCTTCATCATCAATCCAGGCACCAAGCTTATCTCCCCACTTCATGTAATAATACATGGTTCTCATTGGTGGCGCAACCTTGTTCTTCTTAACATCACACTTTACGATCTTACCAATTTTATTTTTGTCCACATCTGTTATTTCTTTGAAGTGCGTCAACCTAAGTCTAACACTTGAATGAAATGGTATTGCTTTTCCACCTGGAGTTATTTGGTTATCCCCATATGTTACACCAATATTTGCTCTAAGCTGATTGATAAACACGAGGTATATATTGTTGTCGGCTACAACTGACATAAACTTTCTCAACCCTTGCCCCAACAGTCTAGCTTTAAGTCCTATTGTGGCATCCCCATAATCACCTTCAACCTCAATCTTGCATGGTGTTGCTGCAACTGAATCCCATACTATGCAAAGAGGCGGTCTATCTTTGGTCTTACTTTTCTTGAAGTTGTTTGATATGGCCTCCATAGTTTGAAAAACCTCTTCAACCGTATCCACTTCAACATGAATCAATCTATTAACATCCACCCCACAAGCTTCCATTACCTCAAGTGACCCAGCGTGTTCCGTGTCAATAAGAACTGCTGCCCCACCTTTTCTCTGGCAGTCTGCTATGATATAGTTTCCCATCATAGATTTCCCGGCACCCTCACCACCTGAAATTTCAACCAACCTACCCTGGGGAATACCACCAACCCCAACACGATTTGATAACACAAGGTCAAGCATCCATGATCCAGTTGACAACCAATTTTCAACATTGACATTTGCATCTGTCATGAAACAAGCTTTGCCAGTTGACTTAAAACTAGCAAAACCAGACTTAATATCCTTGAGAAGCATACCAGAAAAATCATCTATTTCTTTTGCCACATTCACTCCAACCTTAAAATGGGTTTCAAATTATTTTCTATGAAAGTTTTTATTGATTCCAAAGAAATGTTCCTTGGACAATCTTCAATCGAAAAGTAACATGTGCTAGATGGACCACCCTCTAGTTTTTGTTCTATGTTGAACACATAGGAGTAGATTTTTGTATCGTCACCCAACAACTGTAAGTATCTCTTGTCAACAAGAAGGGCAGACTTGGCAACATTCTTGTTACCAAAGGGACGGAAGAAAACAAATCCATCCGTCCCTTCCCCCACGACCTCAACAATAAGCCCATCGATGGATAGCCCGGTTCCCCTAATGATATACACCTTTGGTTTATTTTTCATGAGTTAGTCTCCAAGCAAGTTGCTTAGTCTGGATTTGAAGTCACCTTGATCAGATTTCTCTTCCTCTTGAACCACCACGGAATCATCTTCCGGTGGAAAATCAGTTTCATCTTCTTCAACTGGATCTGTTGAGAACTTACGAACGATTTCCTTAAGCTCTTGGTATGACTTAACAGGAAATGCTTTCTTGTCATCCTCTAAGTAGTTTGGAGTAGACTTTAGCAAGGCTTCAATGTCAACTTTCTTAGCCAACAACTTGGACTGTGTTGGAAACACATCAAACTGCGGTTGGTCAAATTCTTCCTTCGTCTTCTTGGGAACAGTCCAAATTTCAATGTCCCGTCCTGTTGCAACATCGGAAAGGTGTCCCCACTTGGGGTCCTCAAACTTTTCCAACAAAGCCTCATAGATTTGAACGCCATAACCCCAAAGCTTAATTCCAGCACTCTCGTTCCCACGTTCGATAACAGGGGAGTATGCACGAAGTCTTGCTTTGATTTTCTTGACCATGTTCCATGCTTCTTGTGAACCAATGTTTTTCAACTCATCCACCATTTCACAAATGGGGCAGGGATCACCGTTGGTTTTCAATGGGCAAAGAACGCTGCTGTTTCCAGCAACCTTATAGTGCCAATACACTTTGAAGAAGGGGTATCCATCTGGATCGTGGATATAAGGAATTTGCCGTATAACCTTTTTTGTCCCATCTTTCGGAGAGATACAAAACACATCGCTTTTTTCTGTGTTTGTATTCTTCCTGCGTAAGTTCTCAAGTTCTTCTGCTAGTCTGCTTTTCTTTTGTTCTGCCATGTGTAAACCTCCAATGGTTCATTTGTTTTAGCTGTTTAGCTATGTTATCATACCACTATGGTACGAATCGTTGTGTGTAATGATACTATGTTTTGCTCTGCTTGTAAAGCTTTTTGTCGTAAAAAACTTGTATATCAAGTTCTTTTTTGAATTCATCTGGATCTCGATTCTGTTTTGAACAATTTATTGAGTCATCACACCAACAAATGTTGTTTGGATCTCTTGCCAACTCTGGATACTCTGACCTTGGTTTTATGTGATCAACAGAAGCGTTGATCCCCAAGACAAGATCAAGCATCGTCCAATGGCACTTATGCCCTTGTTGTTCAAACAAGTTTTTCAGGTGTTTCCAATGTTTGCTTGAACCAAAAGCAGAATAAGATTTGTGTTTGAACCAACATTTTTCGCAATATGACTTGCTATTTCCCATAAGTTGTGATCCACAATCTACACACAAACCAAACTCTTTACGTTTTTCATACTTGTTTCTTGTATATTGTTTTATTTTATCTTTGTTTATCTCATAGTATTTTTTAATGCGGTTTCTATTGACTTCTCTCCAGTTTTTGTTGGCTAGTTTTATTTTGTCTTTGTTGGTTTTTCGATAGTTTTTTGCATATTGCTTTATTTCGCCTTTGTTGATCTCATAATATTGCTTTTTTTTGTCTTTGTTGTTTTCGTAGTAAATTTTTTTATGTTGGTTCATTTTGTCTTTGTTATTTTCATACCAATTTTTCATTGCAAGACAACCACAACTTTTGCAAAAACCTTGTAACCCATCTTTGCTTCCACTACAACTAAAAAATTGATCAATAGGTTTTTCAACCTCACATTTGGGGCACAATTTCAATCCTGTTTCAAAATTAGCTTTTGGCATCGGATTTCATCCCCCAAAACTATATCTCAAAATAATATCTGCCGCATTTGATAACCACTTTATTCTTGGCTTTGCTTCCTTCAACTGTTTCAGTTGATCTTTGGATAATCCACCCAGATAGTTGTGGAACTTCTTGTATGCTGGGGCAGTTGGGTCAACAGTATTGATCTTAGAAAACTCAACTCTCAATTTATCTAACTGATCTTCTGAAAACTTCATCTGATTTTCTATGATGCGTTTACTATTTTTCTTGTTTGGTTTGTTTTCTTCTAACAAACATTCTATGATAATACTCTTTAGCTCTGATCTTTTCATCTACAATTTCTCCTATGAGTTAACCTTCACTAGCCTGATTGGAACAGACACCAATTTGCCACCACGAATAATCAGGAAGGAATTTTCATAGTCTCCCCAATTTACGTTGTAGCTCTTATCTAAATATCCCCCATTCTTGTTCTTGATTAACTCATTCATTGCATTTAGGGAGTAGAGGGTATTGGTCTGCTTTTTTCTATGTATGCTAATCGTGTTCTTCCAAATGGTTGAAAACCTCATGTTTGAAAACTCTGGGTTTAAGTTGTAGGAAAGGATATATTCTGCATTGTCGTCTTCATTTATGAACACAAAAATTTCATTCTTGGCTAAGTTCAACATACTGGATATTTGATCAATCGCTTTATGTAGTTCATCCTTTTGAACAAAGGATGCGAGAAGTAAAAATTTCATTTTATAGCTCCAACATGGAAGTCAAACCCCTCCCTATTTGAATGCCAACTTCTAAGTGGTACTCTGGGTGGATATTTTCCATGGTTCTCTTGATAACTCCTATACTGTTCTCCAATTGTGATTTGTCCACATCGAAATATATGGAGTCAAACCTATGAAAAAGGATATGGGTTTTCTTTAAACCCAATAAATCTATGGAGATTAGATCATCAATCAACAACTCTGTACCTATTGATTGTATGATATTGTTAAATATAGAGCTTTCATCCTTGGGATAAATCTTTCTCCCATATGAGTTGACAACATACCCTGTTTTTCGGAACATCTCAATCTTGGTTTTGTTGTATGCTTCTATGTAGACCCTTAGATTTGAGAAAACATCAAATATTGACCTAAGAGATTCCTTGTCATATTTCTTTGAATCAACCAGGGATTGACACATCCTGATAACAGATTCTTCCCTTGCGTATAGAAGCGTAGAATCGATCACCTTGGCTTCTGACCTGGGAACACCCAATGTATCGGATACAAACTTATGAATGTCCTGGGGGCAATCTGGAACGTTTAGGAGGCTTCTGAATATGTTGTACTCATGTACCTTGTAATCAAAGACCACAATATACCCATCCTCATACCTAGATTGTATACTCTTTAGGACAATAGGGTCAGATTCATTTATTAGGTTAACATACCCCTTAACAGCAAATATCCTAAAGGTTCTTTTATCCCTTCCATAGTATTTTGATCTTATGTAGTTATTATTTTGAACTGCTTCTTGATATACTTTCACTAAGCTGCTTTTTTTCTTATGCTTATTAAGACAGTAATGGACATAGAGTGCATTTGTGTTTATATGCACTATACAGTTATTTAAGATGCTTTCAGCTATTAATGAGCTTATGTTCCTTTTATATGTAGATTGTACTATATTCACTGTAACCCCTTAACTGCTTTTTAGATATTAGGTACTTTAACTGCTTTTTAGATATTAGGTACTTTAACTGCTTTTTAGATATTAGGTACTTTAAGCTACTAAGCTCTTTATAATATATAAGATAAATAAGATATTCTTTTTTTCTTCGCCGCTACGAAAGTATAGCAGAGAAATTAGGATTTGTAAAGAAAATTTTGAAAGATTTTTTCAAAAGACCCAAATTTTTTCACAATGTAAACCAAAATTTCCTGTTTCGATAGGTTTCGTTGGGATTCAAACTGCTTGTGGATGCTGTCCATGGTTAGAATTTTACCACACAACGCCTGACACGCATCCTGTAGGACAATGGGAATCACCTTGCAACTCTTGATATCTACATCTTCATTACTAAAAATCATACAAGATTTGCCACAACCATTTATCAAATCAACAACTAGTTTATCTGGATCCATGCCAAGATACACCAGGGAGTCCTTTTTCATTGAAAAGATGGTTAGTTTCCCGCTATCATCAATGCACAGGTATATCTCATACCTACCATTGTGAATAAAAATCTTCTTGGTTTTCTGTAAGAAAAACTCAAGGGGGTCTAGCTTATCAAACATCAAGTCTAAGCTAACATCTGTGCACCTGAAAAATTCATCCAGGGTTTTCTTGACAAATTTATCAACCCAACACTCATGAGGGATCTCTTGTTCCGAATAAGACCAGTAGTAATATTGATTGATCTTTGTATCGTGGCCAACTGAATCACCAAAGATTTCTTTGGCTAATTTTTTTCCATAAATCAACGTTGGTTTGTCAGTTTTTACTTGACTTATGCCGGAACATATGTTAATATGTGGGGTGTCGTATTCTCTTAGTTCACCAGGAACCTTTTCAGAACCGATCAATACGTTCATTAGAACCATTGTTTGTTACTCCTATCCAAATCCACCAGTGCCAATAGCATCATTTACATTTGTTTTGTGTTCGCTTGATGGGAATACCATTTCTCTCCAATTGAAGCTAGGCACAACCAACTCATCTGGAACATCATTCGTGACATTTTGATCACTCGTTGCAGCCCTACTACCATCAACAAACGTCTTCGTTTGGATCAACTTCATCGCAGTTGTAAACACATTCTCATCAATCTCATGTGTGAACTCAATGACCTTGTATTTTCCACTCCACAACATTCCACCCAAGTTCAAATCTATGTCATCAAATAAACTTACAGACGGGGTTCCCAAGATAACCATTCCAATTTCTTTTGCCTCTTGGGCAATGAATTGATACATGGATTTTATGTTGTTTATCAAGGCTGGGGTTGACATTGACATTTCTGTTCCATCTTTTCCAGCCATCTTATCTGCTGATATAGCATTGTAGATGGTAAACTCACCAGAGTCAATGCCGGCGTCGATTGATATTATCACATTGTTGTTTGAATGTATATCAAAACTTGCGTTTTTGTTGAATATGCTTTTGAATGAACTCGCAACTTGAGTCTCTTGCATGGTGTTTAGGATGCTAGGAAATTCGTATGAGGTATATTCCCCAATGTTGTTGAAACTGGATTGAAGGATCGTCCACTTCATCTTTCCTTCTTTGTTGACCACATCTGGAGTTTGCCAAATTGTGAAACCATTTTCAGAAAGCATACTGTCAATCATCTGCAATACACTAGTGTTAGCATACTCTTCAACATTCCAAAGTTTGTTCAATGTTTCTGTGTTCTGCATTGCACCCTGGGAAAAATCTCTTGCCAATTCTGTTCCATTTGTTGTGGACCCATCTTGCAGCACAATATCAAAGCAAATCAACCTTATGTCATCTGAACTTGGGATATCTGTTTCATCCACAAACAACATTCTACTTGAAAGAGCTATTTCATTTGTGGTTGGTTGTGCTTCCTCACTCTCGATAACATTACTCTGCCCATTCAAACCATTGACGACTTTAATCCTGGCAAACTTTTGTTCCGTTCTACTGGTCATTTGGTCTGGGTTTATGCCGTCTTTCAAGACACCACTTTTTATGTTCCTCACCAAAGTCTTCGATGCCTCTAGCAAAATCTTAATGGTGTTAGCCAAAGATTGGGGGTGTAACCAAACTCCATCCGAATTGCAATATTGTGCCCCAGGTATACCAGATGAAACCTTCATGTTATCACCTTCACCACGAACATAATAGTCGGTAGGGTCATAGTCAGTATTAGTTGTGCTTACGTTCATTGCATTTTCTGCCAGTGTCTTAATTGCCCCAACCTTTATGTCATCTAGCAACAAAGAGTTTGTGGATATCAATTGTAGTTCAAGACCAAAGGTTCTCGTGTCACTAGCATAAGTTAAAGATGGTCTTCCAGCCAACATCAAATCAGACAGAGTTCCTTTGAAATATTTGCTCTCTCCACCGTCACCAGCCCAACCATATTCCAGCTTAAATTTTTCAGAGAACATCAACAGTCTATTCAACAGACTAGAATCATCATCTGCTTCTATTACTAAGTCCTGGGATAGGGTTATGCTGGCGACTGCTTCAACATATGATCCCTTGTTATTGATCGTGACTTTGTTCAACCCATAAAACGAAACAGGGTTTCTCACAAAAATGTTCGAGTTGCTACCGCCGATAACAATGTCTTTGTGGGTGGACCTACTTATTTTTGTTAGTACAGCAAAGGGAACTAGATTTGAGTATGACACACTACACCTGGTTCCTTATTTCATTCAAGACATCTGCAAGTGGATAGGGAACTCGTATTACTTCCCCGGCTTCTATATCAAACTCTATGTGGTAATTATTGGCAGCTAAGATTACCCACCAGTAGTTTGGTGAGCCATATACTCTATTGGATATCAAGTCAAGCCTATCCGCACTATTGTATGTAAGAAACACATCTGTTTCCCGATCCAATATTTTGTAAGGTGGGGTGTTTGGTGGGGGAACATTATCCTTACTTTTTTTCAGGTTGAATATTTCCCTGTATCTGTTAACAACAGCCATGCTTAACTCACACTATCTTTGTCAAAGTTGTAGAAGTCTTCGCTGTCTGCGGACAATGAAGCTCCATGTAATAGTTTACCATTCAAGGTTATCTTCATAATCATAGGCACGATATCGTTGTCATTCAAATCCCAAATCAATGGATCATAGGAAAAGTTTGTGGACTCTATTATGCAATAGATTCCCCTGAACATTGAACCAACCCATAGCCTGCAATATGGTGCTGATTGGTATTTCCCGTAAGAATATTTTGGTCTTTGGCATTGGTGTAAGAAGTTCTTTCTTTTTGCCACTTCACTCTTTGTTAGCAATGGATACTGTTCCCCATTCGGACCCGTTAGTTTGTTTCTCATTGGGTTTGTTCCCAACTCTTCTAGTAAGCCCTTTCCAGAATTCGGTCCAAAGTCTCCAACAACTGGAATGTCTCCCCCGTCTGCAAATAACATGAAATCCATGGTGAAGGTTCTCTCTGCCCTTTGGTATGTGTATATGTCCTCACTTCTGTTTATTAGGGAGATACTATTCCAGGAAGCAGAATCTTCTTCGTTGATGCTTTCAATGTATGCCGGGAAACTCATAGTTTTTCCATTGGCTAGGTTCATAATTTTGAAATCAAACCCAGGTGCCTCTAAATCAGAGGGTTTGTACTCTGGACCCCCAAACCTATTTGGTAAATATTTGTTCCCGTATGTTCCACCAAAGCTGGGTCCAAATTTTGGTATGATTGGTAGTTTAATCGGTCCAGTTGGGATTGGGAATTTGATTGTTCCGTTTCCACCTTGGTTTGTTAAGGCTTTTTTGAGTTGACTTGATGGGTCAAGTGAACCAATATCAGAAAAGAAACTTTCAACATTACCAAATATCTTTGATGTATCAAGTAAGTTTGTTCCCAAAAACGACTGTTCCTTGGATAGTCTGTTGCCTTTCAATTGATGCAATTTTGCTAACATCGAATGCTCTATTGCTGTCTGGGTGTTGGTTACAACCGATGCTCTCCTTATGGAATCGATCATCATGCTTGCTGGTATCTCTTCAAACGGTCCAACCGTTCTAGCCATCAAAGCTTGAAGCTGTTGGATAGAAGCTTCCACCGCAGAATCTTTTGCCTCATTCAAAAAGTTACCCAAGGTTTCGGTTGGATTCTGGATAAGTGCAACCGTATCTTCCACAATGTTGTCAATTCCAAAGCTAGAAAGGGATAGACTCCCAAGTACGTTTCCTATGGCATCACCAAGATCATCAACCGATGGTAACAATTGGGGTTTGTTGTTGGACTTGTTTTCCTCAAGCTTCTTTTTTCTCTCATCTTCTGTTCCAATTCGCTCCCAAATTGTGTCATATTGTTTGAACATGGTTGACAAAGCTTCATAAGCTATTGCCGATCTTTCCACAATGGTACTTTCGTTAACATATCTGTCAACAACCTCGAAAATTTCCCCAATCAAACTTGTATTTTCATCATAAGTGTCAACAATAGGGTGTCTTCCACCTAGCAAGCTATCATCAATTTTGCGATCAGACATCATTTATCTCCTTGCAGATGGGATCAATTTGATAACCCTCTTTGAAATTTTATCCACCAAAACATCCCCATCCAATTTTACTTCTGTTTTCAATTCAACGGGAATGTATTCCATTTGTTTGTTCATTACTACAGTCAAACCCCTTATGGCGTTGGTTAATTCGTTGGTCGAAAGATCCATGTGCTGTGTCTTTGGTGAAGCTGGGGTTGAGTTAAAAATCCCCCCTGTTGCAACCATGGCACCATATCCGCCGGCCATTGCAAACATACTAGCACCAATCTTGAATGGGTTTGATTCAGATAGGATGGTTGCTAAGTTGCCTATGTTCTCAAGAGACTTGTTAAACACTTCCCCTATGGGAACAAACTTTGTCATTGCCGAACCAAGCAACCACATGGCTCCAGACATAACACCAATTGCGATTGACCCACCAAGGATTGCTGGGGATATTGTACTTAACAATGCAGCTATAGCACCAAGCCCTGCAATTCCAGCGGTCATAATACCAAGTTCTTTCCATCCAACATTAGCTTTCTTTAGTTTACTTAGAGCATCACTCATTATCCACACAGCACCAGCTAAGATCAACATTGCTGCTGCTCCTGCTAACCATTGTTTGGCTTGTGCTGCCATCATCTTTGAATTGAAAGCCCCTTGGTTTGTGAATCTTCCAGTAGCAGGATCTCTCATTTGCGATGCACCCATTGTCCTACTTGCTTGTCCAGGTACCCTTGGTTGTCTTGTTGATCTTGCTACATTTGGGTTAACTATTTGGGCACGATTTGTTAGTCTTCCGGTTGCTGGATCTCTAACTTGGTGTATTTCTTTTCCACTAAAGGTAGAGAAAAGTCTTGATACCCTTCCTCCCCTACTTACCTTCCCTAGTTGTTTTTGCTTCCACATGGAAAAACCATCTGGCCCAAGATTAGATGCTCCAGCCAAACCATGCTTATAGACATTAAGTTTTCCAGCAACGAATTGTTTTACTTTCCAGGCTTTATCAAATACAAACCAAGCAATTGCAGCCCCGGTTAAGGTCTTCACCAGTGTTTCGTTTTTCATTGCCCAACCAACAAGTTTCCCCAACAGACTTACGATTGGTGCTACTGCCCACCATATACCTTGCACCAAAGGAGAAACAATATCAAATATTGCTGTTGAAAATTCCTTAAGGGGTTGCTTAAAACCAGACAACAATTTAGTTATGAACCCAACACCTTTTTGAATTGCTGGAAATGCTTTTTCAGCTAGTGAGTTGATGGTTGTTGCTAAGAGATTACTCAACGAAACCTTTATTTGGTTTAGGTAGTCCCTGTTTTCTCTTGCTAATGTTGTCATGTCAATCCACTTTTGGGAAGACATACCAGTGTTCATAGCTATTCTCTTGGTTGCCTTTAGCAACTCTTCCCTATCTAGCCCAACCAATGGTGCCAAGTTATCAGCAATGTCTATTCCGATTTGAGAAATGTTTCCACTCTTATCAGTGTATCTTTGCATCTTATCAAGAACACGCTTCAACAACATTGTGGAATCTCCACCCCTAGCAGACGCCATCAATGCTCTCATGTCTATATTCATACCAAACCTAGAAGCCGTCACCGTTGCTTGCATAGCTTCCTGGAAATTCCTATACTTGTCTGTTGCCCCCACAACTTTTTCCAGGTTAACTCCGGCTCTCTCTGCAAAGATAGCCATGTCTTTTACGTTGCTCATACCAACCTTGGATGATATGTTGAATTTGTACATATACTTGGCAATACCAGAAACTTGCTTCATGACTTCAATGTAGTTTAAGTTGTATTGCCCAGAAGATTCCACCAACCTGTTTGACCAATCAGTTATTCCCTTGGCGTCTTTTTTTCCGAACATAACAAGGGATCCAACCAATTCGGAAGCATCGCTACCCTTTAGATCAAACACATCACCGATCAAGGCTGTGGTGGAGGTTAGGTCTTTGATGTTGAAGGGTGTTTGTATGTTTCTGAATTCAGAATACAGTCCCTTGAATGCTTCATAGTTATCGTTTAGGGTGAACCCATATTCAGATAGAAGTTCATGCTGCCTCATTAGACCACTTAAGAATCCGGTCTGTCTGTCAATGGTTATACCCATTTCCTTACCAAGCAAAACCTTTACACCAACTATTTCACTACCCAAGTGGGCAATAGAATCCGCGACAGAAGACAGAGACAAGATTTTGATTGGTTCCTTGACAAAGAATTTTAGCTGGTCTGTTATGGTTTGCTTGGTGGATTTTATACCTTGAGCATGTCTTTTTGTTATCGCATCAAAGGCAAGTATCCCAGCCATGAACATACCAGCACTACTCTTGAATGTCTGGGATGATTTCTTCATCTTATCCGAAGACTTAGACAACTCTTCAAACGCATCTTGATTGCCAATATTTTCAAAGTCCATGTGTATCTCCTGTTTCATATAAATAATGGGAACCATAGAAAATGCGCCATATTTAATTGAGAAACCAACATTAAGGAGTTGATGCTTCATGGCAATAGAAATGCTAAGACCCGTACCAATTAGTTCTGAGCCTAAAAGACAGAATAGGTTTTACCTAGACATACCTGGAATCACAGACGGAGAAAACTATTGGATGGTAAAGTCTGCCAATAGACCGACTGCCACAGTCAACGAAACAGAAATACCATATATGAATACTAGTTCATGGGTTGCTGGTCGTTCAATCTGGGAACAATTGGATATTACATTCATCGATTGCATTGGTCCATCGACTTCCCAAAGAGTAATGGATTGGATAAGATCATGTATAGAACATTCAACTGGTAGAATGGCGTATGCCTCTAACTACAAGAAACAACTTTCATTGTACTTGCTTGATCCTGCTGGGGAAATAGCTGAGCAATGGACCTTGAACGGAGCCTGGGTAACAAACGGAAACTTTGGATCATTGGATTATAGTACAGAAGACCTAGCGGAAATAACAATCACGATAAGGTTTGACTACGCAGTGCTTAATTTTTAAATTGTTTGTTTCCAACGAGTTACGAAGAAAAGCACAATCGAATGTAACTCTAACAATCCTCCTGCATATTTATTATGTGTAGGAGGATAAATTTATGCAACATAAATGTTGGGTTTGCGAAAGCACATTTGAAAAATACGATTCACTTCGTAGGCATGTTGGTAGGGCGCACAAAATACATTCGTCCGAAGTGTATGTTAAAGTAAACCTTGATGGGGTCTATCCAATTTGCGCTTGTGGTTGTGGTGAAAAATTGCCATGGACAAACAAGGGCTTTCTCAAATATATTCGCGGCCATGCATCTAGGGTGAACAACAATTGGGGTCACAATCCAAAGGCAGTTCAAAACTCAACTGATACCAGAAGGGAACAATATAAAAGTGGCCTTAGAACGGTTTGGAATAAAGGTTTAACCAAAGAAGATCCTAGGGTTTTAAAATACATTGTTGGAATGAACACAGAAGAAAGATCTAAGAAGATATCAGAAACAACAAAGGGAAAAAAGAAAACTGGAAAAGCTTTAATTGCTTCCAGAAACAATATACTAAACTTCCACAAAAGCAATCCAAAATATAGCGGGCTTGAAAATAAATTTGAGTTTATATTAGATAAGCTTGGTGTAAAGTATGAAAAGCAGAAACAATTGGTTTATGGAACTTTTGGGGTTAGAATTTATGATTTTTGTATTCCATCTAAGAATATTTTGATAGAAGTTGATGGTGATTATTGGCATTGCAATCCGTCTATTTTCCAAGATGGACCAATAAATAAAACCCAAACAGAAAATATAATAAACGATGCGTTGAAAGAAAAGTTGGCAAAGATAAGGGGATATACATTAATCAGGTTTTGGGAACAAGATATAGTAGACACACCAAATGCTATTTTTGATGATTTGTATGAGAAAATAAAGTGATGACTTACAAAAGAAAACGGAACCCTCATGCTTATGGTGTGAGGGTTTTGCTTAGGAAACGTCCTCAAAATAGCCTAGAAAAACGGTTTGAAAAGATCCTCATTGAATTGGGGGTTGACTACAAAAAGCAAGCCGTTGTTTGGGTGAGTTTAATCAGGGGTCACAAAAAATACAAAGTGTACGACTTCCAAATACCATCCAAAAAGATCCTCATTGAAATAGATGGAGACTATTGGCATTGTAACCCCAAAAAATATCCAAACGGCCCCATAAACAGAGTCCAAAAAAGAAACATTCTGAATGATTCCATAAAAGACAGAGTTGCTATTGCGTATGGTTATCAATTAATCAGGATATGGGAAGACGATATCAATAACAACACAAAAAATGTAACCAAAAGCCTAAAGAAAGTTATTGGCAAAATAAATCTACCCACTTGATAATCCTGTCAACCTGTCAATTTTAGTCAAACTTCTGTGGTTTTCACCTTTTTTGTTGGCCTCTTTGGCTTTCCAACCTCTAGCTCTTCATTAGAAGCCTCTAGCTTGCCCTCTGCTGAATCTTCTGCCTTTGGCTGGGGCTTTGCTTCCACCTTTGCCTCTGGTTCGACAGGAGCCAACCCAGGGGTTTCACCTATCACTTCTGGCCCGGCATGATCTTGAGCCAATTTTGCTCTCTGTCTCTCCCAACAACTCATCTTTGAACTGTATATTCCCATTTTATACCTTACCTTTCTTCTCTAGTTTTCTCTTTACATCATATCTGATATCATATACAAGAGAAAATTTGCCATCTGTTGGGGAAGCTCCCCCAACCCATCTGAATTTTATTATCCTGTCTACCCAACCATTTGCGGATTCCCCATTAGCCTTGTATGACAGAACAGATTTTGCCAATTCTTTAGCATAACCCATAATGACATTCTCTCCAACTCCACGGCCAGAATGTAGTTTCCTGAAATTGTCTCTAGATATACACAACTCTGGATCAATACTAAGATATACAACTGTTGTTGTGTATCCCTCTTGTTTTGCTTTCTTGAATCTTTCTGCTGCTTTCTTTACGTTTGTTCCTGTTGTGTCAATGATCAGTATATTTCCAGCCTTAACTATCTTTAAGTCAAACAAATCTTTTTCCATTTTGATTGCTAATTCTCTGATATCAAAATAAACAGAATAGTATGGTTTGAAAAATGTCTTGACAAAGGTGTTAAGTCCACTGTCTTTGTTTTCTTTCCACCAAGCCCAAGTTATCGGTAGTGCAATTGAACTCTTTGTGTATGGGTTATCATATCTTGTTGAGCGTGTGAATTCATCAAAATCATTTTGTGTCTTTACGTTTTTTTCAATGTAATCATAGTGTTCTTTTGCTTTTTGATATTGAAGTGCCTTTACTTGTGCATCACTATTGCTAACACTGTATGATTTAAACCCAGCAATATATTTACCCAAAATTCCACTACTGATAAGACTACTCTTTCCAGAAGCCGGAAGTCCCATCAACATTACACATTGCTTTCCCATGTCTGATTTGAATTCAAGCAAGCACTCTTTGATCAAATTTTTCAATTCAGTATGTTTCATTTTTTCTTTCCAGCTTTGGCAGCAGCTTCAACTGCCTTTTTTATGTTCTCTATCTCATTGACGGTTCTATCTATGAACCACTTTCTCTGGTAAACAGGTAACAACCTAGCATCCGACAAACTAAACTTGCCGTGAAAAACTAGCTGGAACAACTCTTCCAAGAGATACTTTTTATCATCAACTGTCAGGCCAAAAAAAGTTTTCCCGTAGGGGGATAACCTCCTTGGTTTCGTTTCCACAGAAGGTGCAAGTGGAATCCTGGACCATCATGATTCCAGGTTCAATTGAGTTAGCATACTTTCTGAATGCCTTGGTATCCTTGACAGGCATGGTGCTAACAAAACTTGTGATGGTTGCCAAATCGTTGTTACCATCAACCTCCTTGATCATAGCTTTTATCTTCAAGGATTCTGTTTGGTCAACATTTCCCCCAACCTTCTTCTTGATATCCTCAACCTTCTTAACAATCTCTGATTCATCTCTTGCTGTCAAGAGTCTAAATCTAATCTTCTTGTTTGTCTGGGGAAGGGTCATAGAAAACAAACCATCACTATCTGGGTCTTCTGCTAACTCTCTTACTTCCAACTTTGACAAGTCGAATTCCTTTTCGTACCTCTCTCCGCATTGCGAACACAACACTTGAACAGGATACTCCGCACCATATCCGGTTGACCTTAACCAAATGATGATTGCGTTTCTATCCCCAAGCAAAAAATCACCTGGGTCAATTGTCTTGTTCTTGAGGACACTCCTGATAAGAACATCAAGCATCTTTCCACTTTGTAGCAAGTTTGGTGAAGTCAAAATGTCTTCTTCCCTTGCTGTCAAATAATGAACCTCAACACTACTCTTGCCAACCAATGTTCCGGTCTTGTATAGCAACCCCTTTGATGGTAATTCAATCACATCGAAAGGTATGTCAAAGACACTTGAGGAACCACCCTTTGGTTTTATTTCGCCGGGTTTCATAACGTCATCCATGTAACTCTCCTTTGGTTATTTCTTTTTCTTTTCTTGATACTTTTTTTCTAAACCTGGGTTTGTGAATGCTGCTTCGTTTGTTTCCTCGCTCTTTTCATTGAATCTGCTTGTCAACGATTTGAAGTCAAAATCCGATATGACATAAAACGTAAAGTCACCATACATCTTGAACTCATGCACAAACTTTCCACCCATGACACGCTTTCTGCCAACATTGGTTATGAACTTACTCTTCTTTGACATCATCTGTATGATCCTGTCAAACATGACCCAAGCCTTCAACGGAGCTTTCTTAGACTTAGCTTGTTCTGGACCCTCTTTGACAAGTTCCTTCTTACACTCAATAACTATTTTCTTCAACTCTGATTTCTTCATTGGTTTCCCTCTCTAGCGTTATTTATCGACAACTTTCACAACCTTTTTCCCAAACTGTTTCTTGTTTGTTGGTTTCTTGGTTGGCTTTCCTCTTTGCTTGTTTAAATAGTCGAGTTGTTCTTGACCACTCATAGGAACCAATCTCCCATTGATTGATTTGAACAAAGCTCTTCCACCCTTTCCATAATTCTTGCCACCAAGGAACTCAAGTCCCTTTTGCTTGATAACATCTTTTTTGTCGTACTCATTCAAGCATTCTCGAATGATCTTTTTCAATTCAGACTTTTTCATTGCTCTCTCTTGTTTAAATTGTGGGGCATATCCATAAGTTCCTTCACTCAATAAATATCACTTGATTCCAGGATATGCTGGATGCCCTTGCTTTTTATATCACTTTCCCAAATCACCAAAAGTCTATATCCATGATCTATTGCACATTTTGTCTTTCTTTCATCTCTTTCAACCTTTATCACTTGTATTTTATCTCTTGGTTCTTTATAAACACTTGGGTTACAATGCCAATAATCACCATTTACTTCTATCAATGTATTTTTGTTTGGGATGTATATGTCATACAAAAAATTTTCCACTCTAAATTGAGTTTCTATTTTTATTCCAGCTTCAATCAAATGCACACAAACATCGGTTTCTAGTTTTGAAACCTTATAGCCATTGGTTTTCATTTTTTCGATTCTTTTACAACCCATTATTCTCTTTGATTCTTTAGTGTGCCTGCATCTTTTACCCTCCGCTCCAAACCCAACATTTCTCCCCTTCAATTTTTCAGATATTTTCTTTCTACTTTCTAGGTTTTTCATTGGGTTGTTTTCAATCAACCAATCAGAAACAAATTTACCTTGATCTTTATGTTTTTGGGGGCAGAAGTTTGAACAATATTTTTTGGGGGACATTTTGTAGGTTTCAAAAGCAATCCCACATTTACAAATTCGGTTCTCTTTACTGTTGGACTTTCTCCAAGTATACATGCAGGGTTTGGAACAAAACCTTTGGTTCCTGTATTGCCAGGATTTTGGTGTAAATGGTTGCCCGCAATATTCACAAACTTTTTCATATGGTATTTTTGCTAACCCATAGCTTCCATCTCTTGACATAAAAACTCTCCTTGCTTAATAATAAATATCAAACAAGGAGAGAAAAAACTTTATTTTTTTATCAATTGCTCCAACTTAGTTTGTAATCAATTATGATTCACTAAATTCGGCACCTGAGGCCAAAATATTGAAATTGACCAAGATAGCTTCTGCTGTCTTGGTTGGCTTCACATAAATTTGCCCAACCATTTGATTTCTGTCAATCATGTCTGGGGTATTGGTTGTCTCATCCATGATAACACGGAAGTCATACAATCCCCTGTTGATCTTCACAATATCCATGATTGGTTGGACCATGCCCTTGAAACGATTCCAAGTATTCACATCATTCTGTTCGAACACAAGATACTTGCTTGCGCCAGCGATAACTTTTTCAATGTAAAGCATCATCCTACGAACATTGATTCTATCCAATGCCGTTGGTCTGGTTTGCAAGGTCTTTTGTCCCCAAATTGTGATACCTTGTCCTGGGAAGGTAGCGATAGGGTTGATCTTTGCGTTATACAAGGTCTCCCTGTCTGCTGCCGTCAATCTGTATTGTGCCCTGATAACGTCTGTCAACAGACCACGATTCATACCGGCAGGGGCATACCATGGGAATGCAGCACTATCCGTATAGGCCAAAGCTTCCAAAGCCTGTGGTGTAGGTGGAATGTACACATCTTGCGAATTGTCGCTATCATAGATTTTGACATAAGGCCAGTAGGTACAAGCATAGCTGCTATCCGGCAAGGTTACTGCCGCAGCTTGAGAGGAAGAAGTCTTTCCAGAAGGCATATCTCCAATGTACAAACAGTCTGCCCTTTCTTCTGCAAGCTCTTGAGCATAGGTTCCGATTGAACAAGTAAGATCTACACCAGGAACAGCCAATAGATTTATATCATACTCTTCTGGATTACGAAGGGTATCCAAGGCGGCATCCCATTGTGTGATTTGTGAAGCGGTTGGATCGTTTGTCAATAGATCCCTAGTTGCGGCACTATACACCCAGCCATCTCTACCACCAAAAACAGGCACCAAGAACTTAGCGTGTGTTGTGGCATAAGAAGTTATGGCAGATGGACCAGTAGCATACAATGTAGTATTAGCTCCACTGTTTAGGTGGAAACCTTTCCTTGCCTGCCCACCCAAATCTTTATCCCAGGCACTACCATTTCCAATCATAAGAAGATCTGGGTCTGTGTTTACATAATCTAATCCAAGGTACTGTCTGCTAATTGAGGTTGTGGTTGCATAAGCAGTTGTGCAAGAATACTGTGGAAATACGGCGCTCCCAGCAAAACTAGCAAAAGTTGTCGCAGATGGAATAGTTGTACCATTCCAACCGTAGGGTACTAACCCTGTGTGATCCCCACTTTCCGCTTCAATATAGATGTAACCAGAAACCAATTTGAAGTTTCCTGTTTCATCTCTGCTGTCTCCAATTTGTTTCAAGATGTAATCATCGCTAGTTGGATCCATGGTACACTTAGCAAACCTCTCCAATACAATTTGACTTGCATTGGTATCAGCATAATCTCTAACCACAATATCAAAGGTTGTGTTAGCAGTATTGATGTTCTCTATCCCAATTTTGATTATAGAGTTTGCATCAATACCATCACTGATTGTATGAACAGTAAACAACCCTGTTCCAGCGTTTGTTGTATCCGGTACGTTCGCAACAATCAATGGTGAACTTGCTTTACTGTATCCTGTAATATTCAAAGCCGTATCAGAAATTTGAACAGAGGCACCTGTCCACGCTGAATAAGTTGGCATCGCTGCTGTGGATCCTGTCAAGGTTAATCCTCTAGCAATTGTCAATGGGAAAATATGTTGCAAAGCCATAGCATTTGCGCTGGCAGCAACAGTTGTTCCTCTTGGGAATAGGGTTCCAATGTAGTCGGCAGCATTTGTATCATACAGGTTAACGCTTCCAGTATAAATTGTGTCTGCTGTCATTCTGAAACTTTGAATTGAAGTCTTTCCACTCTCAATCTTCACAGTGTTTGCAACAGTCAGACCATCACATAGTAGGGTAGCTGCAACAAGCTTTTCCGAAGTTCCTTGGACAACAAATGTCAATAGCTCTGTCCCAGATGGTCTAAGCGCATCATTACCAAGCACCCTAACCACATAGGCAGAGTTAGCATACTTGAAATAACTCTTTGCCGCATATCCAACAAGTTTGTTTGGATCCATGTTGCCAAATTTTTCTCTAAACTCACTCATATTTTTAACTAGGGTTGGCAAAAATGCTGGACCCTTCTTGGTTTCTCCAACCAATGCCAGTGATGAGTTTCCCACACTAGAAACGTAGTATGAGAAATCTCTCTCCCTAACGTAGACCCCCGGCGAAACGAATACCTCACTCATGATTTACCTCTCTTTTATTAGACATCTTCTCTGATATCAACCAAAATGTTACTGATTCCAATCTTCTCTTCGAATTCTTTTTCGTCGATCAGATAACCCTTTACCTTTATCGAATACAACGTATGTATAACCCTTTCTTCTTGTATGTCCTCTGCATTTGACTCATCCGAGATGCTTTCAATTGTCATGGGCATATAATGCTTGTCAATATCTAAATATGCTTGGAGACTTGCGAAATGCCTTAGTAGGATTTCATTAATCGTATTTATGTCCTTTATGTAATGGGTTAATATCCTCACTTGATACTCCAAGTCAACCCTTATTGGTGCCGGAACCTTGTATAGCTTATAGGTTGGTCCTGCTGGGGTGTAAAAGGGAACCCTGTATGTTGTATATTTCATGTTTGGTATCCTAGCCTTGATTGGATCTTGCCCAGGGTTGGTGTTGGATCTTCGCATGGTTATGTATGGATAGGTAACATTTCTGTCGTTATCCATTGCCTTCCAACGCTTCACAAACTCTGCCCATTTTTCTGTTGTCAGAACGTGAACAGGAATTTTAACCCCATCTATTTCCAGGTCATTTGTGGTGAACCAAGAATAAACTGATTTATCAATATCTTCTAAAGATATGCTTCTAGGAAAGAAAGTCTTTTGATCTTTCAATGGATTCTTTTGCATCCACTCCTTTTCCTCTATTTGAGATAGCTGCTTACCACTTGGGATTCTCTTATCGTAGGTCATTCCTGGTATCCTTGTTCTGTTGCCGATCCAGCAAATATGTCTTCCAAGACAACCTTAGCTAAAATCTCTTGGAAATAGTTCCTATCACCTGCAAATTTTCTTCTCATATTATCCTTGTTTGGACTGTTATCATATACCTCATACACCTTACCCTGAAACCCTATGAAATTTCCCACAGAAATCGCCACGTTCAATTCAGACAAGTGTTGCAAGTACACCCAAGCCTGCATATCCCCCTTGCCCATTCTTCTTGCCCCACCCTCTTCAACAACGTCAGAATCAGTTATGGATATCCTAGCCTTGACATCAACTGCTGGTAGCCAAACCTTACGCTTCGCCTCCCCATAGAAGTTTGTTTCTGTATTGTTTGGGTCTGGTCTATACAGAGTAAAATGCTGGGTGATAAGAGTTTCAACCAACTCCCTACCAAGATTGTTGAATAGAGTATTTTCAGCTTCACCAAACCACAATGACATTCCTGAATAAGCCACTAAAATTTACCCCTTGTGTTTATTATCTGCCCTGTTTGAGCTTCTACTTCTAACCCTCAAGTTCGACTTGGAGTTTGAACCACCACTCTTAATCTTTCTCTTGTGGTCAACATCTTTACCGTCACCTTTGCTAACCCTACCATCTGCCTCAAGAGTTCTTCTTGCTGCATTCCTTTGGGCACGATTTTTCTTCTGTTTACTAGACCCATGGTAATCGTTGTATTCCTTTTTGTAGTCCCTCTTTTTTTCTTCCATCAATATCTCTTTGATGAGGGCTTTCAGTTCACTTTTGTTCACTATTTGTCTCCTTATCAAAACAAATATATCTTGTTGGGCGTGAAGGCTAGGGTTTTGTTTATGTTCTCTGCTGCCATAGCATCCTCTTCAAGTAGCTTCCTTGTACTTAGTTCCTGCAACTCATTAAGCAAGTATTCCTTAAGCTCTCTCTTTTCCTCTTGCCCTTCTGTTAACAACCTTTCCCCGTCAAGGGTAACTTCCGCATCTGGTATAGGTAGGGTTGAAAACTTGTTCCTTATCCTACCAAGAATTTCCTTGCATGTGGCAAAGGCAAACTGCTTGACCCATCTTTGTGAAGTTGAGTTGAAAGCACTATAGGGAATCTCATCAACCCGTATGGTTCCTGGGTTGTTCACATACTCCCCCGCACTTTGGGCAGAGTACAAATTCAGTTCATCAATCCTCTTGTAGAAATACCAGACATTTATTCCATCTTGTGACTCTTGGGGGATTGGATAAATGTGAACAACATTCCTTGTCTTACCTGTATATCCAGCCCTCGTTGCGTCTGCTTGTCCAGGGAATATCTTGTATGTATAGTCCCCCTTGTATATCTTCCATCTCATCTCTGTAGCTTGCGCTAACTGGATTGAGTAATACACCGGAACAATGTATTGATAAGAGTATCCCATGTACCCCCAACCAAACTCAAAGTTTACCCACGCTGGGTTGTTGTTTGGATCTGCTAGGTATCTCGTTATGGCTGCTGGCTCTTGCCACATGACTTCATTAATGTTTATGTCATCCGGTAAACCATACGCTTGCGTTCCATTCGATAGGGTAAAGGCAGACTTGTATATCGGCACAGTTCCCCCAACATTTGCCTGTTCAGAATATGCTTCCGAGAATGACTTGGCAAACTCAAAATTCTTGGCAACCCATCTTTGGGTGAAGTCTGTTGCACTAGGTAAACCAAATGCTCCTGCAATATTGTTTCTGATTGCCCATTGGTTTATGTAGTTGCTGTACTCCTGAATCGAATTGTTGAAAGCATGGGTGTACTGGTTTGCAGACAGTTCAACATTGACAACTGGCGCACCGAACATTGCTTCAACATAATCAGTGAATCCAGTTACCTCTATACTTGTTGCACTATAGTTAGCCAAAGTATTTTCTCCTATCCATTTATCACTTCATAATCACTTGGGAAAGTGACTCTTATCAAACCATACTTTTTGTTATTCACAACTTTCTTTGCTGCCCTATTCATTATACCAAATTTCCAATCATACAAGGTGCTTGGATCGACAACTTTTGGTGTTGGTTGAAGGGCAATGTATGGTGCATATATGTATCCGCAATCGTAATCATTATCCCCCAAATATCCAATGAGGCAAATATCATCTGGCAACATCGGATCTATGTAAAGATCATATTTGCAATTCACCCTCCCAGCATAACTTATCATATAATCATCGTGTGGGTTATAATCCTTTGAGGTTGGCACAAAGTCAATGTTGTCTCTTAGAACACTCCCAACCTTTGCCGAGCAAACAATCCAATTAGCCTCGTGGTTGAAGTTTGCGCGACCTATCATAGCACTTATTTTGTTGGCTTCTATGAGCAAAGTTTGATTCCATTCCTCTTGGGTTACTCTAGCACTTGAGGCTTCAACTGGAATAACAGTTCCATCAATCCTAGTTACGGCAGACCTTGGGCTATAGTGCCAACTGGTTTGATAAGGTGCAATGTTTATCAGGTCCGATATTACTTGTCTGTCTATCTCCAAAGCTATCTCTGTTGCCATGAGGTTAGCCACTTCATCAACCATAGAGATACCAAAGAACGATTTCAAATTTTGGTCTAGCTCTTCTGTCCAACTTGCCTTGAGCTTTCTTGTGTTACAAGAGATTGAGGTTCCGGTTATGTTCAATTGGACTTGTTGCATTCCAGACACAGCTTCATTAGAAGCATATGTATTGTATCTTGTGTAGGCTGTCCGATTGCTTCCAGACAACCATGTTTCATCTGTTGTTGCTATTAAACTCAATCGGTTGTTTGCAAACAAATTTTGACCCCATGTTTGTGGAGATACGGCATATGGTAAAGCTTCATAACCTAACAATTCTAATTCAGTGACAAGAGTTCCAATTGCCCCACTGAAATTGAATCTAAAGTAAGTGTTCCCCGTTGATTCTGTTGCCAAGTTGTACCTGTATGTTGTGTTTGCAACAAGAGATAATCCAGAATGATAATCTAGTTGTGACCAAGATGTTGAGTCTGTTGAACCACACAACTCTATTAATGTTGGTGGCAAAGCTAAACTACTTTTAAGTGTGTATGATGTAATATTTGGGGTGAGAGAAGTAAATTGAAACTGACACCATCCAGTTTGGTTTGCCGTGCTTACAATAAGATAGTTGGTTCCCGCGTCCACGTTATCATCGAATGTCATCCCAGTAAACAGACTTGTTGGGGAGGATGTTACAATTCCATTTCGTCCACTCAATCCAGTTTGGTCATACTCCAGGAACACTTGAAGTGAAGAAAGACTACCCACCCCACCCGAATAGGGAACAGTAAAAGAAGCACCTGACAAATATTGTGCTGCCGTTATGGCAGTCATAGCCCCATTTACGGAAGTTGCCTCACCAAGAGAGATATCATAATTTGAATGACCGCTTCTTGCTTCAATTAAAGAAATGTAGGCAGAGCTTCCCTTTGCTGTTTCTATTTTTGGATCATAGTAAAACACCATAGCTGTTGGATACAGTATCGGTTGGATTGAAACAAGCTTCCTAGAAATTCCTGTTGGTATGATTCTCCTAACGATTGGCATCATTGGAAATTGCGATTGAGTTCCACCATCTAAATCTCCACCAAGATCGGTGGTTGAGTTTACTTCATTCAAAAATCTTCTTTGGTTTTCCAATAGGATTGCAGACTTGCTATCCACTCCTGGAAATACTTTGTTCCATTCTGCTTGGATATCTTTGGAAACCCCTCTTAGGCTAGACAGTTCTGCTTTATACTTCTCACTGATACTAACTTCGATCATGTAAACTCCTTAAGATTGTTCATTGTACATCTTTAAATATTACAAGCAGGATACAAAAATTAACTAAAATGACATTATGAATTTGGCAGATCCACAATTCCACACCTTCCAATACCCAAGTTCTTTCATTATTTCTGATTCAGATTTGTTTTTATCATACCCACTATCCACCAGCTTTGACTTTCTACACTGGATTCTATGTTTCCTTACCATTTCTTTGCTGACATACCAATAATTTGGTGGAGAAATATGGGAAAGTGCGAACCCATTTTTTGCGTAAACATTATTTGCAGTATCGAAATTCCAATCCAAATCCATAAAGGTTGTTATCTCTTTTGGGTTTATTGATTTTATGAAATATTTTAGCATTTTTGAAAAGCCACCCACCACTCTTTTTTTAGAACAATATCTCAATATTTCAAATTTTCCTTCTTCTGGGTTGGAACCAAGAATCTTTCTTTGTTTTCCTATTGTTAAAACAGAAACAATTTCTCCATCGCATAGGAGTTTCACGCTGTATTCAAAACTTATATTTCCCTGGGTATGGTATTTTCCCACAAATTTCACAACCTCCTGTTTATTGCCAAACTTGACTACACAATTTCTTGCATATATCTTGTCATTGTTGGGTATCATATTAAACAATCTTTTCATAATTGCTTCCCTTCTACTAACCCAAGCATCTTCGAATATGTGGACTAATCTCACCCCATTTTCAGCACACAATTTTGATTTATTGAAGTGATATCCCTTATTTTTGCCAGCACTTTCTGAATGCCAATATATGCCATTGAATTCTACCCCGATTTTATGGTCCGGTAAATATAAGTCTATTTCCTTTCTGGACAACCAATCTGGTTTGTACCTTTCAACAATATTATTAATACCACTACTTTCCAATATTGATTTTATTTCGTGTTCATAAGAAGATTGGTGTGTTTTTCCATAACAATCTATCGAACAATACGTTACATTATATCTGTTATCTCTACTATTTTTTACATAGAATTCCTCTCCGCATTTTTTGCATATTTTCTTTATGGTATTTGATTTTGACTTAAGTTTATTTCCACAAGCTGGCGAACAACACTTCTGTGTTTTATGGTGTCTGGTTTTGAATTCATTTCCACAAATTTTACAACAAACTATCTTCATACAAGATTCATTGTTTGCTTTTCTGGCACATTTTGGTGAGCAATATTTTTGGTTTGATTTTCCTAAAAATGGTTTGTTACAAATTGTGCATATTTTCTCTTGTTTTATTTGTGTTGCCTTCACATTGTTTTTTGATAAACAAACCTTTGAGCAAAATTTGCTTGTCTTTTTCTTTGTCTCAAAATCTATCCCACACATTTTACACCCGTGCTTGTATACCATAATTTTCGCCTTTCTGAACGATATTACACCATCAAGTATAATTATAGCACAAAGACAAAAAAGAGGAAACAATTTCTTGTTTCCTCTCTTAGCTAAAAACTACTGATTAGAAGTTCGAAACATTGGTGCTTGAACCATTAATCAAAGTGTAGCTTGTTGGGAAGATAACCCTAACCATACCGTAATACTTGTTGTTAACAACTTTCTTAGCGTATCTGGTCATAATACCCTTCCTTGGTGTGAAGTCATCTGGATCCAGGACTACAGGAGTTAGCTGGAATGGAATGTATGGAGCATACACATATCCAGTATCCATGAAGTTGCTTCCCTTGTGCCCAATCAAACAAATTTGAGCAGGTAGGTAAGGATCCTTGTAAACGGTGTACCTTGAAGATAGGGTTCCCATCTTTTCGATACCCATGTTGTATTGCTCGGTGTCGGCTTCGGAAACGGCGTGGAATTTCTCGATGTCTTCCATAACCGATCCAACCTCAGTGGAGCAAACAATCCAGTTTGCACCACCGCGCAACATTGCCTTGTGGATTTGGGCGCTAACCTTGTTAACCTGTGTCAACAGAGTTTGGTTCCATTCCTTTTGGGTAACATATGCGCTTGCAGGATCGCCAGGAATGGTTGTACCATCTGTCCTGGTTATCGAAGCTGTTCTATCGTAAGACCAGCTTGTTTGGTAAGGAGCAACACGGATCAAGTCACGAATGATTTCGCGGTCGATTTCTGCTGCAAGTTCCTCACTCAACAAAGCAGTCAATTCAGCTTCGGCGTCCAAGCTGTGGTATGCAGCCAAGTCCTGTGCCAATTCTGGGGTCCAGTGAGCTTTCATCTTTCTGCTGGTAACACTTACAGTTGTAGAAGTTACGATCAACTTCACTTCTGCCATGTTAGAGCTACCTTCTAAATCTCCATACACTGTGTATGAAGTTCTAGCAGAGTTAGCTACGCAATCAACGTAGGCTACGTTAGTACCAGTATAACCGCTATCATTAACCTTAACCAAGATTTGGTTGTTAGCAAACAACCCAGCGGTCCAGGTTTGTGGATCAATAGCAAAGTGAGTAACACCTGTTACAGTTGCACCAATACCAGAGATAACTTCAATTTGCAATGAAGCAAGAGATTCCTCGCTACCACTATAAGTTAAAGTTACATAGTTATCTCCACCAACATTTGCCCATGCACCATAGGTTGTGGCCCCTGTAGCAAATGAATAGTTGTGCCCACCATTGTCATAGTGTGCATCATACACGCTTGCATAGGTTCCTCTGGCACCTGTAGTAACTGTCTCCACTTGATGATCAAGATAGAATAACAATCCACTAGGTAGGTTCAATGGTTGAACCGATACAATATCGTTTGCCAATAGGCGAGAGAAAACTCTACGCACCATTGGGAACACAATGATATCAAACCCAGCTATGTTAGAAGTTGAGTTGTCCGCTTCCTTCAACAAAGCACCAGCTTGGTTTTCCAATAGTTGGGCCATGTTGGTTTTCTTTTGGGCTTCTAGTCCCTCAAGAAGACCTGTCTTTTCCCATCTATTAACAACCTTCATTCTTTGTTCTTTCAGTTGATTGGTTTGGATGTTCCCCACCAACCCTGATTTTAATAGTTTCATTCCCATAAATATTACTCCTTCAATTTCTTTTCGTTAACCTTTCAAACCAGACAGTTGACGCATTCTCTTCAACTCTTCTGATTCGTATAGCTTATCCTTCTTTGCTTCCTTTGCTTTCGAGGTAGTCTTAACTTCCTTGATTATGCTAGAGAAACTAGTTGACGGATCACTGTTTGCTGCTTCCTTGATGATCTTTCCATAAAGAAGCTTTACTGTCTTCAAGCTCTTGCATCTGTCTAACCTTTCGGCTATCCTTTCCTTTTCCCTGTTGGTAAACATACCACTCATGTAAAGCTTATTCAGGTGAGCAAGCTTACTGTTGAAAAGGTTTGTCTCTCTCATTTGGGTAGTCAAAGATTCAATCAGCCTCTTAAGCTTCTTGTTTTCTCTTACTAGTTTCAACGTAGTCTTACTAATCTTTCTACCCTCTCCAAGATCCTTAAATTCATCATCCTCTTCATCTCCCATTTCTGAGTCTTCACTGTCAAGATCGTCAACATCAATCTCGTCTTCATCATCCAAATCGATATCTATGTCTAGGTCTTCATCGTCTGCCTCACCTAGATCTTCTTCATCATCAAAGAGTTCATCGGGCACTTCAAACTCTTCATCATCGTCTTTCAATTCATCTTCATCACCAAATTCTTCTTTGCGAAGTTTTTTGGCACTCCTCTTTTTTCCCTCTTGGGTGATGGGTTCTGGTTTTGCTGCGGAGGCTGTTGCTTCCCAACCATCTGCTGTTTGCTTAACAGTCAAATTTATTGGTTGAGCAGATTGATTTTTCTCTGGAACTGGATCGCCAGCTACATCGTCAACCTCATCCAGTTCTTCATCCTCATCGTCTTCATCATCGAAGTCGATATCAACATCATCATCCCCATCATCGTCAAGGTCAATCTTTTCATCTTCCTCTTTACGAACCTTTTTTCTTTCCTTGATTGGTTCCTCTGTATCAAAGGCAGCATCGGTATCTTCCCTACCAAGATCCTCTTCCTTACCAATATCATGTTCCGCTTCCTTCAATACATCCTTGAAAAAATCAGTTAGGTTAGGAGCAAAATTCTCAATGACAAGATTTTTTGCCGCTTCCAAGGAAGCTCTTTCTAGTTCTTCTGCCTCAAGCAGAGCATTCTTAATAACGTCTTTCTTTTGTTTCAACATAGTTCCGTTTCTCCTTACTTAAAGTATGAATCTTTCAATATTCCATGAAGGATATTGCGTAGTCCATTGTATCTGTCCGTAACATTTTTTCCAACACTCTCTACTAAATATGCGCCTGGAGTGGATGGCGACGAAACTGCGTCAAAAGCAATGAGTTCGAAGTCATCTTGAACCACATTTATTTCAGCCTCTTGCTGTAGTGATCCAATTCCCCTAGACGATATTCCGATCTTCACACCCTGCTGAATAAGGTTTTTTAGAATCTGCCCTGGGGGTGTGTTCAAAATTTCCAGTGATCCCCTAACCTCTTCATCTCGCATATAAATATCAGTTACTAAGTGTGAAACATTTTTTAATTCAATTATTGCCGAGTTTCCTGTAAGAAATGCTTTGCCATTTTCCTTCATATAAAAGTTTCCATTCTTAACTGTTAGACAATATATATTTCCCTTGTGTTCTACTTTTTCTATCTTTAAGAACCTTTCATCCAAATATATACCATTTGTTGTGGATATGTTTAACTGATATAGTGGTCGTTTATTTTTGGCCTCTATTAGATGATCAGCAAACATATAATCATCCTTGGTTATTATTTCTTGCCAATTTCCAGACCCACCAATTTTGATAAGACATTCGTGTAAATCCTCAACAAGCCTTTTCGAGGTGGAAAACAAATTTTGTCTAATTCCATGTTGGTGTGTTTGTTTTCTTCCATCTCCCATGATAAACCAATCAATCAATTCAGATAGATAAATTGGATCAAGTTGTTTGATATCACTAGGGATATATTTTTCATGGCACTTTCCCAATATATCCAAATATTTTGCCAATCTTATATCTTGGATTGAGAATACTATTTTATCATTCCCCTTATTGTATTCTTTTATTTCAATTTGGAATTTGCTTAACATTTCTCTGATCAAATCAGCCTTAACACCAGATTTTTGTGTGATTACTGATAAATAAGATCCACCCCCTATGCGGGTGTGGCCCTCTGCGAGCCAAATTCCTAGGAATTGAACAAATGTCATTGTGTCTATTTTAAGTGGTTCCTCAACATTATTCGTAAATCTATTTGAATATTTTTCTTTTGACACACCTGGAATTTCAATGAAATCTGGGTTGTTACCAAACCAATCAAAATTAGATTTTAATATTTTATGTTTATTGTATTTGCCTCTATTGTTGTGTATTTCCTCAATTGTGACATACTCCCTTTTTCCATACCTTGCTTCTAGTAACAATTTGTGGGTTGGGGTAAACGAAGAATCTATTCCTCTGCCTCTTATTTTATAAGCGTTTCCGCTATATGGTTCATCGATAATTCTTTCTATTTCATTTAATTCTAACCTGTTATTTTCATTGATTGCATATATCTTCTCCCCTAGTTTTAACTCAGAAAATGGTTTCCAACCAAATTCTGACAATACATCAAAGTTTTTTGATATATTGCAATCTGGGTGATCTAATTCCCCCATGGCCCTACGATCTTTTACTATGTGTGAATACTTCTTAACCTCTCTGGCTAAGATCTCTTTTGGGTAGACCCTACCATTGTGGTTTTTCACGTTGGCTTTTTGTAGAAGCTTGTCTTTGATTATTACTGGTTTGCTTGGGTTGTCTGCAATCTCTTGTAAAATGTCAGCACCAACATCTAGTTCAAACCATTCTGTTATGAGTAGTTTTTGGTTCATAGCTATTTGGAGCCTCCCCCGTTCTTTAGTTCTTTAGCAATTTCTTCCTCAATTTGACTAAGTTCTCTGATAACTTTCTTGAAAATTTCCATAAAGACAGCCGCCTGCTTTTTTGATTTCATTTTTTCGATGACACTGTACACTACTTCCAATGCTTCTATTGCATTCCCATATACGTTTTGGTACTCTTTTCTGAAGTCCCATTCCACAGTGGTAAATCCATGTTTGTGGATGTTTGCTTCTAATATTGTTTCCTTGATAATCTTTTTCAGTTCGCTTTTCTTCATTGGTTAATCCTCTATTCTCAATTGACGATATCCATGCTTCTTTAGGTCACCCTCTATTTCTTCAACGTCAGCATCATTCCACTTTTTGAAAATCTTAGACCCATATCCAAGGTTGTAACTCCTATGGTTCAATTGTGACAGAACAAATTTTTTCTCATCTTTACTCCAAACGGTAACGTAGTGATCAAATACATCCTCTTGGAGTATTTCTTTGATAAGCTTTTTCAGTTCACTCTTTTTCATCTATGCTGCCCCCTTTACCTTCGAAAAGTTCAAGTTGGATTTGCTCTCATTGAAGATATCCATATCCAAAATCCTGTTCATTGTGTCTTGTAACTCACTCTCAAAACTAGCAAAGGGAATATTGTTCACTTTTCCAGTATCCTTGTTTTGTGCTGGGCCACCATTCCAATCAATATCATTCACTGTATCGATATTGAATTCTAGTTCCAAAAACTGTCTTTTCCCTATCTCTGCCCCCTCTGCAATAAAACTATAATCAAAGATCAAAGAAGCTGGATCGAAAAACTTTGAGTTGAAGTAATTCTTGAAGCTCCTACCGCGTACCTTAAGTTCTTTTTCGAAGTCAGACATAATGACCCCAACCAACTCGTCTGATTCGTGTGTGGCCGTATTCTGGGCCTTTACAACCGATAATTTAGGCTTCACCCAAGAGTTAAAGACGATGTACAAAGCCTCTGGTCTATTTTTGTTCTCAATAGCACCAATGGTCACTTTCCAATCTTTTCTGTTAACACTTAGTTCTTTCTTTGTTCCTGGTCCAAATTTAGCCATTAATTTCCTCCGTTACTTAACATAAAATATTGCTTTATAAGGAAACACATTGTCTGCCTCAATCTCTTTAGAAAGAATTTTCTTTTTAGTTAGCTTTTGTAGTAGATTCTTTATATCATCAAATTTGTGATAATCTCTTGCGTCCCATGTAAAAGGAAAGCTTATCGGTAGCTTTACCTTTTTGTATCCATCCATAACATCCTCATTCAAGGTTTCCTTGATAATTTTTTTCAGTTCACTTTTCTTCATTGTCTTTCTCCCTTAGATTTCTTAACTCACAAACCAACTCATATGTATCCAATAGGCCATCTGCTGTTTGGTTCTCTTTGCATTGCTTGGTGGCTGCTGCTGCCTTACTAGACAACTCTTCGCCCATTGATCCACCAAGTTTCACCAATAGGGACTCTATTTCCGCTATCATCAATTTTTGTTTATCAGCTATCTTGCCTTGATCATTCTCTTTCAACAAAAAGAAAACCTTGCGGTCATCTTCATTCAATTGGTTTGAGTATTTGCTGTTGAATTTTCCAAGGGCAATTCTAATAACATGCTTTGGCTTCAAGAATTTCAGTTCCGAATTGGCAACCATCTCACTCAAGTTCTCATAGGGATCTTTGTCCTCATGCAATGAGTTCACATGCTGAACAACTCTATCGAATGATTCAACATATCTCTTTGGGTCAACTGATTCCTTATCCAACCGATACCTTATGACTGTTCCAATATCCATGTTCAATTGAGAAGACTTCATAGCTGGTATCTTACACTTAGATTCAAGAAGAGTATTGTAAGCTTGAACATCCTTGAAGTTCATTCCATCCAATGCGGATACCGTTTCATTGACAAACATCTCTGCTAGTCTTCTGTCGGCCATATATGATGATTCCAATCGTGTGAACACATTGAATTGCTTGTGTAATACTTCCTTGATGTTCACAAAATTTATGAAGGTCTTAGCTAACATCTTAGCGTCCTGTTCCTGGTTTGCCAATGCTTTCTTTGCACAGACACTTGTTACTGATTGTAGTATTGTTCCAAAGTTCACTTACATACGCTCCTTAAATGTTGTCGCTATAATGAAATATACCCCTAGTCCTCATTGGATTTGATTTCATTTATATTTTTTATCGGATTCTCAAGCCCTCTTTCTAATTCAGATAGGGTTGTGATCATGTTTGCATAGGCAAAAGAGTTTGTTGCCAAGGCATTATTCCTTGGCTTTTTCTTTTTCTTAAATGCTGCATTGTAGTTCTCAAGCATAACATCCAACCCCTGTTTTACATTCTCCATGGTTGTCCTAATCTCTGTTGCCACATACTTCTTTCCCTCTGGTGGTGTAGCTGGCAAAGCATTTCCATTCTGATCAACGAAAGGAGAATCAGCAACCCCTGGCACACCTTCTGTTGAACCAAACCCTCCACCCATATCCATACTCATATCACCAAGGTCAGGTTGTGAAACTGTCTCAATCTGTAGTTTTATCTTTCCTTCCAAGAATTGTTGGTTGAGGATAACCTTGATCTGATCATCGGTAAACCCAAGGATCTCTCTAGCACCCCACACATAAGAAATTGGTGACAAGGTTGACTCATCCCACAAGTTCTTGAACACAGTTCCCTTCTTATCCCATAGGTCAATCTTTTCAATCTCTGACATGGTTGAAGGGTTGGTAAGTTCCAACTCAAAGCTTGTCAACTGTTCTTTCTCTCTAAACCCAAGAGCATACAAATGCAGCACCGCAATTTGATTCAAGGTTGCAAGCATAGCCTGTTGCATTCTATTGATCGTCCTAGCAAACCTAAAGTCCTGCCCAGCCAAGGTTGCCTTCGCCCTGATATCAGACTCATCCGAAAAATAAGCCTTCGGCACTTTCAATGAAGTGTAAAGTTTCTGTTGCATGTACTCTATGTCTGCAATCTCATCCAAGTTCGAAGCACCAGGAAGAGTTTCAATCTCTGTATTCTTTTCCCCTCTCCGTGGAATGAAGAAGTCCTCATCAATAGCCATTGGGTTATACTTGAAGTCCATATTACCACTAGCCATATTAACCGAAGGTGTTCTCTTGATTTCATCCTTGATACCCTTGATAAACTCTGCAACATCTTCTGGGTTTATGTTCCCAACATCAATGTAGAAGATCCTTCTTTCAGGAGCCCTGGTTATACGATAGATAAGCATTGAATCCTCTGCTAACTGTAATTGCTTCCAAACCAAACGCCCAGCCTCTAAGGCAGAAGTTCCATATGGTTCTCTCTGCAAGTCAGACAACAATCTAAAGTGAGCAATCTGCCAGTTATCAAACGTGATGTTATTCGTATCCCAATAAAACTTGACGGAGCTTATCTGTCCATCATAAGCTTCCTCTCTCCTTATTTCATCAACCTTGATTGGAAGATATCCAACAACACCCCTGTTTGGTTGAATGTCCAATAGAAGAAAGTGATTCCCAAACTGGCAAGTGTTCCTTGTCCAAGTCCAAAGGTTAGATTCAACACAAAGAATATCGTTGAACAAGTTCTCAAGCACCATCTTGATTTTCTCATTGTCTGATTCAACGTGGATAATCTCTCCATACTCATTCTTGGTAAGACTTTCATCGGCATAGATATCCAACGCAGAAGCAATCTCTGGACTGTATTGCATAGTAGTGAAATCTTCAAAAGACTTCCTTCTATCTATCTCCAATGAAGTGGTCCTAACATACTTGTCATATGTTGCCTTCATGAATTGGTCTTTCAAATATTGCTTGTGTTGTTTCCTTATTGGAGCATCAACCTGCTTGGGTTCCGTATAATACTTTTTACCAATTCCCCTCTTCAATAACAGTGTAAGCTTGGATGGAAGATCCAACCTCTTATCCCTGATATCAATATTCTTTGGTGAAGTAAATACATCCCTTGCTAGTTTGTTGTTACTGTTAAAATTATATGGCATACATCATCCTTTGCGTTTTCTATCAATCAACCAAGTCAAACTTTCTCTTTCTCCCCTTGGACCAATCTGTACCCAAGGATTGGGGTTTGCCCTAGAATTCATGAACCCCCTATTTGTAGGAAGAGAATTCTCTGCTAGATTACTTTCCCCTTGCATAGCTTTCAAGGCAGCAACCACAGCTTCCCTTCCACTTGATCTGTCTTTAAGGTGAGTAGACTTAACAAACAATCCAATCCCCCCAGCTATACACAAGTCATCATTATACCCTGGCATAGCTTGAGGCTTTCCATTTATCCAAACCAAAGTCCTAAGCTCTGAAATTGTCCTGGTAGATCTTATCTTAAAGCTCCCAACTCTAATACCCTCTTCCAATGCAGAAATAATAAGTGGCCTAGAAGTATTCGTTGTCTGAAACCCAGGTATAGCAGAGACATCATGTTTGGTTGGGTGATCATTCATCTTTTTCATTTTCTCTTTGCTGTACATTCCCTTTTGTGAATAGAATAAGTTCTTATAATCAAGGTCAACTAGCTTAAGACAAGTTGCATATCCAATGCTATTAGCTTCAGGAACAATCAAAGCATTGTTATAGAGAGTTCCAACATCATACAACAACCCAGCATATTCATCTGGAGGAAGTCTATGCCTGTACTCTGCAACTTGCTCATCACTAGAATTGATAACATGAAAAGCAGAGTAATCAGAAGAATCTCCCCTAGCTACGTCCGCACATATTAAATACTCTTCGCCTTCAATGGGGTCTTCCCATACCCAAAGATTCTTATAGAACATACTGAAAGGAACATCTTCCTTTTTATGGTACTGCAACACTTCAAAGCCTTCATATAGAGGTTTTCTACATTCTTTCTCTGCTTCAAGTATATACTTGTTCTCAATAACCATATCCCCAGAACCAAGAAAGTCCATATCCAACTCTTGAGCGATAAGCCTGTCAGAAGCTAACTGTCTCTTTTGGTTTTCATACCAAGATGAGGTAGGATGAAAACTAGATTCAGCACAAATCTCACAAAGCACTTCACCATTGAACATAGATCCTGTCAATTGTCTATTACCACAACTGGCACAAATCCACTCCAAGTTTTCAGAGTATAATGGATGTTCCGTCCAATGAATGGTTATCGGATTAAAGTCAGATTCTTTGTTGACCGCAAGCGTCCATTGCTTGTGATACCAATTTCCGACTCCCTTGGGGGTTTGGTGTCCAAGTATTGAGTTATATATTACCGAGTGATCCCAAAATGATATCATGTTGATATCACTTTCTGAAATTTCAGAAGAAATTTTGTGTGAGTTTTTGGTGCTAGGCAATGAAAAATCAACTGTAGGGTTTGAGCTAACTGTAATGCTACGAATAGGTTCCCACTTGACGTTTGGTGAGAGTATCTTATCTAGTTCAATTGTTAGTTTGTTAGGAATGGTTGTGTTTTGTAGGCAAATATTTTTTAGCTTCAATAGGTTTTGGCGTGAGGTATGGTGGGTTTTGTACAAACTTTTTTTATTTAGTACCCCATTAATATTCAAACCCCACTTCTTAATCAGCGTCCACGTTCCAAAAGGTAATAAGTCAAACAAACACTTGCAGTAATAAACTCCGTTGGGTATTACATCATGTGAGCTTGACTTTACAATATTACTTTTTGTGAAGCTCTCACTTGGGTTTTTTGAGCTAAGTGTTTGTGTAATATTACTTTGGTTAGCTGCCCGGCATTTTTTTTCTAATTGATTCTCATTTTCAACCTCAAAATTTTCTGGCACGTTTCTTGCTATAGCAAGTTCTGTGCCAAAACCGGGCTGCACAGAATTTTGTTTGGCACGATTCTTGCTAGACCCACACTCAAATTGGTTTTGACTAGCATTTTCATCTGTAAGCAATTTGTCGGGCAGCCCATAGTTGGCACGATTCTTGCTAAAGGTTTGATTTATAATGCTCTCTTTTTGTGAAATTGTGAACCCAGTTGTTAATTTTTTATCATACAAAACGTCAAAACAATTCATTTTACCCCTTATGGGTTTTTGATTATTTTGATCTATAGTGTGTTTTTCCCCGGAAATTTCAGTTTTGGTTGTTAAAAGTTTAACAAGATTTTGGGAAGCAATTTTCGTTCCAAGTTTTTGGTTGTCTGCGTCCCTGCATGTTAAAGTTTTAACATCTCCTGATTCTAAATCATCAAAATTTTCGTCCCTAGCAAGAAGCGTGCCAGGCAAAATTGGCAATAGGTGGAGTTTACCGATACCTTCAAGTTCTGTGCCTGTTAATTTTTTAACATGCGGAGCAGCAGCCAACAAAACATTATGATTCTCAAATTCGCCATCACAGTTTTTGATATTTGGTTTTATTGTATGATTTTTAACTGCAAAATTTCTGGTATGATTCTTGCTAGGGGAATTTTGTTCGATTTGGTTGGCACAGAACTTGCTATAGCAAGAATCATGCCAAGTCTGGGATGTAATTATTTGATTCTCATTTTCAATTGGTGAGCGCATCGCTTGACTTTGTAGCAAAATGCCGGGCAACTCACAAAGCATAGGAAGGACGTTTTGATTATCCTGTTTTTCCTGGGAGTTGAACCCAATCAATTCATAGAACAATTTCGATTCTGATTGATTGAGAGTTAACCTGTACTGGATGGTATCGTATTGAAAGTAGCTGTTCCTTCCATTGACTGCCCCGTACTCACTCAAGATTCCAATGTTGTCTAGGATGATTCTTATTTGATCTATTAGAACCTTTGAGGAAAGTCCTATGGACACAATCCCTCTGTCTGCTCTGGAGAATCCTTTGCAATCAAAAATTCCGTTCACCAAGGCCCCTAGATTGCCCCCAGACAACTCCAATAGTCTTGGAGGTATGGAGCGTTGGGTGTTCTTTGTGTCTGGTTTAAAGCCCAGGTAAAGAAGGAATTCAATGAAGTTCTTTGAAGTGGTAAAAATATTGTCAGTATGGGTTTGGATGTCTACATTTTCAAGAGTAAATCTATCCTTCATATCCTGGGTTATAGAAACAAAACTTACATATCCCCCTATGAGTTCATTTGCCTGTTGAGAATTTATTATGCTCATTGATCCATTGGCAATGTACACACCCAGGAGATAGGCAAGGTCTGGTGTAATCACTGTTGGAAGAAAGTTATCATGCAGGGTTGTGTTTGTGCTAAGGTCTGGTGTTAGACGAAAATCGGTTAGTGTATCGTTATTTCCCCAGACATTCATCCCATACTGTACTGCAACGAAATCATTAACTTCTAAATCTCTCAATTGAAACCAATCGTATCTTCCAACTTTATTTGAGAAAGCCCATAGCTTATGATTCAATGAACCCTCTAGCTTTGCACTCCTAGTAGATATAATTTTAGTTTTACACACTCCATTGTTGTAAGCTATGCTGCCAGTTCTTAGTTTATCCTTGCCTAACACACCATAAGAAGCAACTGTTTGTTCACCAAGTAAGTCCAGGTTTGCATAGTCACCAATTTGCTTTATACCCCTATCCGTGTAAATGTAAGTGTCAGGTGTAACGCAAGAGATAACAATACCAGCACCACCCATTGACAATGTAGGGTAAGCTGCTGCCCACAAGTCCTCAACCTTATTCGTAGGAATGGCTGCTGCCTCATCAATAACCAATAGGGTCAATGATTCAGACCTAGCTGCATCATCTGTGGTGGCGTGAGCAATAACCCTGGAACCATTAATGAGTTCGATTGAACCCTGGTTATCCAATAAAAGTTTTGGAACCAACCAAGTGGGAGACTTTTTCAGTATCAACTTTATCTTGCGAACAAACCCAGAAGAGTTCACTTGCTTATTTGCCACAACTGCAACCTCTGTTGCCTTATGAAAAGCCACCAACCAAGCAATGTAACCTGCTGCTATTGTTGAAATACCCAACTGTCTTGATTTTAGAATGATGTTGAATCTATGCTCTTGGAATTCTCTCAAGCAATCTTTCTGGAAATCATACAACTGAAACTTAACGTACCCACCCTTTGGGTCTCTCACCACACCATAATTGAGTAGGTAATATTCTGGACTAGCGGAACACTTGATGATCTCTTCGGTCATCTGTTGCTTGGATAATGCAGGCATAAAAAGCGAAACCCCCTATGATATATAAATATCACAGGAGGCTTGCTTGATGCAAAAATTGGTAACTGGTACTATCTAGTTTCGATATGAATTCCAACTAGTGGTGCTTCAGCTACTAGGTTTGGAAACTTTATGGTAGCAGTCTTCTTACCACCTAGATACATGGTTCCATCTAATGCAAAATCAAAATTAAAGGCCACAACAAATTCCTTCTTAGCATTTTGACTAAGATTATCTGCCTTTTTAAATAGATTCAACAGGTCAGCAAACTCTTTATCACTACTGTAACGAAGAGTATACTCTTTTTTCATTTGGTCAAATGTCATCGCCATTCCTTCTTTGTTAGGGTTTTTGGTGTTGATCACACAGAAATTGATTGTGCTAGATCCCCCTTCCACCTTTCCAGGTTTCACTGTTAGGCTTACACCAAGGGCAGTCATCAATGATGTGGCCATTGCACTTAAGTATACCTCCAATAACAGGGTAATCAGTTTTACACTTATCACAGCGGAAATATCTAAACCTCTGACAACCAAGGTTATATTCTCCAATATACTGTAACATGGTTTTACTCCTTCTCTCTTAACCACTCATCGAATTGCTCTGTGGTGCAAACCTGGACAACATCCGAGATTGCACCCACTTTGAAAAACCTCTCGAAATCACCATTGGGCACAAAAATCTTCTCCAACCACCACTCCCCCATGTCAACAATCCAAATGTTTCCAAGGTGGTTGATATCGATATCTTTTTGTGTATCGTAGACTTTGAAAAATTTAAGCATGGTCTTTACTCCTTCCTTAGAATGGAAAATCAATTGTTTCGGTTGTCTTCCATGGCATAAGGATAAACAACCAAGACTTGTCATTGTCTCGGCAGACAATAGGCTTGTCCAAGTCTTCCTGGTCAAAGGTATAATCACCGACAAACAAACTAGTGAGGGTGTTCCAATAGCTGCTGTCAACAAAAAGCTTTTCATCACCCCTTGCTAAAAGACGTTTCTCATAACCATAATTAAGATAGATCCATTGAGTGGGTTTGATTTCAACCCCAACAGTTTTGGAAACAACATCCAGGATGTCTATTGTTGAATCTGAAAAACCAGCTTTATCCCACCGAATTGTTTTTCCTGGTCTTGGCCATAACACACTTAACTCTGGGGGGAGTATTCCAATCCCAAAATTGATTGCATAGAAGCCATTGGAAAACAGTTGTTTGCCCTCTTTTGTGGTTTGTAGAAAAAACAACTGAATACCAGTTGGTACTTTTACGATCTTCTTGATGATCTTCTGATTCAAATATGGCATAGCTTCATACCTTTCTGTATTCGAACTTTCCCTTGACCTTGGAATTGAGATACCTACCCTTTGACCTAGATCTGATCAGACCAGAGTAAACAGTCTTGGGAACACCAAAGTAGGTGTAGGTATCACCACTGTTGAAAAGAACCACCAGTTCACTTTCAAGATTCCTATACTCCACAGCATTGATGCAAGATGAATCAACCTTGATCATGGCTCTACTCCTTGTCTTGATCTTCATTCCATGGGTTCACACCAGGATTGGTCACAGCACCGTTGTTTTGAATATCAGCCCAGGACCAAGCAAATGCACCCTGGACATGCAAGTGAAAGGTAATCTCTTCAATGGGAAGCTCTGGGTGATTCGTATCACGCAGGATCTTCTGAATGGCGTCTGCTATTTCTCTCTTCTGTCTGACTGAAAACATAGCTCTACCCCTTACTTTTTTCTTCACCAGATGGATACTCAATAATGGTGTATTCTTGGTTAGTCCACATAGCTCTCGGTAACATACCGCTTGAAATCAGCGAAGTCCATGTGGGGAAGATGATCACTGTCGATCATGGAAAAGTTCCTCTTTGCTCTGGGTGTCCAGTTGCAGGATGTGAACCATCTGCTCATCATCGTACTGGACAACGATCATTTCATGTCGCATTTCTTTTCTCCCTGTCTTGAGGTTATCTCAACTTCTAGGCATAGTATAACACAACCACCATCCTTTGTCAAGAAAAAATCAAGCACTCTCTCCATATCTCTACACTAGGCACATTATAATCCCATTTCTTTCCCATGAAGGAAAGTCCGTATGGTGGATCGGTCACAATAGCATCTACTGTGTTTTCTTCGAATGTCTTTAGGGTTTCAAGACATTCACCCTGGTAAATTGTGTTTAGTTCCAATGTCTCTTTCTCCTTGTCTTCAATTTTAGGAAGCGTGTGTTATCAGCCAATCCTCAAACTTGTCCTTTGAGGTATCCTCTATACGAAATTCAAGCAAACCAACATCAACCATACCGATGAATTGTGGCCTAGACATTTCAACCTTGCCAACCCATTTGTTGGTGTCCAAGTCAAACTGGACAATAACATAGCCAACCTTTGTACCATCTTTGATCCTAAAAATTTTGATGATACTCATGACTTATCCTCCAATGAGTTTGTTTCCTTCAAAGCATAAGCGATGGCTTTTTCTAACTCTTCGCAAGTCTCTTTGTTGGATTTGTCTATCGGTTACTGTTCTTATAAGAAACGTACCTCGTCTTTCTTCACCCAATCATTATCCCTTGCCCACTCTTCTAGTGTCTTGACTGTAAACACATCTTCTGGAGTGGCTATATAACCAAGGTTTTCTTCTGCCCATTCCTTTAGTGCTTTATCACTGTAAACACACTCTGGATTTATGTTACTACAAATCCAATCGATAGCATGATCTATAGAGTTTTCGCCAAGCACTTGCTTCGCAAAATCACCAATGTCTTTTTCTGTTAAGTAATATCTAGGCATGGGTCATTCTCCTTTTGGTTTGTTAAGCACAACTATTACAGTGTTGACCATTGTTCCAGAAGACTTGAATGCTTCTGGGCTGTTCTTTTCAGCGAAGCCATATTTCTCAATCAACTCTCTAAAGTTGACTGTCTTCTTGTTCTCTCTAAACAAAACACCGGCAGCCATAATAGAAACTAGCCTTCCCCCTGGTACTAGAAATTCCCAAGCATGAAGCACATGGTCAATGTCTGCTTGCTTCTCAAATGGTGGATTCATAATCACCCTATTGTACATTGGTTCTGATTTGGTTTGAAGAAAATCTCCTTCATAAATCACGTTGTAACCCTTGCTTCTTAGAACCTCAACATTAGCTGGTAAGATTTCTATACAGTCCACAATACAATCCTTGTTTATGTAATCAGCAATCCCACCTTGGCCGGCGGATGGTTCTAGGACAAGATCACCGGGTTCCGTGTGTGCCATCTTAACAATTCTCTCTGCTAGTTCTGGTGGTGTAGGAAAGAACCCTTGCTTCTTAGGCAAAACAATTTCCCCAGAAAGAAGAACCTGTTCCAAGAAATTTGTTGGGTCTGATTCAAATATGTGTGCTGCTAGTTTTCTATTCCACTTTCCCCCCATACCTTCTAACACTTTGTTGACTGCCACATATTGCTTTCTGTCAAGTTGACCACAAGTTAAGGTAATGGTGTTTTCACTTATTGTTGCCCTACTAAGCACCCTTAAAGTTTCTTGATCAATTTTTGTTGTGTTCATTACTTTGTATCCTTTTCATTCTTGTTCCTTCTTTTTCTTCATGCCATCTGCCAGCAATGTGATAAGTTCGGCAAGATCCCGCAAGCTTTCCTCATCGAAAGATGAAAAGGCTGCACCAGATGAATTTCTTAACATTAGATTTAGGTACTTGGAATCATCAAATGTCTTAACCTCCAGAGTTACCCAATCGTCTCTGATACCAGGGGTTTTACAAGGAGGAAGCCCATAATTTCCTTCCAAGTAAATCTTGTCAACTTTTCCCAACCAATTCTTAAGCTCTTGTTTCTTAGTTGTATCACTCATTTTTTAACCTCTCTTGTTTATCCAAACCACTTCTCTGTGGCATCTTCTGTTCATTTCAGTCTCCATCTTCATGAATGATTTCAGCTACCCCATGTGATTCCATCTGAAAAAGTTTTTCCCTAAGCCTAGCCTCTTCTTCAACAGCCCAAGCCATCGGGTTATCAGGCATGAACCTCTGATTGGATTCCTTCCAAATACTATCCATGTGAACCCAACGTGGACCTTCATGGGTTAGGCACTCACAATCCTTGGTGGCGTCAACAACCTTGCTGAATTTGGTTAGGATGAATTTCATTTCAGTCCCCTTCCCACATGCCAAGAGGAAACATGAGCGCCATTTCCTTCAACTGAATTAATGCTGCCTTTGTGTTACCTTCTGTAGCTTTCCAGTAGTCATCATCCACATCATCACAAAGCTTGGAGATTGCCTCATCAAGCACAGGAATACTTTCTGCTCCGGTCATTCCGTATATGGTTCTGATACCCTTTCCACCCAGAAATACCTTGGAAAAGAATGGTGCATAGTTCCAGGTTACATTCAGCCACATATCTCTTATTCCACCCATCGCATAGGTTCCACCTTGCATCTGGTGTAACTCATCTGATTTCAAAACTTCTTTGGTGATTGGGTCTTTTAGGTAAATGTCATAGCTCATGGTTTACCTCACTTGCTCGATTTTTCTATTGCCGACCTAAGCTCACCAAGCAAATCTATTAGATCATTTAGTTGCTTGCGAGTAAAGGTAACATTGTCGCTACTACTGACATTCACTGAATTATTAAGCTGTAGATTGATATATTCTCCGGGATTAATTGTGCCAACCCACAAAAAAGAATCAGTAATCCTATGCACACCATCCTTTGGCAAAACATAGACTCCATTAATGTCAAAATTCTCATCAGAAATAAATTTCTTCAACTGACTTCTCTTATCATTACTCATTTCTTAACTCCCTTTTGTTTTAGTATAGTGTGGAAAACCATCATCGTCCCCATAAACCTTGCCATCAATCCAATCAACAGAAAGCCAATAATCTGATTTAAAAATTCCATGATTCAACCTCTTCCATTTCAATTTCTCCCACTCTTGATTTCACCAATGAGAACCCAAACCAATCCTATGGCCAGTCCAACAACTGTTGCACCAAGGCATAACAGCCACCAAATCACATATAGGAAAAAGTAGATGAACATTTTTGGAACCCTTTATTTAGTTTTACAGAAGAATCATAACACCATTTTCGGCAGATGTCAAGGAAAAGTAACCATTCTCAATCTAAGTCATTATCATCCTCAAGTCTTTTCTTTGAGATGTTCATCATTTCTTCAATAACTTCTTGTTCATCCAAGATGATCATTCTCTTGCCTTTACCAATGAGATTGAACACTTGCCCATCATCTAGGGTCATGGTTTTGTTCTGCATATCGATAGATAAGATGTTACCCATGACAAGGGCTGCCCCTGACTTGTATTTTTCAGAGGCACCAACAAACACACCTTGCATCTGTTCCGGCATTTGCCAATGCTTATCATATCTGATTGTCCAATGGATTAAGCTAGGAGGCAAAGAGCCAATGGTTGTTGAACCGCTAAAAGTTGACTTCATTGTGTCTCCTTACGTTATGAATAAATATCAAGTACCCTAGTATTCAACTCCATTGTCCAGGTTGCTATGGTATTCCTCCAGTGGGTCAATACCAAAAATCAATTGACAAGCATCGGCAAAGGCTTGTTTAGTTCTATTTAGCTCATTCTCAAGATACTCAATCCTTAGTTTGTCCTCTGTTTCCTCTTTGGATTGGTGCCTTCTTTCTGCTATCTCGATTACGCTTTCATCACAATAACCAAGATCACCATAGCCACTAAGACTATATCCAATCAGTTGAGCAAACTGTTGTCTGTCATCATTGGTAAAATCCAAGAAAGCTATCTCGTTAAGATCTATGCCACCATCATTATCAAGCAAATACCTTACTATCTTGTTTTGTTTGAAGCGTAGGGTTCCATGATCGTCTAACTCTAATGGCTGAATTGGGTGTTTGTGTCTCATTAGCCTTCCTCTTTCTTGCATGGTTGCGTCCAAGCTAATGGGTTAACTCTCCTAGCAACCCTTAGCGCAATGATTCTTTCACAGTCATTTATGCCATCCCTAAACAATTCATTATCATTCTTACTTCTATCTGGCAATTCACAATAACTGTTCCACGCCATTGCCAACATGGCTAACAACTCCCCCTCTAACACATTTAGACCTAGATTTTTCATTAGTTACCCCATCCTTCGAATATCAGGTTGCCATTATATTCTGGGTATCTCTTGGCAACGTAACAAAACAACTCTTTAAAACCCATGCTCCTAACAAGCATAATTATGCCCTTTACGGTTGACCTAAACGCTGGATCTTCTGTTTGATTTTCTCCCCAATCATCCATACCAAGTTGAGTTATCTGATAAAAGATAGTTCTATCTGGTTGAGATAAACCTGGGTTTTCCCGATAGCATCTTAGGTGTTTGCTTTCCACTAGCTCGTTTATGATTGGAAATACATCTTTGCTATACGGTCCATATCCACCACTTTCCCAAAAGAACATTGGTATGGAAAGCCACTCACGATCAACCAAGAAAAATATCTTGGCGATTTGTGAAACCGTAAGACCGTCCAAACCGGCAATCCTAAACACAGATAGGATATGATTTCTTTCTGGATTTTTCATCACTTACCAAACCCCCAAGATTTTGCAAAATGAAAGCTAATATTAGCTAGGTGTTTGTTTGTCTTTTTTGCCTCATCCAATATCTGGTCTAGTTTCCCGCATGTCGTCAAATAGATGTTTGTAAGGTCTGGTTCACTAGCCCCTTGTGTTTTTCCCTCACGCTTGGAATAGGTGATGTATTCGTCAAATACTTTGCTCCTATTAAAAATGCTTATGGCTTCCAGACGATTCGCTTTGCGCTTTAGCCTTCTGTTTTCTCCACCAAGCCTATAGATTTCTTCTTGTTGTGATGATATCAACTCATTTATTTTGTGCATATCTCGATTTACATTGTCATCCTCTAGTTGATGAACTTTTGCCCTCCACTCACCAATTTGTATATCATAGTTACGGATAAGTTCATCAACCGTATTTGCCTTATAATAGTACTCAAAAGATGGGCAAAGACCAGTTACTTCTAACATTTTTTTGGTTGTGTAATAACTTTGTAGTCTCATTTCATCCCCTTTAATTCCAACATTCTTTTTTGGATTCCAATTGATTCCCTTTGGGTTTCAATCGTCTGTCTTTGTATCTCAATTATGGCATCTTTGGTCTTGATTTGCTCTTTCATTTTATTGTGTAAATCAGACCACTCATCGCACATCTTAAGCAGTTTTTCAATCTGCTCATCTCTGTTTTTCATTTGTTCAACGTAAAAACCCGCATTTCTAAGGAACCAAAGCATTACTTTTCCCCCTTTAATTCAGCCAATCTTTCCAGGAACATTCTGTGAACATAATCTTTCTCGATATTGGAAAGGTTAGCGAACCAATTGTCCGCGTCAAGCACAGAGTTTTCTTTCTCTTCCACAATAAACTTGATCTCTGTTTCAAATAGTGGGTCAAAACCCCACCCCATATGCTCACCAAGATCACTCATTAAAACCCAAAGCTGCCAAGTTGACCAACCCTCACCATCTTCGTGTGGAGATTCATATGGGTGGATCTTTGACCAGTTTTCTCCCATTAGCTTTAGGTAATCTTCTTCTAACAACTTTTTGCCACGATTGGTTAGCTTAACCTTAACACCATGGTTTACGTTGAACTTGATTTCAGACATATTCTTGCCTACACTTTTTTGTGAAACCCATCAACATGGAATATTTCCCATACTGTGGATTGCCGATCCAATTTTTTGCTTCCCAATCACTACGTCTGTTTCGTTCCTTTGAATCTGCAACGTCCCTGGTATATCCATTCCTGATTGCATCACGGATAAATCTAGCTGGGATTAGCTTGCTGAATTTTGCGTCTTTGTCCATCTTACTTATCCCCCCTAGCTTTGTCCATTGCGGAGGCAATGTCTAACAACATACCACCAAAAGCCCTAAGCTGGGTAGAGGAAAAACTGGCACCCCGTTGTGGTTGCCCATTTTTATCCTGGATATCTAGGTTCACATAGCTTCCTGGGTCACAACTTTTAACCTCCAGCTTGTGTGCATGTGTCCTTGGTGATCTTTCTTTTTCGCTATGCGCTTGACCAGGAAGATCATAAACCCCGCAAATATCGAAGGCTTCTTTTTTGTAAAGCCAATTTCTTAGTTCATCATGTTTTGACATTTTTTACCTCTTTCTGTTTTTCCACAATTTAAACCTATATTCGATATTGTTCACAGCCTTAAAAACCATAAGCCCCCACACCTGATATAAGCAAGAGAGCAACAATCGCAAAGACCATCCAAAATGGAAGTGTTACTAACCACCAAGACCACGCAATAACCCCGCACAGCTTAAGCGCCACAAACAAAACCCCAAGCACACTCAAAATTCCCATAGTTATATCATCCTTTCATTTACCAACCCATGTCTTTAGGAAGCTCACTGTCTAACATGATCTTTCCACCATCGTACCATTCAGCAAGAGCTTCACGCATGAATTCTACAAACTCATTTCCGTCCCCACCTGGATCACCACTTTTCACGGTAATGGAAATTTCATCTTTCCCCCTAATAAGAACAATTATACCACAACCGGGACTGGTTGTCAATTTTTTCTAACTATCAAGAAGTTGGTAAAAAACTAGAATTCTTTATTGAGAATGATCCTCATTTTCCTGGTTGTGTAGTGGGTTGGATGGTTAACCTTGTCCTCACTCATTCTCGTTAACCACAGAAACCATGACAAGACCAAGGACAAAAATTAAAAAGCCAAGCATAGATCGTTCATATCCATCCAAACTGCTATCCAACACCCCAAGAAAACAAAGCGTCAATGCTGAAAACACGATTAGGTTTGAAAGAACTTTCTTCACTTTGTTACCCCCTTAACATTGATTAATGGACGTACCCTATGCACGATTTCCACAAGATCCTTTTGCGCCAACATCACATCGAAAATGTTCTTGTATGCGAATGGGGATTCATCAAGGGTATCGGCATTTACCTTTGCCTTGATCCCTCTCATTGCAACTTCAAAGTCAACCACGTTGGTTGATTCCTTGATAGCCTTTCTGCTGGACACCCTCCCGGCACCGTGAGAACTTGACCACAATGATTCTGGGTTTCCTTTACCTTCAACGATAAAAGAACCATCCCTCATGTTGCCTGGAATGACACCCATCATTCCTTCCTCTGCATGAGTAGCACCCTTGCGATGAATCCACAATCCGTTCTTCAAGACGGCATGGTTGTGGTTTCTGTTGATGAAGCTTACATCATCTTGGCTTGGTACACAGTCAACAAACTTCTTTATGGCTGCATAGACGGAACGATTGATGCATAGTCTATTGGTCAAAGCAAATTCCAAGCACCCATTCATATCGGCAATGTATTCTTCACCAAGGGTGGAATCAGTTCTGAATCCAAAATGTCCCTCACTTGCCTTTCCACTTGGGGAAGCAAGTTTCATGTATGCTTGAGCTACCTTCCAACCGAACCCCCTGGACCCAGAATGAATAATAATCCAACAGCTATCGTTTTCATCGTAGCCAATTTCTATGAAGTGATTCCCACCGCCAAGGGTTCCGACTTGCCTTAAGGCTTCACAATCCTTGAAGATCCCCGTTGCCAGCGGAGAAAAATCCTCTATGGTAGAATCATCCCAACCACAGGCTTGTTCTTTTTGGTGATGAGAAAACCCAACGGGGACAATCTTATAGATCTCGTTGAAGATGTTATCTGCATTAGCGATAATGTCTTCCTTGGAAGTGTCTAGCTTGGTAGCACACATCCCACACCCAATATCGTAGCCGACAAATTGCGGAGAGATCATTTCTCTTGTCGCCACAACACCCCCTATGGGTAATGAATACCCAACATGGGCATCTGGCATCAAAGCCCCTCTAACAACCCAATCTAATTCCATAACACCAATAAATTGGTTTAGAGCATTTGGATCTAAGGTTTCCAGATTAGCATATATGTGAAAGGGTTTTCCCAATTTTTCTAGTTTAGTTAGCATGTTATTCTCCATCATGTTTTAACCTATGGCAGTTTCGTATTGTTCAACAACCCAAGTTTTCATTTTAGAACCTTTCTTTTTTGGCGGCAAGTAAAGGATTCGAACCTTTGCTAGTTTTACCTAGTCCGCTGATTAGCAATCAGGAGCAATGCCAACTCTGCCAACTTGCCTAAATTTGTTCAATCGCTGTTACCACATAAATATCATCAACACCAAGATGCATGGGGGTAATAGTTTTGTATTCTGCCTCATACGTTCCAACGAAACCGTGTCTGTCATACAATTCAAAAATGCCACGATTATTTTGCCATGGTACACACCAAGGTCTTACTTCCCAACGATCAAGAATGCAAGTTGGCTCATCGTTTAGCCAAGCACTAAAAATTGATACTACCTCAACGATATGCATTATCTTTCCCTTCTAGAAAGGAAATAAACATTCCAGACAAAACACACACAACCCATGGTTGCCAATCTGAAAATGTCCAACTGGTTTCAGCCAGCAAGAATCCAATCATGATCATCAGAAAATACATTGATACGGTTTTCATCTCACATAACTCCCCTCACTACCTATTTCCAGCACAACCTGTCTCACCACTTCGTAAACATCAACCCCAGCGGCAAACATACTTGGTTCATCCTTCAAAGCTAAGGAAATTGGGTTGTCCTTATTCACACGGCCCCCACCAAAAGTGGGAAACTTCTTGGTAATGACATCGGCAATCCTTCTGGTTTAATAATCTGGTAGAAACATTTTTGTTACCAACCCTCTCTATAAGAATTCCTGTAGGGAAAGTCCTTAAATTCTTTACACAGCTTCTTTTCTTCATAAAGACCAACCTGACCAGCTTCATATTCCTTGCCTAAACAAACTTGGCAGGGAAAAACAAGAACAATTTCAGAATCTTGGCTAACTGCAACCAAGATACTACCACAGACTGCACAAACGTGTTTCATTTCAGCACCCCAACTCAAACATAAGGTTTTCAAGTTCTTGGTTGTCTTGCTCCAGATCTTCAACAAAGATATCCAGAGGGTCAACCTTGTGCTTTGGCTTACGGCTGTAACGCACCTTGGTCTTGTGAACCTTGGTCGTCGGATCAACCTTGCTATACTTGATCATCGCCTTCCTCCTGGCAGACTTCTTCACCCTAGCAAGATCCTTTTCATCCAACTCAACCGTCAAATCCTTGTCCCTGTTCATTTCAACTTTCCTTTCTCGAAAGCTTAGTAGTCCTTATCCCAATCATCGTCTTCTTCGTAGTCGTCTTCACACTCGTAATCATCCCAATCATCTTCCAATTCGGTATCGTCTTCGTCCCCCCCAAAATAAAGGGAGTTATAGTAATCTTCATCGTAGTACAAAGAATCATTGAAGTCCATTTTCAATCCTCACTTTCTCATTCACAAAGACAGAACTAATCATCATCGAACAGAAGCACACCAAAAGAAACACCACAACTAGAATGATGTAGTCCACTTTACTGATCCTTGTTCCTTATTGCCGTTAGCAGATCGATAAGCTCCTGGATTGAAGCCGACCCAAAGGTTTGATGATTCACGGTCATAATCAAGTACAAATCGGCATAAGAACTCTCATCCATTACCTCAATCCTAACCTCCGCTCCCCCGGAAGTGACAACAGTATACCGATTGCCATCGGTAACATCGGGGGTGGGGTTGCGCCCATTAACCCTGTTGGTCGCGTCAGTCATCTTAATCATTTTATAACCCTCTTTCTTTTCCCACCTATTTTCCATGAGTTCGTAAACGTCCATTTCAGTCTCCCCCAACAAGAAGTTTGATTTCGCTTTCCAGTTCTTCGATCCGACCCTTGGTGTAGCTGCAACGAAAATCAGCACCAAGCAGTTTTCCAGCGATATTCTTGGCAGTATCTTCATTGTGAATCTTTGCGTACTCATCACGAAGACAAGCAAGATCTTGCTCCAGGTGTACCAACTCAGCCTTAAGTATGTCCCTTTCCACCTGGAGTTCGCCAAGCCTGATTGCCAGCATGTGGTCGTTCATTATTCAACCTCTCCCATTACATGCCAACCCCGAACAGATGGACCCTGTACATAAACCATTCTAACCTTCATCCCAACTGTTAGGATTCCCCTAAGACTTGGGGCAATCTGCCATGGTCCAATGTTGTGTTCCCCAAAGATGTGATCCCTGGAGAAACAGGGAACCCGAACAACCCAAGAATTTGCATGGTAGCTTTCCACCACACCACTAAGCACACCATGATTCATCACTTCACCACCACTTCATGGTTTTTAGCCCACACGCGGATTTTGGTTTCCGCGATAACAGGGTGCCCAGAGAAAGCAACTTCCTTGATCACCTTGTTGTTTTCCACATCAAACAGGATCACGAACTTGTTGACGATTTGGATCTTGGCAACCATGGTTAGAATTCCTTCGAATCTTCGAACATTATGGCTTCTGTTTCCAGGGCCATAGCATCCTCAAAGCTCTCGTCACTCTCATTCAGTTCTTCGAAGTCCCAATTTTCATCGGAGAACATTTCATCCATGACTTCAAATTCCCAATCCATTTCCTTTTCTCCTTGTTTGGGTTTCATCTCAACCACAACATCAATATCGTCTATTTTAGGAGAAATGTAAACAAAAAAATGAAGAAAATTTGAGAAATTTATAAGTTGTTTGTTTTCAATCGGTTTCGTTCCTTTCAACTTTTCTCATGAGGGCTTTCAACTCCGAACTTACACTTTCAGATTACAAATTTTCTGCTATATGCATCCCAGCTTTGGTCAAAGAAAGCATTGCATCATCCTTATCTTCTGGAAAAGATATGGCAAACAACCCCTTCTTGATAAGGTTCAATATTGTCGATGTTATTTCAGCATCACGCAACCACATAACTATTCGCTCGAACTCACCTTCATCCATTGGATGCCCCTGTTTTTCAATATAGGTCTTGCAAAACAGAACACAAAAATCGGAAAACTCCTGGCCATCATCTATCCAGTTCTGAAACTTATCACTCATTTTTTCCCCTCTTTTCGTTGACCATTTGAACAAACAAATAAGACGCTACGATTGCAGATGCAAAAAGAAACCAAAGAATTACTGCAAGCCACATATGATCAAGGTCTATTGGTGTGCCTAGTAAACCATTGAACACAATTGCGCCCAACCAACCAACAATTGCTGTTGGGATAAAGAGCATAACCAATCCAACAATGGCTCCCAAGACTAACTTTGTGGCTTCTAGCATTCCACTCAAAAAACCAAAAACAAATCGCATGGGTTTACCTCCAAGTGTTTTAATAAGGATACCAGATTTAAGGGAAAATGTAAATACAATCTTGTCATTTCACAAAGGTTTCTTCTATTTATACCATAGAATCTAGGTTAACTATTTACAAAACAAAGGAGAAATACTATGGCTAGAACCACTAGTTATTGGCAAGACAACCAAGCGTTGGAACTTGCTAGGGACACAGCTAACTTGGCTGCGGTTCCACCCCCACCATTTTCATATTCCACATCTGGACAGACATGGAGACAAACAACCTCAGCAAGAACACAAAGCGTAATCTACACCCCAGATGATCAACTTATTTTTTCAGCGCGTGGTGGAAATGAGTTTGGAGTTTGTGCTATATTGAGGTTTTCTGGTGCAACCGGAACAGGTGCCACTGGTGAAGGATTGTGGGTTGGTATAAGTGGATCTAATACAGACAGTAACTTTAGTGGGCACATAAGCATTTCTACTTTGTATTCTGGCCAACCACAAGGCATTGGAACAACCCCATATACCTATACCTCAAACTCTGTGTATCACACTATACGCATAGATGGTGTATACTACAACGGAACATTGCCAGATGGAACTTCTGTTGGAACTGCCGGTGTATGGTGGAACCAATCTGGATTAACCTCCATAAAACTAACGTCTGGATCATACCTGGGTTATTGGAGAAATGGTTAAACAACCTCTCCTAGAACAAGCTCCCCTCATTTGATTGGGGGAGTTTTGTTTTTTGGAGCATCCATTCGGTAACGATCCGAAATTTCCACATTACGAAGGCAATGTTCTACCATTGAACTATGGATGCACCTATGCTAAAAGACTCTTTCTCTCTTCTTTGGTTGTTAGGGATTTCCTACCCCTCATGAATTTTCCGCAGCTATCACACAAATAGCATTGGAACTTGCTGGCATTCGTGTAGACAAACTTACCCTCAACAGGAGCAACGTCAGACGAACCACAAGCCACGCACACCAATCCTTTGTCTGTAAACAACCCAAGGTTGGGGTGGTTCTTTACCCACGGTCTTAGCTTAAAATAGACGGCCTCCAGGATGCTAACATCATTGGCATTATACGTCACCATTGAATTCCAAGACTCTTTATCTCCACTTAAACAGCCTTTCCACAAGGAAAACCCCCCTGTTTCCATCTTTGATCCAACCCCCAAAAATTCTGATATGTATGCTAGTTTATTTGAGGTAAACTCAAACACACCCCTAGCAACCTTTAGGGTATCAATCGACCTATATGGGGATGGTGGTGTCATGCCAGCTAGAATGAATCTTGTGTTGAGTTTTGGGACATCAAACTTATCCCCATTGTGGGTTATCACTACGTCTGCTTCATCTAACAATTTCCACATTCCAATTAGGATACTGGAATCGTCTTCTGGGTTCTTCTTATATTTGGCTGGGTGTTGCGGCAAGGAATCACAAATAATCTGTTCTTCACCCAACCACTTTGCTGCCCAGCATAGGATGTGCCAGTTCTTTTCTATTTGGTTTATCCCTATGTTTTGCTCCCAGATATCCCACACATAGGCTATAGATGGTGCTGTCTCGATATCAAGCACAAGAATTTTTGGTGCTGGAAAATCATCAACTATATCGCTTTCCCCTGATCTTACACTATTGATTGTTTCAAATCTCCCACAAACAGAACACTTATATTGCTTTGCTTTTTTGTCTAATGACCTTAACTTCTTAGATCCATGCACCCACAACAATCCACCACAATGTTTACAGTATTTTTTATCTTTCATTGGATATTGTTTCTCCCTTGGTTGTCCGTAACTATATCATATGTTGATGGATTTGTAAACATTTATCTGTAGAATGTTCTTTGGATGTGTTTGGTTTCTTGCATGTACTCTGAAATGGTAAACACTCTTCTTGCAAGAAGGGAGCGTACTGTACTCATGAGTGTGCTATACTCCATAAAACTCATTGCTTCTTCCTGTCTATTTCGTTCAAGATCTTAGCCAATTCGTTCCTGTGCATCTTATACCCAGCCAACAAATCAACCGAAACCCCTTCGTTCTTTTCTATTTTTTCCACTATTAAGTCAGACACCTTTGTTAATCTCTTGTAAGCCAATATGACATTCATCGCTGTTTTTACGTTCTGCAACACCCCATTAGCTTCTCTTACTTTTGTTTAGTCTACATCATCAAACGATACGCCACGAATTTCCATTTTTTCATGCAAAAGTTTTCTGACAAGTTCCAATGTTTGTTCTGGTGTTATTTTTGTGGCTGTCCCATACTTCAAAGAGTTTCTCAAATACTGGTCAAGATCCCACAACACCAAATAATAATCCACCCCCTTAGAGGCAGCATTAAACTCTGATCTCTCTTCTGGCAAGTCAAACTCCAAAATAGCCTTCATTTTACAAACCCCCCAATGGTATAATTAACATCTGGGATAGATACACTCGACACAGGGGTTGCTATATCAAAAACATCAATCACTTGTCCTGGCACCAACCCATGAACCACACAATGTATACCTGTCCTTGTTACAACAATCTCCACCCAATGGTGTTCACTAGATGAAATAATTTGTGTCTCACTATCTCCAACCAAATCCAACGGTGCCCCTGCTCCACCAATAACTAGGTAGGTTACACCATTGCTATAATGCCTCTCGTAGGCATGACCATGACCACAGATAACCAAACTTGTTTTTGTCCCCTCTATAATGGGAAGCAAGTATGGTCTAATGCTATTTGATATTGCCCCATTCCTTAGATTATCAGAATATACTTGATGGTGCATGAAAAGTATGGTGATATTTTTACCATCGTTTAGGTTTTGTCTTAGATTTCCAAGGGCAACTGTATTCCAATATTGCTGTGTATCAAAGCCAACAACGTGAATCCCCTCATCGTATACATTAACACTAGTGCCCCAATTCCAATTTTCCAGACCATCATACCAATCATGATTTCCTGGTACTGGAATAGAATTGGGAAACAGTTGTTGGTATCTAGCGTACTCTTGTTCCTCAAACATCGACCCATGTTCAACAACATCCCCAGCATCATAGATTACTTCATTTCCTATCTGTGAAGATATGATTGAAGCAACACTGTCTGGGTAGGTGGACAAACTGTTTATCTGTACATCACCAATGAAAATAAGACTAGCCAAAAATAATGTGATCATCTATTCTCCCTTGCGTTCACAATAAATATCTAGTCTAGCCAATGATCCGCAGTCCAACGCAGCGATTTCCAAAAATCAAATTTACGAAATTCCACCCATGTTGCCATTTCCAACCATCGTCTTTCCAAATTGATGGTTCTAGGAAGCAACACAGTCTTTGTCAAAAATTCTTCCCCCTGTCCATGAATGGTTCACCAAGTCCATATGCCTTTTCACCAGAACAGTCATTTGATATTTCACTCTTGCATACATCACAGTATGTCTTCATAACAGTTGGCATTTTGTAACCTACCTTTGTTTTTCGGGGTTGACTATTTTTCTCTTAGAACAATTTTTCTACCGTCTTACCACTATCGGCAAGAAGGTATGATGCTGTAGCTACGTTATAGTCTTCGTCTTCTCTTCCGTTGTCAAAGGTGCAAGTAACACAAATAAAATGCGGTGCTGGATCTTCTAATCCGCGACCACTTTCATATGTTGCACTTCTTCTTGCTCCCCAAAAAACTTTCATCTTTTCGGACCCCTCTGCAACATGCCTCACTTGACACTCAAAGATGTGATCGATAAAAACCCACCCACATCTTATCCCATCGTTTTCTGAGGGATTTTGAATTTTTAGTATCATGTCTTTCTCTCTTTCTTTTGTCTTTCTATCTATCAACCCCGAAAAGCTCTATTTTTAGATTTGTATGTTGGCAACTGTGAATCACAATTACTGCAAATAAGTCTTAAATTTTCAAGTCTATTATCATTGTTTTTTCCGTTGATATGATCAAGTATTAATATCATCGGTTTCCCTTGCCACGTTGCCTCCATTCCGCATATGGCACATTTTTTACATTCAAGCATATTTTCATCAATGATTCTTTTTTTCAATCTATGTCTTGGAAAAGTTGAATTTTCCACAAAAACACGACTATCTGGGAACCTTTTCTTTCTGTTACTTTCAATTAGAGTATAAGTACCCCTATTCCATCCTCCACGCATATTTGTACCTCCATATAATAAATATGGAGCGGTTCTCCGAACCAATTAAAAATTTTGGCAGAGGGTGGACGAATTGAACGCCACAGTTTAACCTGCCCTCCGGGTTCAAACCGGATTTGTCACCATTGACGGCACCCTCTATTTGCCGATCCAGAACGGCGCTACCACCCAAAATTTTTGGTGGGATGCTGGTTATATTCGGTATCAGTTAACCCCAATTTTTCACTCCACAACCCAACAGCATATTACTATGATTCACTTGCAAAATGCACACTTTGGTTTGCTTCCCCGAAAACATCCCATCTATTTGCTTGTGGGAAAATACCAAACTTTTTATGAACCCAAGTCAAATTGCAATCTCTATAAAACCAATTTGTCACGGAATTCAACCCCGACCATTATAGCTAGTGTTTGGCAAAGTCATTTACATTTCCCACAATTTTTGGTGCCGATAAGTGGTAACGCTCCACTAGGACTAACGACTTATGAGATCGTGTTGGACTCTATTCCGTATCGGCATTATTCATCATCTGTCTCTTCAACAAGAAGAAATTCCTCTCCACTCTTTCCAGCTTCATATGCAAGTTTAAGCATATGGGGTACATCATAAATGAACCCTAAACCTCTATCCATGATTGCGTCTTCTGGGCATTCACACATATCATACGCAGAGATGTGTTGCTTTCCTTCATGAGTTTCAATTGTTACCTCAAAACCAGAAATACCTTCATACCCACGATCACGACTAACAGTAGTTATCTTCATTCCAGAACCCCCTGCTTTGCAAGTTTACGCTCATCCCATCTTTCCAAAAAATCCTCTGCTTCTTTCACATCTTCACTGATAAACAATGGTCGATCATCGCCAAAGCTCCTATCTAACATCACCATAAATTTATCACCCCAGATTGATATGTATGCTTCCCTATCTTTAGAAAACCCACCCCCGATAAATACAACAGCCAAAATAATGGCGGCACACACAAAAATTGTAGCAATAACTTTTGCAAACAGTTCTATACTATCCTTCATGGTAAAACCCTTCTATATTCGTACTGTTTATACCAATCATTATTCCACGTTTTCATTGGTGTAAGTTTTCGTTTCATCCTGTCGTTGTATGCATCATTCAAGGCTTTTTCTGTTCTGTATCTACCTTCTACTCGCCATACATTGGTTCTGTTCTTTCCAAATACAAATAGGCTTCGACTTTTTTTGTATTCTTCCCAAGACTCTGGTGTGTATCTGTATTCAAGAATGTATGATTTATGTCCTCTTTTGTTTATCCTCTTACTAGTTTGTTCATTGCATGGCCCCCTACCACAAGAACACAACCCGCTATCATCAAATTGATCATTACAATGGGGGCATGTGAATTCCTCTTGTGGTTCACCATACCAGTTGCACTTAGCCATTTTTATCTCCCATTATAACAGATCCCAAAAATTTTCACTAACGGCTCTTTGAATGTCACTATCAAGGTCAACTGATTTTGATAAAAGATTGTCAGCCATTTTCAAAACGGTTTCCAAATCTTCCCCACACGGATGACATTTTGCACAATGCCAAGATCCCAATTCTACTTTCCACACTTCTGGATAGCATCTGTGCTTCCTATGAAAGAAGAAACAGAAGCACCATTTCTTTAGATTGTCAATAATCATTTCTGACTTCCAACACCCCATCCCATCTGTCAAATGCCCCCTCATGCCAATCACCGCAATATGTTCCTGTTTTGTATTCAGATTTTCCTGGTCTAAGAACCATACCTGTATTCGGAGAAACAAATAAAACCGTTAAGAGAGAACATGGCTCCATTTTTAGTGTTGGGTAGTCAATTTGTCTCACAACATGGAATTGTTCAGTTATTTCTACTTTTATCATCGCATAACCTTTCGTTTGTTGAAGAGCTTACGTCCCCACCCCGTCACACAGTTAAGACCAACGCAAACTCAGTTAAGTGGTGCCCGCAGGTGGATTCGAACCACCATCACTTGGGTTTTGAAGCCAATTCCTCTTCCAATTGGGATATGCGGGCATAATATTTTTGGAGCCCCTGTAGGGATTTGAACCCTAAACATCCACGGTACAAATGTGGTACTCTAGCCAATTGAGTTACAAGGGCAAATTTTGGTGCCGGAAGGGGGACTCGAACCCCCATGCCCGAAGACACAAATTCCTAGGACTTGCGTGTATGCCAATTTCACCATTCCGGCAATTCTTGGAGCTACCAACGGGATTTGAACCCATGTCACAACCTTACCAAGATTGCGCTCTTCCTATTAAGCTATGGTAGCAAATCCAATGGGTCATCCAATATTTACACAACTAGCCTCATTGCATGGGGTGTAAGAGGGGATTCGAACCCTTACAAGGTTTTTAAACCAGCTTGATCCACAGTCAAGGGGACTACCAATTATCCTACTTACACACAATCCCTCTTTACATCTAAATACTAACACATCCTAGAGTGAATGTAAACAAAAAACTGTAGTGCGGCGGCAAACGTATTTCTTTGCACTTCTACTGGCTGGATACAGTCATCACTTGGAAAATTAGCCATCCACACAGACTTGGCCAACTTTTCCAGATCGTTATTTGGTGCCAACGATCCAACTCGAATGGATACCTCTAGTTCTTCAGACTAGCGTGCAGACCATCTACACCACATTGGCATTTTCTTGTTGTTGCACATGATCACGGGATTTAGTTGCATACCCATTTATCCTATTCTGTGCAACTATGCCACCGATAAACTTGTGGCTGTTGTGGCGAGTGATTTCCGCTCCAAAGAGTAGACCCACACTCACCATCATTTTGGTAGAGGATATAGGATTTGAACCTATGAAATAGCTGATTCAAAGTCAGCTGCGTTAGACCACTTCGCCAATCCTCTAATTAATTTTGGCACGGGCGGAAGGAATCGAACCCTCCCAATTCGATTTGGAGTCGAATTCGCCTAATCCTTGGAACATTCGCCCGCATCTTTTATTTTGTGAAATTTTCTATGACAATTGGAACATAGAACCTCACACTTTTCAATTTCAACCATCAACCTTTTCCAAGACCAATTGTTTCCTATTGCCGATGATATTGTCATATCTTTTTTTGTTGGGTCTTTGTGGTGAAAGTCTAAACAACACGCATCATTTTCACCACAAACCGAACAACATAAAGTTTTCTTATATTGCTTGAAATCCCTTTCCAAATCTTTATGTCTAGCTTTTGCATTATCCAATCTTGCTTGACGATATTCTCCATTATAGTTTTTCTTGTGCCAAGCTTTACTATACTCTATCCTTTTTTCTCTATCTTTGTATGACATCCCAAACCTCCACATATAAATATGTGGAAGGAATCCAAAACGCAGAAATAGTTTTGGAGAGTGCTATGTTACCATTACACCACGGTCGTACAAGTTTTTGTGTGTTGCCAATGCTGTTTACAACTCCTACACACTGGCAACACACTGACCTGATTTTTAACATTCGGAAAACACTCCAAGTCTAAAATGTTCACCCTGGATCTGATCTTCCAGCCCATAGTTAGTGATCGCCCAAGGGGTATATAACATAGGTGTATTTGGAGCCTTGTATCGGGATCGAACCGATATCTTTTGGGTGGAAACCAAAGATACTTCCGTTGTATTAACAAGGCAAAACTGGTTGCTTCTAAACGTAGGACTTTTACCCCACCGTTTTTATCCCGACCGAAGCAACGTGATCGGCGGTGTTTTCTTCTAAGACAAGCAACCGGCACTTGCCTTAGTAATTTTAGTGGTTAGCTTTACAACGCCAAACAATCTCATGCCAATGTATATTGGGTCATACACTTCCCAATACCTTAGAGTAGTCTAATGTTTGGTTGATGGTGTAAGCATCAATCTCCAACGTATCTAACCTTTGCAAAGTAGCGGGTGTGAAATTCGAATTCACGATCTTTTGGTTATGAGCCAAACGGGATGACCACTTCCCCAACCCGCAAACTTTAGCGTACTTGTCCATTTGCCGCAATTTCCTTCATCACTCTGATTGCATCATCAATGTCAAAAGTTGTGTAAACTTTTCTATCTTCACCCATTTTCCTTACTTCAACAACATCAAAAAAGACATTGGGATTTGGAGAATCACCAGAACAGTAATCTCTCCTAATTGTGTATCCCTCTGTGCTTGCATATCCACCACAGGAGAAAAACAGAAACCAAAGGAACAACGCCACGATAACTGCAACCTCAACGATCCAAGTATCAACCACGGAAATCAAATCCAAAAACTTTTCTTTACGTTCGCTCATTTCAGAACCATCCTTTTTCTTAAGGTAAATATGGAGAGCCTTGTTTTTCCGAACTTAATCGTGGCTTTTATCTCTCCGATTGCTCAAGGTTTTGGGACCCCATCATGCTTGGTTGACTAGACCAGATTATCCACCAAGATGGGTTTGGTAACTAGCTTATAGTGAGGTACGTCAGCCTCTTGCTAGTGTTTTATACGTCCAAAATTGCTTTCCTGGTCTAACACGATCTGATTGGCAATGTCACTGTTTTACCCTGCTAGTAGGCTTAGGCTTTTTCAGGATGCCATCCCATGCCCTCTTTTTCACCACCAGGAAATTTGGTAGCCGCAAGGAGACTCGAACTCCTATCGAAAAATTGAAAGTCTTCCATCCTTACCTGTTAGACGATGCGGCCAAAATACTCTGTGTTGGGTTTTCGTACCAACCTGGGTCGGGTCTTGTCCCAGACGGCAGTATTATGAACATCTTGTCCTACACCTAACAGCGTTAGCATCAACAGACAAGAACTAATACGAGCTATTGCGATTTTCAACGCTTGCGGTTTTCAATGATCTGCGATCCTATATACCACAATTGCTGTTGCCTGAACCCGGTGTTTATACCACAACACCACTATACCATAACACACCTAGAACTATTTGTAAAGCTTTTTTCTAAACCAGCTATCGGTTTCTATTCGTTAGATAGCTTACCTACTCCCATGTCAGTTTGGTGGAGGATAAGGGTAACGATCCCTTTAGCCATCGGTGCAAGCGATAGGACCAGCCCTCTGGATCCCCCATGTTATCATAAAATCTCACGCCTTATCGCCCATTTGCGAACAGCATTATCACTAACCCCAAACATCCTTCCGATTGCAACCCAAGAATTGTTGTCTATAAGTATCTGCAACTCTTCTTTGGACGGTATAACGATACCTTTTTCTCTTTGTGATATCCCAAAGCATTTAGTAGAACAATATTTGGAATTTTTCCTTTTTAGCTCAAATCTGCCACCGCATGTTTTACAGACAAATTCTTTTTTTGGCAAGTTGGTTATTTTTAATGGTGGTGCATATTCCTTCAACCAATTGTCACCAATTTGTTCTTGTAAAGTTATGCTTGTGGTTAACTTTCCGTTGTGAATTGCTCTATGACAATTTGGACAAACACAAGCTAAATTTGTGTGGTGATTTGACCCACCTTTCTTTCTTGAAACAATGTGGTGAAGATCACAAGTTGCAACATTCCACCCACAAATAGAACACGACATATTGAGTCTTGCTAAAATTTTTCCAATGGTTCTAGTAGAAAGATCAAAGAGATTAGTTATTTCTCCGGTTTCCTTTTTGTGGACAACTTTTCTTTTACAAGAACTACACCTAACCAATCTACCAGACCTTATATACCCAGAGAACCCCAATCCACATTTTTCACAAACATAATCCATTTTGGTGGGAGAGGTAAGATTCGAACTTACTTACTGCCAGAGTCCATACAACAGTTGTTGGGCAGGGCGGCTTTACAGGCCGTTGTTGTTACTCTCCCACAATTCACCCCATATATAAATAGTCTGTAAAAGTTTTTACAGTCTGCTGCAACACCACCGCCGTTGCCGCTCATCCATTTGAAGTTACGCAGGCTGCGTTATGCAAATTGCGTAACTTTACTTTTTCTACACATGGCAAATAAGATGAAAATACCACCGTCATGTATAAGACAGCCCTATATGGAACTGTCAACGGTTTCCCTCTGCAAAAGGGCGGGCAATTTGTTTCAAGTCTTTGCAGGACTCGTTTTTTGTTACCCCATTTTCTTGGTTTAGTTTACCACACTTTTTCCAGAATGTAAACAAAAAACTGGAAAATATTTTTGGTGAGGGCTGAGGGAATTGAACCCCCATTAATTGGGTGTAGACCAATCACACTTCCGTTATGTTAAACCCCCATGAACTCCATTTGATCTTCAAGATCCCATTGTGCTTCTTTGATCATGTAGATCATATCAATCAACTCTTCATTCCTGTGGCTAACGCTGCCATCTTCAAACCTTCCGGCATACTCCATCATTTCATCTAGGTCTACAAACCCATAATTCATCGTAAGTGGTTTTCCAACGATTTCCTCTGGAACATGGCAAGTCCAAGGCTGACCTGCGCAAAGAGCATTTGTAAAGATAAGCGTTAGGTTTTTTCCTCTGTTTGTGACATCAATCACAACACCGCTTTTTGTGTGCCTAACAATGCTCATTTCATCTTTCCTTTTGTTGGCGGGAAAGATGGGTTACGATCCCACTCTCTCTTGATTGACAGTCAAATGCTTTCCCAATTAAGCTACATCCCCAAATTTTGAACGGAGGTTTTTGGCAAGCCAGAACCACCCGAAAAACTGGCATTTTGTTTTGAAGTGACGGCAGTTTCGTTTGCTTTTGTTATGTGATTAGGAACGTTTCCATGGTTTATATGTCAAAGTGTTATCTGACTCAAACCACCGTCACATTTCTAAATATACACCAATCTCCTACAAAAATCCAAAAATTATTCAACTTTTCTTTAGAAAATTGAGCATAGGTGAAGAGGGGTCTTTACTTTTTACCGACTTCCATACGGTCTACGCTCAATTTGTTTTGGACTTTGCACTCCTTGTTTTTTTTTTAGGAGAGGGGCGCTAATTCACACCCCACTCTCCTGTGGCTAATTAAGCAAGAACAAAGTTCTTGATCTTAGCCTTTTTTGCCGCAGCAAGGATATCCTCACTGTGTTTGGAAATGAGCTTCTTCATACGCTTTTTATCATAGATAGCATACTCAAAACTATGCCCATTCCAGTATTCACGATCATATGCACGAACACCGTTTTCAGCAACCACAAACCGAACCCTATTCCTAGTAAACCTTGCACTCTTCATAGTCTTACCTCTTTCATTGTTTGTTTAAAACACACTAGGTATTGCAACCTAGTTTCTACACTCATAAGAATAACACAACCGGGACCATTTGTCAAGCATTTTTCCAAAAAATGTTTTTCGGATATTGGTGTATCACATCATCCGGTTGTTTGAACACAAGCTGTCCAGTATCAAGGTCAACAATATTGTGGTAAATCACATTCACATCACCAAACTTCTGATTCTTGTGAAAGTGACCACAATACCACCCCTTGAATTTGATTCCTTGCTTAGTAAGGAAGGAAAAGTACCTTGCCATGGGGTCATTAATCCTATCTTCATGATATCCCATGGATTCGGTAAACTTGCTAACACATTCTGACGGCATGGTGTGGGTTAGAACGTAGTCCACGTTCCAATCTACGCTGTCCAGCAGGTCCACCCCACGCTGCATTTCCTCATTAGTGGCAATCTCTCCTGCCCACCAATTTTTTCCCTCAACCCTCATGTATCTATCGGTGGACATTGCCCCACCCATACAAAAAATCTTCCTATCACCAATATACAGGATGGTGCCGTTGGGAATAAAAAACACCCTGTGGCTAATCCTTTGCAATCTCCCCCAAGGAGTATCCTCATAAGGTAAAACCCGAAGCCTATCCCAATCATCGTGATTTCCACCAACCACAAAGGTTGTCCATGGTTTACGATTAAACCAATCCAGGATATACCTTTCTTCACTACAGGGTTTTCCAAAGATAACCCCAAAGTCGCCAAGGATAATGAGAAAATCATCTTCCGTTAGAGTTCCAGGCTTAATCTTCCTATAATTTAGGTGTTGTATAGGACTGCCATGCACATCACCAGTTATGAGAATCTTTGCCATTAGTCGATAACCTCGTATTCTTCAACCAAAGAAGGTGGAAAAGTGGTCATGGCTTCTGTTTTTGCTTTTTCTTTGTCTGTAAAGATACCAACAATTTCAAAAGCCCAATCATGACAACTGCAAGTCTCTTCGTCCTCACAATATGGTTGTACTTTTACAACATAAACTTTCATTTCAATCCTCCACAATCATACCACGAATGGCGGGGCTAGTTCCAGAGCTTCCATCACAAAATATGGTGGCAAAAGAATCAAACACCATATTTCCCACCTTGAGTTTTCCGTTGCCAAGATCTTCTGTATCGTATTCGTCAACATGAACACCAGGATAAATGCGATACAATCCATGGCAGAGGAAACCCATTCTCATCAAAGCTTCGTGCTTTGTGGCAAATGGACCATAATGTTTGTGATGCAACTCATTATCTGCCCAACCAGGAATGTTAATCTCCCAATGAACAAACCAAGTCTTCATTTCAATCCTCCACAAATTGGGGTGAAAAGAATTCCAGATCCCTGGTTTCAATTTCAAACTGGTTGCAGTCTTTATCCTCAACCATGGCAACCTCACCGTCAAACCCAACAATGATTCCCCAAAAGAAGAAGGGAGGATTGTAGACTTCATCACCAATCTGAAAGTAGTTGCGTTGGGTCTTCATGACTTTTCTCCTTGTTCTGATCACAAGACTATTATCGTCTATTCCCAGGTAAAAGTAAACAAAAAAATGAAGAAAATCTGAAAATTTATAACCTATTGATTTTAGCTAAGTTATGAGTTTAACCACCCACCTAGGAACACCCTTTTCGTGGAGCTTCTTTCCCTGGGAAAACTTGATTGGAAAAACCCCAAAGGATAAAGCCCTCTTGATTTTTCTCTTTGCTTGAACCTTGCGAATGATATCAGAGAGCCCATCCAATTGCTCATCTGTTAGTGGTTCCTTTGGGTTACACATTATGGGTAGTGCCCTAACCAGTTTGTGTTCTGGAATGACAATCTTGTATAACCAGTTTAGCATACTAGTCTCCCTCATCCATTTCAAGTATGAAAAAGACCAATACAATTGCAATCAAAAGTCCAATAGCGATTCCCATTTTTTCTCCTTACACCATAGGTCATTATTTTTTCTCAAGATACTTTGCCAAATCTGCAAACAGTTGTGATGCTCTCTTTAGCATGGGAACATCAAAAGTATTATAGTCTATCCCCCTAGGTCCATTTCCGCCATTTACATCAAAGCGTATGTTAACCATTTTATTCTCACTAAACCCATAGGCTCTTATAACCTTAACAATGAAATCATCGTTTGTTCCAGCGCCATGAGAGATTGGATATTCCCCATCAAGGGAAAAATCACTAATATCAACAATCTCATGCAATTGTTCTGTCTTTGTCATTTTAGTAACCTCTTTCTTTTTTGGTTGGCACCCCGTAGAGGATTCAAACCTCTAATGTTGGTTTCGAAGACCATTGGTTTATTCAGTTAGCCTAACGGGGCACATTGTTTTTTGGTGAGGATATTGAGATTCGAACTCAAACTTTACAAATTTTAAGTTTGTTGACTCTGCCTGTTGGTCTATATCCCCACTAGTTTTTTGGTTGCCCCCCTGGGTTACGATCCCAGCACCTTCCGCGTATCAGACGGATATTCTACCAAATGAACTAGGGGGCAACAATTTTTGGAAGGCATGTGCGGATTCGAACCGCATATCAATTCGGGTTGCAGCCGAAAGTCCCCGCCAAGGAGAGCCCATGCCCAAATTATGTGCTTGTAAGACCATCAATCGTGTATTTAAATATACGATAGTTTGCCTCATACTTATCGTTTACCCTTAATGTATGTGTGTATACTCTTCTACCAATTCTCTATTTGAAAAAACCCCAACGATTTTGTCATAGTAGCCATCATTATAGCTGAACCGATCGGCCAAAACATAAACCTTCATTGATTTACCTCTTACTAGAAAAGTCTCCCCAATTACCCAAGGCAACCCAAAAATGTTCCACAGTCAACCTCTTGTAATTACCCTCTTTGCATCTTTGTGCCATCAAGGTAACTTCACGTTTGAGATGATCTTCAATCATCACCAAAGCATCGGCACCAAGTTGAACATGATGTTGCTTAAAAATATTCTTGATCTCGCCTTTTGTCATAATCTATTTCTTTCTATTTAAAGTTTGGTGCAGGTGACAGGATTCGAACCTGTGCGGGAATTTCTTCCACCCGATTAAGAGTCGGATACCATCAACCAACTAGGTGACACCTGCAAAATTTTGGTGCTTTCGGTGGGATTCGAACCCACAGCTATTCGGTTAAAAGCCGATTACTCTACCATTTGGAGTTACGAAAGCACGATTGGTATGGGTGGTGGGAGTCAAACCCACATTATCAACGCTTATAAGACGTTTGCTTTATCGGTTAGCTACACCCATATAATTTTGGTCGGAAAGGCGAGGTTCGAACTCGCAACCCCCCGCTCCCAAAGCGGGTGCGCCGCCAATTGCGCCACTTCCCGAAAAATTTTGGCACCCCTGACAGGATTCGAACCTGTGTGTGTCACTTTAGAAGAGTGATGCGTCTTCCACTACGCTACAGGGGCACAAGTTTTTTGCTCCAGGCGGTTAGCCGCTACCATTTTCATGGGAGCCTGATTTGTGGTGCGCGAACCAATGGCGATTTCTTCTCTGCCCCGATGGTGCTACACTTTTGTCAGGCATATTATTACCGGAGCAAGTTTTTTGGTTAGCTTTGCAGATCGCTATTTGTCCTGACCCTTTCCCCAGCTTATGGAACCATTGACGGTTAACCCACAAAGCACGACTAACGGGGTACATTCATGAGGCAAGCGATCTAGGTCTACGTTACAAAGCCAACCTTTTCAAAAAAGAGGAACCTGTGTCAAATTGATGAGATCTTCGCATGGGTCATCACCCCCACACCGCGTTCTCCAACGATCCTACGCGCACAAGGTTCCCACTATTGGCGCTGACGGTAGGGCTCGAACCTACATTGAGTTTCCTCTTCGATTAACAGTCGAATGCCTAGCCATTAGGCTACATCAGCGATTCTAAAATGTATCTCTTTGTGGCAATTTAAACACACTAGAATACATTTTTCAATTTCAGTTAAATCTCTTTCTAGTGTGCGAGTTGTTCCAGACCCCAATTTGTAATTTTTTTCCTTTGGGTCAAGATGGTGAAATTCTAATGCACCTACACACTTATTGTATCCACACTTTTCACAAACGCCGCCTTTACATTCAACCAAAAATCTTTTTCTTTCTTGGCGACACCTTGTTACCCTGCAAGCATCACAAAAATTTCCCCTATTTACATCTTTTCCGCATCTTCGGCAATTTTTCATAGTTAGCACCCTTCGCTAACTATAAATATCTAACCGTTAGAGCCAAAACCTGTGCCGTGATTTTTTGGCGTTGCGGAAACGCGCATTGGGAAACCACGGAAACCAAAATTTAGAAAGGTGGTCTTTATTTATTGAGGCACCAAACTTTCCTCATCGACCAGTTACCAATATATATCATCCAGCAAGGAATGTAAACAAAAAACTCAAAGTTTTTTCAAGAATTTTCGTCAACCAGTTTTACCCTATACCCCAACTTGGCTTCAATCTCTTCCATGGTCATTTCAGCATAACCTTCTCGTTTGGTTTGTTTGACCGTAAACCCACACCCCTCAACCATGATACAAGGAAAGGTAAGAGGAACACTGTTCACCGATACTGCGCTTGCAACAATAGTATCCATGGTTGCCGGAACTTCACAATACATGACTGCTGCAATAGCCGATACATGGTTTGTGTCAGAAAACAGGCCGGTCATTCCAACATAGTAAGCTTTACCATTCAAAACGACCTTATAAAAACTAGTGTTCATTTCTGTAACCTCTTTCTTTGTTTGGTGCCCACAGCAGAATTCGAATCTGCAACCTTTGGTAATTCGCTTGTCCAAAACATATTAAGCCCCCCCTTAGCTTTCGTTTACAAGCTCCACGATTCCCTTTACATCGATACCTCTACCATAATTGTCCATGGCGCAAGAGATATCCTGAATCGTGCAAAGTCCCATTTGACACCCCGTAATAAGAGAACACATATCTTCGATGTTTTCCTTGCAAACGTCCTTGTAAAGCAGCCAAATTCGACTGCTGTAGATTTCATTTTCATCCAACCAAAGGATGTAAAATGCGGAATCCCAATTTATTGGAAGCCTCATCAACTGAATCAACACAGTCAGGGCACCAGGGTTTCCTTCGGACATCTTGGTGGCAATGCCCAACGTTGAATCGGTAAGGTTTAGCCTTGACATTTCTGTTACCTTTCTTCTGGTAGTGGAAAACCATATTCCCTTGGATCGGCAAAAAACACCTGGGCACGTTCGGCTAAACGATGTTCGCCAGCAGGATCACCAGGATGATAATTTGCCATCCAAAACAAAGTGAATTTGCATCGCCCAAGTTTGTCTGTCGCACTTTGGTATTCGATCCTTTGTTTTGACTTCATTTCAGATCTCCTTCGAGAAAATGTAAACCAAGATCCCAGCGTTTCCATCCACACGCTCAATTACCCAATTCTCGTTCAAAAGACGTTGAATATCAAGGGAAAAATTCCATGGGGATTTATCGTCACTCTTAAAGTAAACAACCCGATAGTTCTTCATTTCCTTACCGCGCCTTTCCACTTTGAACGTCTGCCAGGGTGGAATAGTCATCCCAGAACCGATCACGTTCGATCTTCAGCCCGAACATTCCCTTGATACTCTGCAATTCATCAAGAGTAAAGTAACCAAACTCTCTCTCAAGTCCATCAACCATACCGAAAAACGTGCGGGTTTCGGGATCGTATTCGGTTGCATACCAAGTCCAATTCGTCCAGGGGGTGAAGAACTTTGCGAACACCCGAACCTCCGCAGGAGCCTTCCCATCGTTCGCATACAGAGCGGGCAGCTTCTTTTGGATTTCCTTGGTCATGAGCATCATTTCTGTTTCTCCTTGTTCAACGCCTATCTCAACCACAACATCAATATCGTCTATTTTGGGAGAAATGTAAACAAAAAAATGAAGAAAATTCGAGAAAGTTATAAGTTGTTTGTTTTCAACAAGTTAGATGCTGTTGTGCTGTCCAGATTACACCAAAAAACGTATCCCAGAAAGTTGACTAGTTCTATATGGGATCGTTAATTTCCATGGGATTCGAACCCATACCACCAACATCTAAGTTAGGAGCATAAACTATTTTTGGAACAAAGTCAAGGGAAAAATGAAAGAAACAAAAATGAGGCACTATTTACTGATTGGTCTTGCTCACTAAAGACAGGGGGAGTCTGGGCAACTCCCCCACTTATGCGAAGATCGTTCATCACTTGCACTAGACTTTCTCTCCCAATACTAGTTCCTAAGCGTCCTGCAACCTTCCCTATTAAATATCCTGGTCACAGGTTTCATCGTAAATTTTAGCCAACTCCACGATCATTTCTTCGTATTCAGTGTGACAAGATAGGTGTCTAATTTTTTCACCTATGACTATCTTATCCTCCTGTTCTTCTATCTCCTTTAGGCAAAGAGAACAAACCAAATTGTCACTCATCTGGACCGGCACCAAACAGAGATTCTAGCCATGTGTTTCCACCGATTTTATTGAATACATCCACCACAAGATCGATAGACCATCCAATCAAAGCTTCCTCAACAAAGTCTGGAATCCAAGGGATATCAACTATGTCATTTACAAGTCCAACAGCTACAGCTTTCTTGTCTTCACTTGCAAGGGGCTGAATTGTATCAGCGTAAACTTCGATCTTCTTTACCACATCTTGGATTATTGCATAAACAGCGAACACCGCTTCTGGGTTAAATTTACCCAGGTTTCCCAGCTTGATCTTTGTTTCCTCAAAATCCGCAAACAACTCTTCCGTAATCTTCTTTAGTTCTTCTTTTGACATTACTTTACCTCCCAGAATGCGTGTTTTATATACAAGACATAAAACAACCTTTTTAGCTGTCTATTTATTAGACCTTTAACAAAGGTGATATCTTTGTTGTCCAACTCTTCTTTCAAAAGAATTGCGTCTAATTTCCTACTCATTAACTATACCCTAACCTTTTTTTCGACCTTTGGTGGGTTAGGTGGTAAACCACCGTTTCCATCATCGGAATTCATTCCGTCTTTTAATCCACTAAACAGATAATTCAAAGACTCAGTAAAGAAGTTTTCTATGCTTTCCCAAGCACCGGCAGTTTTACTTCTGCCGAACTTGGTCAAAAAGGCACCGGAAGACCAGCCTAGCATATAAACACGATCATTGGGTAATATTCTTGTCAATATTGTTAGACCAATGCTGATCGCCCCACCTATTGAGATTATTTGTGTTACCATGTTCCAATCCATAATGCACCGCCTTCTTTTTAATAAATAGCTTGGTTGTCATAAAAAACTAATTTATCAAGTTCTTTTTTAAATTCACCTAGTTCACGATCACTCTTTGAACGATTTATTGATCTGTCACACCAACAAACATTGTTTGGGTCTATTGCTAATTCTGGGTATTTTTTCCTTGGTTTTATGTGATCAACAGAAGCGTTGATCCCCAAGATAAGATCAAGACCAGTGTAGGCACATTTATGGTTTTGTTGTTCAAACAGGGTTTTTAGATGCTCCCAATGTTTGGATGAACCAAGATTTTTACGAGAACACGCCTTGAACCAACATTTTTCACAAAGCAATTTGTTATTTTCCATCAATTGCGATCCACAATGAATACACAAGCATAACTCCTTATATTTCTCCCTATGTTTTTTAAGAATTAGATTAGCTCTATCTCTGTTGTTTTTGCCCCAATCTTTGTGGAGTTGCTTTATCTTATCTTGGTTTGCTTCATAGTAATTTTTGTTATACCCACTCATCTTATCTTTGTTTACTTCACAATAGTTTTTGCGATGTTGTTTTATTTTGTCTTTGTTATTTTCTCTCCAATTTTTCGTTGCAAGACAACCACAACTTTTGCAAAAACCTTGTAACCCATCTTTGCTAGTCTTATTTGTATAAAACTGATCAATGGATTTCTCAATCTTACACTTAGAACACACCTTCAACCCTGTTTCAAAATTAGCTTTTATAATACACCACCCATCTAATAAGTGTTAGTTATTGGCTAGATACTTAATTCTTATGTACATCATTTTAGCTGTTGTTGCAGTTGTTCCTGATACCGTTGATGCTTGTTTATTATACCATCTCATAGCCACCTGATCACCCCTATAAATTGGAACACTAGACATTGTTCCATCGGCAGATAATTCTATATCCTCAACCAACCTAAATGTTTGTGAATAAACCGAAACACCTGTTGTTTGCCACGCCTTAAATCTAGCAGTAGAATATTCTCTACCAAGATAATTAGCCTCATCACCAACAGCGTTAAATGAGTGCGTATTTGCAGACCAATAAACATCCATATACCCAAGTATTGGCATGGAAGATGATATGCCCATACCATAATCAAAGGTTATGGGGGTTCCAGTTACCCAATTCATGGGTACATGCCATATGGTTTCTCCAAACCCTGTAGTTATTGGGGTAGACCCAGACGGGGTTATTGACACACTCATATATCCATACTGGTATCCAGCACCAAATGACATTAGTGGATATTTGGTGAAGTGTAATGTACTCCATAATTCAGCACCGGCATTTAGGTATTCATATTTGTAAGTTCCGCTTGGGTAGGATAATGATGTTGCCGACATGGCACCAAATTGCACACCACCACTAACAGACAGATCCCCCTGTATTTCAACATCCCCCCAATGATACATATCGCTAGAAGAAAACCGCTGTTCGAATCCTCTATGCCCAACACCCCAATAGTCAATGGTAACTTGGGCATCATTTCCGCCGGCACCACTCATTGGATCATTGAAATGTATCATCAAGTCTGATATGTATTCTGAAGTTGATGATCCAGACCAGTTGGAACCATCGTCTGACATATCCAACCATGATTGATGCCAAACTTTTGTTCCGCCTGTCTGCAAAACAAAATTATGCCTATTTGTTGCAGACCAACCTGTGTCTGTATTTTTCTTCCAAGCTAAATACCCACTAGTGTATGAGATGTTTCCTGGTGCTGTTTTATCTCTATACCTCATCGTGAAATATCGCATCTTGTTTGCAAACAAAATTGTGCTGGCATTTTTTAGTGGAAAATATAAACCATTTCCAGTATAGACTCCTGGCACCACCAATGCAACATCACTCTGCAATATTTGAAGATTCCCGGTATTTGTCTCTATCTTTGGATAGGTAGCTGCGTATGATCCAGTTATTGTGTATTCGTCGATGTTATTGTTGTTGAAATCATCAAACCAGAATGGAGACCAGCCAATTTGTGGACCCTCATATCCATCTTGCCCTATCATAGTTTCGGTGGGGGTTAAGTCTGCTTTTAGTGGGTTTATCTTTTTGTTTATTTGTAAGGCACCACCACCATCATCTGCTGTTGCATCATATTGAATATAGTTTAAGTTCGATCCAAAATACACCCTTGTGTCAGAGGCAGTTGCCCCCACAGCCATACCAACTCCAACTGTTCCACTAATGCTTACGTTGGCGTTAGCGACAGTGTTTGTCTTTAGTGCTATGGTTCCATCCTGGGCAATGCTTATAGCGTCTGCGGACGTTCCAAGCAGCAAGGTTCCCCCTGCTGCATTCACTATGACTTCACCATCGGTTATGGTTATTCCAGTATTGGTTCCAGCTATTAACTCTATCTTGGGGGATGATGCTGTGTTCTTGATCTTTAATACACCAGAGGTTTGGTTGCCATCATCATATTGCATTAAGCCATACCTACTGCCTAAGACAGATCCACTTGTACCAATTTTCATGTGTCCATAGTGACCATCATTCAACCCAGCGCCAAATATGCTAAACTGATTTGCCCCACTGTAATTTGTGAACGCAGCTACATAGGGAACAGTTGATGTTCTGATATTGATGGTAACACCTGTTGTCAATAGATGGACAAACTTATCGTCTGCTATATTACCAATAATCAAACCAACACTTTCATCTGTACCAAGTCTGTCAATATAGACATTCTTGCTTGATATAGAATCAGATACCCCTAAGTCACCAAACACCTTTGTTGGTCCAAGCTTTGCCATTATTCCTTTATCCTTCCAGAAGAAAAAATTGTCATATCATTTCGTATAGACATTTGGCTCCTATTTATCTCGTTTAGAATTTTCATTTCTACAGCATCTAGCCTCTTGTCATAGATTCTAAGCTCTCCAATCATACACGAAAAGTTGAATGAAGATGAACCAACGGCAAGGTCGTTATTTAGAATCTTTACCGTTGTAATTGGTGTGGATAAACTATGCACCTTTGTTTGTTCCAGTTCCCCATCGATCCAAAGGTAAGCATAATCTTGATCCCAAGATATTGCGTAGGTATGCCAACCAACATATGGTGTATACCCAAGATAATCAAAGGTCGTTGGGTTTGTCTCTGATCCCTCTATCTCTGAAGATAACCATTCATCGCCGGTATCATTGTCAAAGGCAAACGAAAAGTTGAAATACAATAACCAATCCCCGATACCCATTAGCTTAAAATCATACGTTGATTCACCAGGAACATTGGTGACTATTTCCATATCCAAATCTCTCACAGTCATAACCAATGTTCCGCTTAATTGTATGTCAACTGGTAAAGATATTTCATGAACCTGATTCAAAGAGTATGTGCTTAAACCTATTTGATACTTGTCCCCATACACATACAACCCACTAGCATGATTTCTGCTAACACCCCCATAAGCATACAACCTATGCAACCCGTCGAAATCATCTGTCATTGAGCAACCACTAAATCCACTGTCTGCCTTGTTGCCGTCAAATCTAAATAGTCCAATCAATCCATCTATCGGTCCAATTTCATCTATCTCATGGCAACGTATTTCCTTGTCAAAAATGTTGAAAGAAATAGCAGACGAAATAGTTAAGTCCTCGTAGTATTCTGTTCCATACACAGACCCAAATTTATCAACGCTTAGGATGTTTCTGTATTCCTTCACAATGTCATTTATTGGTAACGCTCTTTTCCAAATCTTGATGTTTGATATGTATACCTCTTTGTTGCTTGCAAAATACTCCCCACTATTAAATATCGGCAACACCCTAATATCATAACTAGGGTTGTTAGTATCCAATGTATAATTGGTTCCAACAAGACCGGCATTAAGTTCCTGCTTTATCAAATCTCCATCCCTATATAATCTGTATGCATACGTTCCAAATGTACTAGCAAACTGTATAGTGTATAGGTGCCATACATCTGACACAAAGAAGTTTGTTGATGAACTAAGTATTGTGAACCCGTCCATAGTCTTTACGCTAAACAATAATCTTCCATCTCCGTTTACAGCATTTGGCCAAACTGAAACCCCAAATATCTGATCACTTTCTGTGTCACCATTTTTCATGATGCTTGCCACATATCTTTTTGTTCCTGCCACAACTTGTGCCGCTGGGAACTTAGCATAAAATTGTATGGTCAACTCTGATTTTCCAGACGAGTTGAATGAAAGATAATCATCGGAATATGACAAGGTGTTTACATACCCATCTTCTAGGAATACGTACCCATAATCCATTCCAGATAATGCAACATTGGTTTGAGCAGAATACCAATACAAAGTTTGTGTGTCTGCTGCCGGTAGCAAAGCATCATCAACCCATGGTGTAAATTTGAAGTCCGATACGTTCCTCATAAATTGAGAATTTGAATCGTAGTTCCCACTTGGGTCTATTAACACATTACCATTGTCAAGCACAGCGGTGTCAAATTTGGTTTCGAATATCTTGAGCTTATTGATATCCCAAATTTCTCGTTCACTCAAAGCACGATTGTATATCCTAAGATCGTCCATTAGAATGTTAGAGTTCAACCCCAACACCCTATTGCTATTTCCGCTAAAGTTGTGTGCCCACCCAGACAAAGATTCTGTCTCATACAACTTTGATCCATTACCATAAACTGTTAAGGTGCTGCCATTTTTTGTGTAGCACAAGTGATTCCAAGTGTCATTGGCAATTATGTTTGGCACATAAGAAGATTGCCCACCAGGAAATGTAAAGTACAATCCGGTTACATCTATGGTATAGCCAAACGTATAAACAATCGTTGTAGAAACATCATCATACTTTCTTAGTAACACCCTGCTTCCAACTAGTAACCTATCTCTAACCCAACAACAAAATGTCCAATCTGATCTTGTGTCTGCTTCCAATAACTGATTGGTTTCTCCTGTGTAGTGATTTGTTCCAAACTCAAATGGGTACAACGGATTCTCCAATACAAGGTATCCACTAGATGATGCACTATAACAACCCCCAATAAGACCCAATGAATTGTACATTGCTCCACCGACAATTGTGGTAATATTTGAATTACCCATGGTATCGGCAGACCAGTTATCATCATCAAATCTATACCAATAGCAAAGCCCATCTTCATTAACATACATTGGTGGTCTAGTATATACCGTGCAATACCCCTCAAAGATATCAGCAGGATACCCTGGGTTTGTTACAGCAGATTGTTCTAGTGTTACAGCAGAAGCATAAACCGTATACACCATATCTGCCGATTGATATTTATGAGTCGATCCACTATAGGTACTTGCCGATGTTATACCAGTATTCCAAGTTATCGTTTCCGAATTTCCATCCCCCCAATTGATGTATGTTGTAATTGGTGATGGTCTATCTGAATTCACCTTGGTTGTTGTGAACCTTAGCTCAACATCTTCAACCATAGACCTCACTAATTTTTTGTTCACTAGTGATGATCCATCAACTAAGCCAAAGCTCCCATCAAACATCTTTGTGTGCAAGATGTATGTATTAGCTGTGCATGAACCACTGTCCGATGTTGTTACTGTGTTATACACATATCCAGACAATGTTACTGCCGAAATCACGTTATCGGTTAGCAGGGATGAATCATAGGTTATCACCTTGGAGAATTCTCTGGCAATCTGCGAACTGTTATCTCCTGTATATGAGTTACCAACCCCATCCTTAAAAACAGTTTTGGATGATCCAGAAAGACCTAGTTCATCTTGTTCTGTAAAGACAGGAACATAGCCGCCAAGAAATAAGTTATCTGTCCCTGGCCAATACCAGGAATATCCGCTATAGTCAACATCACTTTGCACAACTGAATACGTTGACTTTTTATCTGCTATTGCGTAGTCAACCCCATCGTAGGTAAGATCTATAAAGTCTGAAAATTCCATGGTTGGAATCCAGCTATAAAAAGTTGACCACGTTGTTGCTGTTCCGGGAAACGTCCTAAATTTCAAAACATCATTATCGTATCCCCAATAAAGATCACCCAAGTTTCCATCTAGGATGTTTGGTAGGTTAAAGTTTGCCCTTGCGTAGTAGTGATACCATATATCGTTATCCTGTAGCTTTGAAAACTTGATCATTATCCCTAGTCTATTGTGACCAGTTGTTCCCAAAAGATTTGTGGTTGAATCCAAATCACAAACCGGCCACCTATAGTTGGTAAGCACATTGGCATATGGTAATATTGTTCTCCAATGATGATACCCAGAAGTCTGATCTTGAATTGCCCTTGGCCACCCATAAAAGTATTCCCATGGATACCCCAAGCCATCATCATAAGCCTGTTGTTCATTAACCCTTAGAAACAACCCTTGGAGGGCAGTTTCAGAAGATAGCCTAATATCCAAAGAAACAAGATCCCCACTAAATTTGGCAAATAGATCATACCCACTAAACACCGAATCTCCACGACCAGCAAGGTAATGCTGATAATTTGTTAAGTAGTTCGCGCTATAGGCTGGGTTTCCTGGAAATGACAAATTTATTTCTTGATCAGAAGTTCCTCTGGATGTTTCTCCACTTGCGGCAAATATGGTTGCAATAATATCGCAAGTATCCCATTTATAGGACGTATCCCCAGGATCTTGTAATATATCGGATGACCCACTATACATGAAAAAAGTAATATCATCACTAAGACCTATCCAGACTTCTGCCAAGGCCGTATTTGATCCAGTGTATAAGACACTGTTCACAGAAAAACCAATGAGGTTATTTTCCGTTGAAAATCCGGTTAGGTTGTAATATCCAGATAAATAGGTTGGGTAATTTAATATCGGAGGAATCGGAAGCTCAAGGGAATTTTGAAAAGCCCCACTTGGATCTCTTGAGTTTGAGGTTAGTGTTATACCCATGTTTCTCTATCCGATGTATGCTATATCAAGAGAATTCGTAACAGCATTGAACTTGATATCATACTTGTCAACATTGCTAGAATTTTTGTATGTGACGGTTGCCACCCTTACTTCATTTGCAAAAGAATAATCTGGGTCTGGAAACTCTCCACCATATATCTGGTCGGCAAGGTGGGTGTGGGTGCCCAACAAGTCTTGTATATCTTCGACCAGGCCATTGATTGCTTCAATGGCTTCCAATATTTCTGTTGGGTCATATTTTTGTCCCCAAATTAAACTCCCAACATCGCCATTGTATTCAAGGATGCTACCATCAACTGGGTTATTTGTAACAATACCCAGAAAGCTTTCTGTAGAAATATCTAACGCCTCTTCTGAAAATTGGACAACTTGAGTTGTAACATTTGGTTGCGGAGAGGTTTGATCAATGGGAGAAACTTGTTGGGGGATTGTGATTGATTCTAGTTGGGAGTCTATGTAAGCCCGTAACGATTCTTCTGTTTCTGGGGAGGCAAAACTTTCCTGTTGTAATTCCACCCCAGAAACTATTTTTTCCATGAGCGTTATTTGGATACCGTTGATTGTCTTTCGTCTTTTTTTAACTGTTATCATATTCAATCAAACCCTATCGCCCAATACCTACATTTGGTGTTTGTTTCAAAATTGCACAAGTCACCATCAATATCAATGTATGCCGATCCATTTTTCATTTTGTCCTTATCGTCGAATGTGTCAAAGATACAATATTTAACCCAATCCACATCTCTCATAAATTGTTCTATTGTGTTTTCCTTATCCAACCTATGGGTTGGTATATCAAAAGTTGTCTCTGGATTGAAGTCAAACATAATTTGGTCTAGCTTTCCAATGTCGTTTTTGACATACACATCATACACACCCCTTGGGAGATAGATTTGATACCTACCATTCCCCCCTAATTTGGTGGCGAACTGTTCTTCGGAAGATCTTTTAATGAATACTATTTCTGTTCCAACACTGTAGTTTTGAAAAAAACCAGTTGTCTTTACTCTATAAATACTTTGGGCACCTGGATTATTGAGAGTTATTTTCACCTTTATACCAGTGGATGGCTTGTTAATGGTGGTTTTTTCGTTCATTGTGGAAGTGGTCTGATATGACTTTCCAGCATCAAAACTAACCTTGATTTGCACACCTTCGTCTGCATCACTGTCAACTATGATGTTGTTGATCCAACCTATTTCAAATGGAGAAAGATCATACACAATTGATTCATATTCAACCATAAACACCAGCCTTTGTATATCTAAATATTCCTTACAGCATCATTTATGTAAGAAACACCCCCCTTCTTTTCGACATTAATGACCCATTGCGCGACATCTTTCAGGGCATCAATGTGAGTTATGATGATAATGTTTTTGAATGCCCCCCTAACATTGTCAAAGAACTTTGCTACGTTGTATAGGTTGGTTGAATCTAAGACACCGAAACCTTCATCTATTATCCAGACACTAGGTTTGTTCAAGCTGCTTATTGAAAGCAGGGCATACCTAATTGCCATATTTATCAGTAGCTTTTCCATACCGCTGCCCATTTGTGCTGGTCTTGTGTCATCTATATCGTACTTCATAACAACTTCAACATCTGTTGAATCATCTTCCATTGTTAGGAACACCCCAAAATCAACCACACTAGACAAGACAACATTGATCTCATGGTTGATAACTGAAAGGTGCCCCCTAAGAAGCATAGCTGGAATTGCATCCTTGTGTAATGCCCTTATGTACTCACCAAGTAACTTTGCCCCCCTGCTTTTTTCTTCATAGATGGATAGATCCCTCTCTAGCTTTTCAAGGCTGGCCTCTACTATAGCCACACTCCTTTCCGTATCAACAATCCTAGTGTTCACCAAATTTAAGCTCTTCTTAAGTTCCTTAATTTGTAGTTCATACCCCTCTATCTGTTTTTTCAACTCAACATTTTTGTCTAACGCCAACCTATTTTCTTCTGCTACTGCCAACTGATTTTTAACTAACTTCAACGAGAATTGCTTAGACTCAATCAACCCAATCGTATTTTCTATGTCTCGTTTTATTTTGGTAAGGGAACTAGTAAACTTTTGCACTTCCTCAAGCTTCTTATCATTGTCATCTATTTCAGTTACTACATATCCAAGAGAAGATATTTCATCCTCTATTGTTTTCTTTTGCCCAACCTTCTTTTCAACAGTAGAAAGTAATACTAGGCAATCACCCTTTCTTTGCTCATGCCCAGCTAAGTATGGACAAGTAGAGTGTTTGGGGTCATATGCAACAGGGCACTCATCATCTTTGGATAAATCCCCACGGTATAGGTTAAGCAACCTTTTGTCTGATTCGATGTTCTTAACCAAATCGTCCCCACTTATTTTCAATTTATCGTGAGTTGCTTTCTTTTCATAAAGGGTCCGTAGTGCATCCTCACTAAGCAAAGATGCTTCAACTTTTTCAGCATCACCCTTTAACTTTCTTGCGTCCTCAACCAATTTTTTTTGAGTGGTATCAAGAGAAGATATTTCCCCCTCCAGCTTAACCTTGTCTTTTTCTATATCCTCATGACTACGGTTCAATTTGATTGAGCTATTTATCTGGGATTTGTTGTCACCAATCTTTTCCTGATTGGCTTCTATGTCCAGGCTAATACTGTTCACCCTAATTTTTAACTCGGACAATTCAGTTTTCTTCTCTTTCAAATCGTCCCTTGTTGTGTTGACTAGTTCCAACCCCCCGTTTAAATTCAGTCCTTTCATCTCATAGTCCACGGTCTTAAGCATATCCTTTGCCACATCATGCTTCCTACTATAGATATCTAGGCCAAGGAACCTAAGCATGTTTTCTGATTTCATGGTTGGGCCTTGGTTTATGAATTCGTTATTCTTTGACTGCGAAGATAAAGACGTTATCACAAAATCATCGAAGCTTCCAATAGCATTACGAATGATCTTTTCTGTCTTTGGCCTTTGGTCTTCCTTCAAGTCTTCCCATTTACCATCACTTGATTTCCTCTTAAAATCAACATCTGTTTTGGCATTTATAAACTCCCCCGTCTTCTTATATTTTCTAGTTGTGGATCTAGTAATTTGGTAGTCATCTCCACCTATGGTAATGTCCAAATCCACTTGACAAGTTGGATTGCTTGTGTACTTGTTTACCAAGTTCTCATTCTTGATGTTCCTAGTTGTCTTGTTGAACAAGGCATACATTATAGCATCAATGATAACAGATTTTCCAGAAGCATTGAGCCCAAACAAACCAACTATTCCAACCATATTCTCAAAGTCAATCTCTACTGGACTTCCATATGACATGAAGTTTTCGATCCGCATTTTTTTCAGATCCCAAGTTGAATTTGAAAAATCCTCTAGGTTGGTAGACAGACCATCCGTAATCTGCTTATCCAACTCCAATATTTTTTCAATATCATCTGATTCAAGCTTACCATCAAACCATCTCTTTAGGGTTGATCTTTGTACATTTGGATCGGAAAGATTTTCTCCCTCAATATGGATGGTCTTCATTTTTCCAGCAACAGGAACATAGGCTAGTTGGATACTTTGTGGGTTGTACTTGTCCCGTATCAATCCACTTACTCTAAGAATCTCCAACCTAGAAACATTCTCTTCCCATATGATTCTAATCTTACACTTGCTAGGAAGCTTATCCGGTAAAGACTCAATTTCATTGGCATGAATTGTCACAAGGCCACAATCGTTTTTGACACTCATAAAGTTGCAGGTAAAGCTTTTGTCCTCTTTGATATCCCACAACAGGAAACCCTTTTCCAGTTCTTCCCCAAAATCCTGTTGTATCAAGGAACCACAAAATGCTGCTGTTTCATTGCTTCTCAAAAATTGCCTATGGTGAATGTCCCCAAGCATAACGAAATCAAACTCATTGAATGTTCTAATAGAGGTTGAAGCATCTTCAAAAATGTAACCATTCTCTAGCTTGCACCCAACAACTGGCCCATGAAACAAAGCTATGTAGACATGGCCATCTTCCTTATCACTCTTTTTTAAGTTGATTGTCTTGCCGTCCAAAATGCTGTAGACCCCATAGTGAAATTTGCTGTCTCCCACTTGATATAGTCCCGTTGCTTTGTAGTAATTGATTCCGTTTCCAGTGTTGTCTATGGTTTCCACAATAGGAGATAGAGCATCAAGCCTATCTTTGTTTGAAGTGTTAACATCATGGTTCCCAGCAATCAAATCAATTGGAGCTATCTTTTCTAGGTGCCTCAAAAACCATCTAGTAACAACGATCAATTCAGGAGACATTGTTATTTTTGAGTGAACAATATCACCTGTTAGTAGTATTCTATCCGGCTTGATTTCTCCTAATATCTTGAACAGTTCCTTGAATACTTCAATGTACTCTTCTTGTCTGTCTTTCAAGCGTATGTGTATATCACTTATATGGCAAATTTTCACTCGTAACTTACCTCATCATTAAAGATTTTATTGCTAGATCCATCTCATCATACTTCTTAGCACCCCTGATTAGAGATATCAGGTAGTCCTTTCCTTTCATTTGATATGCTTTCGCTAGATCATTATACTCGTTTTCTGGTAACAAGTAAAGAGTAATACCCAAACTTTCCAAATATTTTCCGACTTTTTTCTTTCCGCGAAGTCCTGTTTTGTCTTCATCGAACCCTATTATAATTGGGGTTCTGTTTGCAACTATGGTCTTGATGAGCTTGGTGTTCCCCTCTATTTTTGAACCCAAAATCGGCACGGAGTTTGGCAACACTATGGCATCAAACACACCTTCAGTTAAGATCACTGGTTTTTTCCAATCGATAAATTTCTCCCCAAAGATTATCTCTGATTTTCTTAGGGGTGGATTTTTGTACTTGTATCTATCCGTATCATAGAAATCTCTGGCAACAAAGTATTCCACCTTTCCGTCTAATCTTTTAGATGGGATGATCACCCTATTGCTGTATGGTCCATCTTCTGCATAACAGATATCCCACTTGGCAATCAACAAGGGGTCTATCTTCCTAGTTGCAAGATACCTCTTTGCAGCATAAAAATCCAAACTGTCCTTCCATTCATGTTTCATCGAACGAAAAGACCCTATTGATATTGGTTCCACTTTGGAATTTTGCTTGGATATCTGAATGCGACTGTTTGAAACAATCGTTTCATATAGTCTTCTTTGCGGAATCGTTCCAAACTCTTTTACAATCTTGTCAATGGTTCCACGATACTCACACGCCCAACATTGGAATTTCTTCTTGTCTGTGTTGACAGCCAAATTGAATTTGTTGTTTCTGCAACTAGGGCAGTTGAACTCAAGCTCAACTAGGCCATGAGTATACCTCTTGGGAAACCCAAGTATCTCCGATAGAAGGTCAACCAACTGTTTGTTATAATACACAAGAACCTCATTGCTGTTTGTTCAATGAAATAACATGACATTTTGCAATAACCAAGCTATCGGCAAGATCATACATTTCATCCTTCATTTGCGGACTGCCATCTGGCTTGATTGCTTTTGGTTTGTATAGCCAATCTATTTGTGGGTACTCCATCGCAACCCTGTTTCGCACTATCTCTTTTCTGTTTGATCCAACTGGAAACTTCATATCTGGAAAGGCTAGTTTCCTAGCTGTAGAAACATTGTACATGAAGGGAACTTGATTGTAAAGAGTAAAAGCTAATAATTGCCCCATACCATTAAATTGAGATAACAGAGACAGCACTTGAGCCCTAGAAAAACCCTCCTTGAACATAACAAGAGGTTCCTCAATGGCAACCCCATTTATCAATCCAACATATGGTTCAAGTTGTTCTTTTAGGGCAACTGTTTTTTGAACAAGCCCCTTTATCTGCTTGAGTGAAACGTAACCAGTATCATGTAATTGGAGTTCTCTATCCAGAATAGTGTAACCAACAACCGATGTACTTATATCCAAACCTAAAATTAGTTCCTTTTTCATCATAACCCCCTAAATCTTCGTTAGAATCGTCCTTGTCTTGATGGACACCCATCATCGTGCTTTGAATTTAAATTGAACCTGGGTCAATCTGGTAATCCTAGAAGCAATTGACCACACTACACTTCCCCATCTGTTTCTGCATCAATTTCATCCAATAATTTTTCAATTGATTCATCAAAATTATCAGATATTTCCTCAAGTTTTTTGAAGTGTTGGTTATTTTTACTGTATTGTTTAATTAAATCAAAATACTCGTTATGCAAACTAGCAAACTTCCTAATAAGATTGTGTGCCTTGTCTTTAAGTTTACTTTCCTCAATGATGGTTTCCTTTATGATTTTCCTTAATTCAGATTTTTTCATGAAATTCTCCTACATTATATCTGTATCATAGCTACCGCACTTGGGGCATTTACCCTCATATGTGCCTTTACCAATACTTTTCATTACAACTCCAGGGAAACCTTAAAGCTTAGGGTTTCCAGCTTGTTTTTTTCAACTGGTTCTGACAACTTAGCATATGCTAACAAAGTATCACTATCATCAAAAAGGCCAATTTCTGTCACATAGATAGAGGCTGAATCGTCTTCCCTGTAGTAAGCCATCTTGTGATTATAGGTTGGGTTGTCTGTGAAGTTGAATTCCCCCATGTTTGCTTGGCAGAAATAGATCATCTTATGATCTTTTGTTACAGTCCTATAGGTTAGTTTTGCACTTTCATGAGCAACCGATCCTGTGAACCTAACATTCTTTCTGTTTGCAGTATTTGTGTTCGGTTGTTTTGTTCCTGCTGTGTAAGTTATCGCTTGGAATGTTACATCATTACCAGACCAAATTGATCCTATGGTTTGTGCCGATCCTGCATTGGTGTTAGCTATGAAGTCCTCCCTGCCACTTGTGTATGTGTCAAAAATAACAAACACACCCCTCTCCAAGAAAGCAATACCATATGGTATGTCATATCCATCATCTGGATTTCTTGAAGCATGGGTGGCTCTTAGGTGAATGTTCATCTTAGCTTCTGCTGTTGTCCAAGTATAGGTTGCATCATCATTGTCTGGATCCCAAGATCTCTTGCCACTATTAGGATTTATAGACCCATCTATGGTTCCTGTGTATGGAAATATTTGCCCAGACGTAAATGTTCCTGTTGGCAAAGATCCACTCAATAGTGGATTGCTTGTGTCGGCAAACAAATAGATAGAGGCACATCCGTATATCCCATCATCATATTCATTGCTTACATGCAAGCCATTTGTCTTATCCAAGTACCCAGCATAAGAAGATCCATAGAAGGTTGTGAATTCAGTTACAGCGGTTCCAATGGGAACATTCAATCTAAGGGTAGACCCATCAATGTAGGTTCCACATCCTGATTGTGGAATGGTTGCAATCAACATTCTCTTGCCGTTGTATATGTCAAAGGAATCAACAAATCTGTAATACTCGTTTACGTCTGCTCTGGACAAACCAAAGGACATGAACAGGTTTCTCATGTCATCATCGGCAGCAGTCCAATTTTTATCTGTGACTGTACCTGATCTCTCAATGAGATACCAAGTCAAAGCTTGGTCTGCTCCAGAATCACCATACGCAGACTTTTTAGCTGAATATGCTTTACTAATTCCCTTGAATGTATCTTCTGTGGATAGGCTCTTATATCTTACTATTGACATTTTTCTTCTCCCTATTTAAACCTTATGGTGTGTACTTTGACAAATCAATCGTCACTTCTGTTGACTGATTAGACTCTGTTCCTACAATGTTAATTACCGTAGATACAACCGCAACTGCCGTGTTGTTATCTGTATAATTTCCAAACACATATTCCAAATCTTTTTCTGTGTTCACATACTCTGTGAACCTCCATTTGTTTGTACCAATCGAAGTTAGTTTAAACAATCTATCGAAGCTCGTTTGGCTCATCGAAGTTGGCTTAATAACAGACACCAAATAAACTTCACCATATGTCTTGTTCTTTGGCCACTCTGTTTCCACGGCAAACTCAACATACCTTTCAGCATCGGTTCCCACTTCAAGTTTGAAGTTGAATTGTGGTCCATAGTTTCCACCAATCAAAACAACAGGGATGGTTGGTTCATACTTACCACTAAACAAAGCATGGCTTCTCATCTTGGGAACAAATGCAGATGGTTCTGGAACATGCCCAGAAGCAAGTACATCAACCCCACCCTCAATGGCTGAATAGTCAACGTCTGAATCCCCGAGCCCAAACTTGGTGATGAACCTACCGGAAGTAGACTCGATTGAATCGTATAGTTTTTGTTTTCCGGCATCCGTCAATTTTGCCGTCACTGTTACTGTTGCTGCGCTTGCAATAAAAGCCATTGGTATCTCCTTTAGAAATCTAACTCAAGTTTCACGGTTACATATTTTTGATCGTTCTTTTCTATTGGTGTATTCAACTTGCCGATCAATAGCAAATCGTTGTTTTCATTATACGCTGCAACCTCTGATACATACACACTATCGTTTACTGTGGAATCAAAGGTTGGGTTCTGTGTGGTGTTAAACTCATTGTTCTTAGCAACACAACTTGCTGCCAACTTATAAATAGTCGTTTCTAGGTTTCCAGATAGATATCCGATACCAAGTATTTCTTTCCCAAAGTGTAGGTTCGAGTTTCCAGACAAATACACGCCTGTGAAGTTGTAAGCATTAACTAAGCTACTGTAGTTCGGCACAGTTTTAAACAAAGTAGAAAACACATGGTATGTACTACTTACCGCACTATACTTGAATGAGTTTGGGTTTGGTATGTTTGTTTCAGAAGACCCAGTTCCAATAATCAGATAGTTACCAGCTACAGTAAAACCAGTTCCACCAGCAGCCGTTGAAGCATACCATGGTGTAAGACTTACCACAGGCTGTACGGCCAAAGCTCCACCACTCAACGAAGGGACAAACCTTTGTAGGTATCTACAATGCATTGGTCTTAAGTGTCCAGTTCCAAATCCACCAGTAGCACCTGTGTTTGGTCCAGACTGACCACTGATTGCATATGTGAAATAATATGCAGTTCCGGTTTGAAAATCGGATGTGTAATTGCTCAACACCTGGTAAGTGTGGTTCAACGCTGGTAGAGTGTAAGACCTATTCGAATTGAATTGTAAAGCAACATTGACTTCCGGTTCATCTATGATAATCATCTTCTTGTCATAGAAAACCTTACCGATAATGTTACTTGAGGTTGTTGCCCCATCTCTTAAATATCTGTAGCGAAGTTCACTCTCTTCATCTCTCATTGTTGAATCAACGGTGTCTGTTAAAGTCAAACCTGGTGTCGATAGTTTGTGCCACATCACTGTTGGTAGATGCAATCTAATCGTGCCTGGATACCAAGCATCGGCAGAATTGTAACCACTGTAGTATGGATAGATAGCTGTTATTGTTCTTCCAGATTCATCATCGTACCCATAGAAATTCAAGAAGCCCTTTCCGTCTGTTGAAGCACTAACCCCAACTGCTTCAAAATAATTGTAGCTGTCTATGGCTTGCTTTGATCTCAAGGATGGGTTGTAATTTGAATAATAGGTGTTGGCACTAGTTGTGGTTCCTGTTGTTGTCAAAAACACCTGGGCAATTGTAAGGTTGGTGTTTCCAGCACCACTATGATATGGCAAAGGTCTATCAACAACTATGGTTCCAACCGCGTCCGCTGGACCCATTGACAGGATGTTATAGAATAATGTTTGATGAAAGTTGTCTGCGTTTCCACTATAATAGTTATCCCAATCATATGTTCCAGAAGTATCCCCGCTTCCATTTACCATCAATGCAACATAACTGGATGCTGAATGATACCCATTAGCTGCAACCCATACCGCCATTGCTGTTGCTTCTGCATCCGTGCCATCAAAGTTTATTGTTGTAATTGAATCACCAGAAAAGCAACTCTTTATTACTGGTATACGAAAAGATGCCGTTGTCATACTAGTATCACTTGACAATGGGTATGTTGTTTGAAACACGGTGCCTGTCTGCTTACTTGCCCTTACTGATACTTGGCTAGAATCAAATCTCTTGAAGTGAGAAAGGGTTTGTTGCAATTCAGAAGATACTATTGCCAAATCTGTTTCGGCATACACAACAATAACACTACTATAGGTGGCAGTCAAACCACTTTCATCATACACAGTCAACGATGCTTTGAATGAACCATTGGTTGTGTATTTGTGTGTCGGATTTATTTGGGTGCTTGTTGTGCCATCCCCAAAATCCCACTTAACAGATACAAAGTTTCCGCTTGATGTATTCGTAAAGTTGACTGTTAACGGGGCTATTCCGCTTGAAACTGAAGCAACAAATTTAGGTATCATATCAGCCATGTGTTTTTCTTTCCTCTGCTTACTCTATGTTCAATGTCAATAGAGCATAAGTTGAACTGGTTTTTCCCTCAACCTTTATCGTAGTAGATCCCACTACATCATAAGTAACAAACGATGCTCCCTTGGTGTCTGTGTTTTTGACTATGTTAAAATCATAATCGTTCAATGGACCAAGATTTGTCCACACATACTCTTCGTCAAAAATCTCAATTGGTAGCCAAGAGGTAGAGGCTCCAACATTAATTCCACTCTGATTTTTTGTCATGGTTATTTCGTTTACAGTTAGACTAACCAGGGCTGTTCCACTTGGCGGTTCCCCAGACTGATACAATTTACTCTTTAGGTCTGCTCCCTCAAAGGACGGTTCCTGTATAAGCAAACCAGTTATCTTGGAATCATCCGTGCCGTTGATCAATCTATAATCTATTTCTGAATCACCAAAGGAGTATTTAACAAGATCAAAAAGATCCTCATCCTTGATTCCCTTTGTTAACAACTCCCTACCTTTAGCTGTCAACTTTATGTTGATAACTGCAACTGATTCATCTTTTGATAAATGCGCCATGTGTTCCTCTCTTAGCTACTATATAAATACACACACAAGAACTTTTTAGTGCCAACTAATTACCCACCCAAATCAACGCGAATGTCTCCTATTGGGGCTTCTGGCTCACTTGGAATCTCTCCGCGAGATTCACCACTGTCTGTAAACGATCCTGTTTTGAATGCATATGGTTGGGTTGAAATATATGACTCTAGGTTGTGCCCAAACATATTCAACTTGCCCCTAAAGTTTTTCACCCTCCACCAATAATATGTATCTGGTTCTAGGGTTGTCTGTTGAGTGTAGGTATAATCATCGGCAACATTTTGTCTTGCTGCAACATTGATGGTTATAGCTGTTGCCCAATTGCCATCTGCTATTTGTGTGTAAGCACTTAGGGTACTTGCATCACTAGTTCCATTGTTCCAAAATTGAACCTCTAGTCTAGTTGCATCACTAACACCATTCCATTTTACAGTTACCGATGCTGAATCCAAAGTTGTGGCTGTGCTATCTTCTGGGTAAGAAGTTAGGTTCGGTTCCTTTGGGGTATTCAGATATAGGAAGTAGTTTCCATAATATCTGATTCCATTGTACACCGTTTTGTCATACTCTCCTTCAATCAAATTTATTCCACTAAACACAGGTAGGATGGTCATTTGTTCTGTCCACCCAGATGGGCAATGAGTTGTTGCCTTGTATCTCAAGAAATACTCTTCTTTGTCTTTTAGAATATCGGCATACAAACTGTTCAACCCACCAACGCTAACAGTTCCAGTAATAGAATATGTGTTTGTTTTTCTTCCTGCCAAATCTGTAACCATTACTGGTAAGCTCCAACCACTCATTGTTGTTGAGGTTAGATTTGTGATCTCTATGGATTGGTCTGGGTTGTTCCAATCAAAATAGTTTATTGACCTATATGCTTTTGTACCATTGAACAACGAAACTAAGTAATGTTCTATTATCTTAACCTCTCCGTTAGATATGTTGATACGGTTGGCATTTTGCCTCAAGTGGTTCAACAAATTGATTGATCCAAGGTTGTTGTTTTTGCCAATATCCATAAACAATGGTGCTAACCTATTGGTGTAAGTTGGGAAGTATCTATTGACAACATTTTTCATTAAGTCTAAACTTGGTGTCTCAATGTTGTAAACATCCGTATGCATATTGTACATATCATTCAAGAACGACACATACAGGGTTGGTGTAACCACATTGCTTTGATTGTAAAGATCGTAAAACACACCATCTATAATTTCAAACGCATAGGAGCGAACATACTTCAACCAATCGACACCTGCTCCCATAAAGCTGCCTGGGCTTGTCCAGAACCCTATCTCTGGGAAAGTTGTGATTGTGTTCTTAAGTTCATTGACAGACGTAATGGTTACACCTGTGTTGAGCCATGGATCGTAAGATCCAGATCTGACAACCAAATTTGTTCCAGCGTCAAGATTAATCAAAGAAGAAATTTTATATATTCCCGATCCGTAAGACTCTCTCACTGATTTTATTATGCTATATTCATAATCTTCATCTACAAGTGAAACATTTTGGTTACTCTTGAATAACTCTATGTTAAATTTTGTGTACCCACTAGTTGAAAGGTTTGATGCTGAAAATACTATATCAACGGTGTTGTTGTTGGTAACAACCGTAGCATTGCTATCGTAGTCAATAAATGTTGTGGTTCCATATTGTCCAGAAATAGGAACTAATAATGGACTACCCAAAGTTTCAGTCAATCCGGTTTCAACTATATCCATACTAATGATGTCAGATGGAATGTTAGTTTGTTCTGTGGACAAAACGTATGTGTCTATTTCAGAAGCATAGCAAGACACCCTTGACGTTGGCAAAGAATATCCAGTCAACACCGTAGCAGAGTGGAGAGTTTTCTTTGTTGACGCAAAAGAGTTTCCAGTTAAAATGTCTACATTATGAACCGAAACCCTAGCAGATGGTATAGAGTGACCACTACCGGCAGCACCACTATATACAGCATTTTTACTAACAGAAGGATAGACATGGGTGATAACCATCCCAGATTGGAATGGTAATTCAACTGGGTCCAATTCCGATACTTGCCACTTGTATTTTTCTCTATGCCACCAAGGGTTCCTGTGAGTTTCCCCAATGCCAACTACCGATGATGATGCTGGGATCAATTTACCAACTGTTTGTGTCCAACTGTTATCCAAAAAGTCAACGTATGATTTTAAGGATGCTGGGGTAACATAGTCTGGATCCCCACTCTTGTACACAAAAAATTCCGCCGCTAGTTCTGGATAATTTTCAGCATACCTATGCATACCATCCGAACGAACCAAAGCTGTCTGTATTCTATTCTCAAATATGAATTGGTTTGGTTGTGTAGTTGAGGATACTGTTTTCAAAAGCCCATCTGGACCATACACCCTTGGGTGGTTATCCCACCCCCAACTATAGAAGTCAGACTCCATAGCATTATAAACAGATACGTCTATTGTTAATTTTCTATTGTTAATTATTGAGGTTGCAGTAAAGGCTGACACCGCTCCATTGTCATCTATGTATTCATACTTGTTTCCTGTTTGGATTAAAATGAGTGACGGAAGGTATGCCGTTTCCTTATTACCAATAATTGGGGTGGTTCCATCACTCCACACAAAATTTCCCTCAATACCAATCAGTTCCTTGATGCTCAATAAGTTTTCAGGTATACTGAAAATGTTGAATAGATATTTGACACTCTCCAGGGTTCCCTTTTTCTTGTATAGGTAAATGATGTTGGTGAGAATTCTTCTCCACACTTCAAACTCTAGGTACTCTCCACTAACACTCGACTGTAATGTGTTTCCGGTAACATAGTTGTCATAAACATCAAATATGTATTGGTAGTAATATTCATCCAAAAAGGATTCTGATATGCTAATGTTCCACAACCCACACAGTCTATTCACAAGACTTTTTGGAATGTGGTCATAGTTTCCGTAATCAATAGTGTGCATGTATTGAAGTTGGTCTTGGTAATTTTTTATCTGATCAAACATTTTACCATAAGATACAATCAGTTTGTACATCAAGTTGTCGTTGCTGTCTAGTTGTTTCTGCCCATCTGGGTACAACTTTCTCCATAGGAAGTTTGAATTTTCATTGTCACAACCCTCTGCCCAATCCAATTCTGTTTCCACAAAGTCATCGTAGTCTGTTCCAACCAACACCAAATTTTGAGAAACAGCGGAATCTCTTGGAACATAATTGTCTCTCCCATATGGGGGAACAACCAAATCATACTCATAATCAGATATTGTCTTATAGAAGTTTTGTAGGTTCTCTGTTGTTGGGTAGACAGCATATGACCACGTTGCTCCTGTTGGTGGAGTTCCATCCAACTCAAATGTTGTTTGTCCTGTACCCCCAGTTACAGCTACAATGCTATATGAGGTTTGGATAATGTTAGACAACAGTGAGTAAAGAGCGAATCCGGTATAGGCAGATGATGTATTGAATTGTCTCCCATAGGTGTAAGATTGGTTGTGGTCAAAAATTAGTGTGTTCCCGACTCCAGTATCAGCATTGATTATCAAGAAACCATTTGGATAATTTTCAGTAATGTTGTTTATAGCAGAGGCAACCACAGAATAAACAGACCCCAAGTACCCAAGAGATTGTGGCTCAGTATAATCAATAGCCAATTTTGCTTGTGACAAATCAACGTATGATCTTGGTTGCACATTGACACCACCACCAGAGTAAATGCTTTCTAGTGATTCATATCTTCCAATGCTACCTCTTTGAGAATCGTCCAAGATTATGTTGAGTTGCCCAAGAGATTTACTTAGGCTATTATCACAAAAGATGAACTCTGGTTTAGATCTTGCACCAGACCCAACTTCGTCAAATCCAAAATCCTGTATCGACTCAAAATCTGCTAATCTTTTCATTGCCTACCTTATTGGATCTCTGTATTCTATCAAATCGAACCCTGTACTTTGGTTAAGTATCTTACCATAAGAGAACTGTTTGTAAATATTCCCGTTGTGGTCATATATGGTACATAGACCAGTTGCAGTATTCAGTTCTTTCTTACCATAGTCTGCATAGCTTAGGGTCAAGGAGTTGTGTTCAACTATGTCAACCTCAACCATCACAGGAACAAAAGAGCTTGACCATAGATATATCTTGCTACCGCTATTTATTTGCCCCTCAATATTTGGGGACACTTGCAGTCTTTGTTCTGAATCTTTGTAATAAGACCCAACCACAACTTTTGGATCACCAAGCTTCACTAGGTTTTGATCCATAAACTGTATGTTCCATCCATAAAAAGTGTTCTTTGTTGTGTACCCATTCAAGTCATCCTTCACATACACAACACCATCAACAACTCTATCCACCTTAGCCAATATCCTAACTGGCTCAACCTTGATTGTGTATTTCCCTGGCGAGTTGAAGTCTTCAACATTGGTTAGGTTAAGCATTGCAACATCGCCATTATTAACAGAAGTTGTCATTGGTTGCCAATCAAACCCCGGTAATCTTTTGTACGTCACACTAACATTTGCAGGAGACACATTGGCATTGGTAATGTTGAATATGCTATTCGTCTGATTGGATAGGTTTCCCTTTATCTCAACGATAGAATCCATGATTACCCTATTGGTGTTATTTATGGTCCCCCACATATTATCATCAACCGACTTTAGCATGTTTTTAAGGAACCTAATGTTCATCAAGATTGCTAACTGTCCAGCCTCCTGTGTGTTATAATGCACAGGAAGTTCACCAGACTTATCCGTGGTTTGTGTAACAACAAATGGATTGTCAACACCAAAAGACCCTGTTCCCAGACTTTTTGACTCTGAATGAGATGCTAGTATCCCAGGCTTTACACCATAAAAATCTGCCCCCTCATGTGAATAAGATCCACCTTGCCCCATTACATATTTCCAACCATTGGTAATGTGTGGCTCGTGACTCAATTCATTATCAGAAAACAGATCATACATATTGTAGTTTGGGTCTTCCGAACTATCGCTTGGGTGCCACATCAATGTTATTTTATCTCTGGCATTTACAAGATGCTCTGGACCATCCTCATAGGCATAATATGGAATAGCATCTATGCTATAAACGATAGAAAAGGTATATCTTTTCCCATCAATGGATATCCCATTTCTAACCAGCGCATCTGCCTCATCATAAAACACATACCTAAACCAAGTATATGGTGTGTTGTATGACCTTCCATAAAGTTGAGCCTGTAGTCTAATTATTTTTTTGGTTCCCAATGGACCTAAATTTGGGTATTCAGAATACGGTATCCCATCTGGATTTTTAAATTTAAGCAACACCCATTGATACTTGTCAAAAGTTGGTGCCCCGCCAGGACGAGAAAATTGAACCCCAGGAACAGACATATTCATTACAGATATATCAGCAGAAATTCTAGCTGGATCAACCGTAGTAACTGTTTGTCCTGGAGGATAATATGGATATGGGGGGATTGGGTTTGCCCATTTTCTACCAATTTTTGCAATATACACTTCTTCGAAATTAGATATGGATGTATCTGGATTAGTCAATGTTATTATGTTTGTAATAGTATCGGTGGAAAAAGCATCTGGAATACCAGCAACAACTCGTTTCACATCTATCTTAAGGTAATATATTTTAGTTAATCTATCTGCCACAAAAGTTGGGGTTCCAACACCCCAAGAAAAAGAAGCATCGGTAGAATAGTTTCGTGTAACTTTTGGATCAGAGGGATCATTTGATACTAACTCAAATTTGTATTGTGTATTTGATGAAGTTCTACACACAAAAACAATGGTGGTTGGGTATTCATCAATCACATTGCCTGCCCCACCACGAACATCGTAATATGTTCCGCCAGTACTAACCATTGTTCCTAAAACAGGTGTTGGAATTGTGGTTGGAAAAATATTTATCCAAATTGGATTTGATGTATATCTTGCCCCATCCTGAAGCACAGCAGTAAGGTATGGTCTATGCGAAGAAGCAGAATGGTCTGCTGGTTCTTCATAATCATACACAAATGGTTTAAGCATGTCTGTTGTTGAATGTGGCAAACCACCATCATCAAAATCCCATATCCACTCTTTAACATCTGTTGTATTGGTTGATGTGTTAATGAATTCTATATTATCATTGTATAAAAAGGCTCTGACAGTTGTGTCTGTGCTTCCCTGTTTCCTAACACTAAACTTTAGAACCGGAACTTGCAGTATGGTTTTTTTGGAAATAGTAATATTTATGGATGTTGTCTTAAAGGTTCCATCTGCTGCTATTGCTTTAAGCTCCACTAGATTAACTATATTGTTGGTTGTATCGTTTTTTTGGTATGATACAGTTACATCCTTTGAGGTTGAAGAAGCAGGATTACCACCGGCAAATTTCCACTCTCTACTTGTTGTGTTTTCGGTAACGTCATGAAAAGTTATCGTTCCTCCGCTGCTTGGTAAAGACGTAGCCGTTGGATCTATATGTGGTACTATAACAATTGGAGGGGCAATTGGATCTGTGCCACCACCCGGAATTCCTGCAATGGCAGATAATAAGCTTCCTTCCATTCTATCCATGTTTCCCAATATCTCATTTAGGGTATCCGAATAGTCCACACTTTCTGGATAGAATATTAACTCCCCCTGATATGATCCGGCATAGTTGTACCATTGGGTGTTATCATTTTCATTTGCACTTAGAACAAGATCAATGGTAACAACCTCTCCACCTTCCCTGAAAGTAAAAACTCTCCTTCCACTTTGAGATTCACTATCGCTAACTCCTGTTGCAGTTATGTATCCATCATCATGACTTTTGCTAACAAGATATACCCAATATCTCTTTCCTCTTTCTAGTCTCTGGAAATTTATGCTTCCGTCCGATCCAGCAGGTTGTGATTCTGTGATGACATCCCTCTCAATATCAATCAAATACCCTATGGATGTTTCTGTGTTCAAGTTGACATCTAATTTACTTGTATCAACGCCACCGATTATGGATAAGTCTGGGTTCTCAACTGCGATGCCATAGCTCATTTTCAATAGCTGAATTGGTATCACCTTGTTGCTGTCGTTGTATAAGAATTCTCTCTTCAAATTTGTTAGCATCATACCACCTTGAATGTTCTTTCGTTTTCCGTATAGATCAAAGCACCGTCCACGTTGTATCTAAATTCAACCCCATAGGTACACCCTGTTATAAACCATTGTGTATCGAACATGATAAAGTTTTCATCCTGGGTATATGACACACCTTCCCAAGGTATCATTTCTGTCTTTAGGATTCCATCCTTTAGGTACACCCAATACTCCATTGTTTTCAATACGTTTTTTGTTGTGGTATAGTTGGTTAGGTTTTGTACTTCCAAAAACACCCTGGACCCCTGTTTGTATTCTGGCTTAATATCTGGGATAGACACATCATAATCGGATGGATCTATAACAGTAGAAGCATCGGTTGACCAAACAGAGGACACACTTTTCACCAATCCAGTTTGCACCACACTTGATGTATCCATACCATTTTCATAAGTAACATTCCAGGTATCTGTTATAATCGTGCCAGCACTAGCTGGTCCTGGTGATGTATAGTCAACATAATACATACCTTCCATCGGGTTGTTTATGATTGTTGCTGTCCAGCCTGACACCCCACCACTTGCGCTATAGGTAACAACCACGGAGTTAGCAGAGTAAACGTTATCAAAGGTTCCACTTTTCTTGGTGTATAGGTATAGTCGCTTGCTCACCCCAGTATAAATTTCATCTCTTTGGTCTGTTACCTGATTATCCCAATCAAACTGTATATATGGCAGGTTGTATGTGTTAGTGTGTCTAGTATAGAACTTAAGCACAGTCCTGGCATCTGCTGACAAAGCTTCCGTGTTTGCGGAATACATGATACCAACACCAAAATCTGTCCCGGTAAAAGCATTCCATAATTGGATTTCATCTGTTACATCACCGGAAAAATTCTCATATCCCTTGTCAATATGCCCACTAAACACAGTGTAAACAAAGTCCCCACCATCTGCTGCCCAATCGGTGTTTGATGTTGCAGAATACCAAGAAGCATATCCAGTGTCCATTTCATACCCAACAAAATCGTGTCCATTACCTTCATCCCAATCTTGCTGTACTAGCTTAACCAACAGGTTTACACTTGATGCTTGAACAGCGTCCGAATATTCAGACGACTCAAAGGTTGGATAACAGTTTGGTAACACCAAAGAAGCCGTTATTGCAGTTATGTGGGGGACCAAGTTTTCATCATACTTGGCAACATAATCCTCTGTGTCAAATCTCATCAAAAGTCTGGTTATACCATCGACGCCATACCACAACTCTGAAACTTCATTTCTCCCAGTATTATGGGTTGGTTTATTCTCCATAATCGTGGTGTTCTTTGTTGGGTATATTCTATATCTTGCCATTTATTCTCCAATGTGTTACAGATAAATATCAAACTATGGGCAATCTCCACTAACCGTTACTTGGAAATAATCCGAATATACAATACTCTCATTTCCAACAGCATCCTTAGCCATAATTTCTACCTTCCAAAAGTAATTTGCTGGTAGTGAAATTACACTCACAATATAATTCACGGTGCTTGTTAATGTTCCAGAATAAGCAGACCAAGAGCCAAGTACAATTTTGTTAAGTTGTGACCCGCTGCCATATCTAGTTTTGAAGTATATGGGTTCACTTGCAAAGGCATATACTGACTGTTGATCACCGCCGGCAGCACATATAGCATCAACACCACTAAGGGTTGGATCAGTCTCGTCTACAACCAACCTCCAACCACCACCAACACTCAAAGTGTCCGTTCCTGATATGGCTAGGTATGGCCAAGGAGTAATTGCATCAACCTTTATTACTGAATATGTCTCATAGTTTTCAAACACGGTATGAATGGTATCATCAAGAGTTGTTGCAGGATTGCCAACATCAATGTATTCTTTTGACACAAGCGCACCCGCAGCAGGCAGTCTTTCAGATAGACCAAACATTGTTGTCTGTCCAACCATATCACTAGCTTCATGAACATTTGCCCAACCATTTCCAGCCATTGCTATTGGGGCCACAAATCTTCCTGTGCTTGTATCATATGCTGTTGCCTGAAAAGCGATAAACGGTGGATTCAATAATGAATTTGTGAACATATTAGCCACATCATTTATTGCAAAATCCCAATTTGATTCACTAGCTGTTCCTGGTGTGTAAATATTGAAACCCTCCCACATCATACCCTCAACCAAATCTGCCCCGGCTTGATTGTATCTAACATAAGTTCCATTGGTAACAATAAGTCTATTTGCCATGCCACGTTCTGCAAACTCGTTCCTTAGTGCCTCAAGGTATGATTGGCAGAACAAAGCATAGCCTATTGATTCATCTGTATCTGGGTTCAACCCACTAGTATCCTTGTATGGTATGGTGTCTCCATCCATGTCAATACCAATGGTTCCCACACCCATGTAACAATTATCTCCAGCACAAGCCCAATTTGGGTATCCGTTATCTAACCAATCAATGAATATTCCAGTATATTCCCTGTCATTGGTAAGACCATCTAACTCATCAACAATAACAGCGGCAAGGGAATCAGCTATGCCATCATACACAGCATAAGGGTTTATGATCCTTGTGACTTCCGAATAATTCAAAACAATATTTCCTTCTATGTCACGCAACCAAGCCCCATATGGCTTTCCTTGTTCATTAATCATACGTTGATCGATTCTATCCATAGTGTTCCAAAGTCTCCCTGGCAGGCTCTCGTTGCTCCAGGACGCCCATTCTATTCTTGGGTGAACGCTTGTGTATATGATATTAACAAAATCTGGGTTTATCTCTCTGACATTATCCACATAGTCTATCCAAGCTGTTTCTGGATATTGAGGATCATATTCCCTAAAGGCATGAGTGTTTATAACGGTAGCATCATTCAAGGCTGCTGTATCATAGTCTATCGTAGCATCGGCAGAAAAATCTTGGTAGTGCCAATGAACATACGCTGGGTGCCCGAGGTTTAACACTGTATTATAAACAGTCCTATCGGTTACTTTTCTTGGGGTAGCAGCAATACTAACATAGGTTGGGTTCATGTGATGAGCCCCCCAATTCTTATCATCACTAGATCTCAACCACCAATCCGCAAGTTGTTGGTCTGGAAAGTTTTCATACTTTGTTCCATCATACCCAGGGGTAAAGTATATTCCCCCATTTAGCATACTTTGAAAAAGTCTTGCTTGGTTGTATAGCGATGGTGTGTGATACAAGTCCGTCTTTATTCCAGCAACCAATAACAACGACTGATTTTCTGTTGCTGGTGTAAAAGCTGTCCTATAAGATGTTGCCTTATCAATAACACTAAGCATAGATGAAAAATCAACGTCTTCAAAAAATACCCCATTGATATCCTTGGTAGCTAACAAAGAAGCACTAGGGGTTTCATGTTCAAACCTATCCCCACGAATGATAAGGCACCCAGCATTGTTCATGGTGTCCACAATGTTGTTTTGATATGGGTGAAAGTTGGCAGACTTTTCAGCCAACGTGTATTGGTCATAGGTTTTACCAAGCTCAAATGGATCAACCAATGTTGGCGTCAGCACAGAAATTGGTCCGTAGTCTTGCCAGTTATAGTCTGGAAAACAATACCCATAGGTCACATGGGCAGGCTCACCAAGATAAACATGAAGAGTATCGAAGTATGTAGTAAAAATGTCTGTTAGCTCTAGCTTGAAAGTTGAATTGGCAAAAGCAGATGGTTTGATGATATAGTTTGGATCAACAAACACAATCTCATTGTTTTCATCTCTCAACAAATAGGTGTTATTACTTTGTACAAAGTGATCAAATATGTCACCCTCAAAGGTTCCAGTTGGCTGTGACATCCAATCAATGTTTATGTATTGGGGATCGTACTCAACCAAAATGGCTCCCTCAAAGTTGTTGGCACCATTCCCATCCACAATATATCTAATCCACTCTGGGTGTTTGAATACGTTGTAAGGGTTGGTTATGATCACACCAGCAGAAGAAAAATACTTGACATTCTTGTCTCTCCATGCTTGTGATTTCCAGTTCATGTGATAAGTTGTGCTGTCAATAGACACATACTCTCTGTCTATGTCATGGATAACTCTAAGGTTGTAGTCCTGGACGTTACAACTTATGATAAACGACAAAACCAACAACCCGATCAAATATATTCCAATTTTTTTCATGTTACCCCTACTCTCTTTGTTTTCAAATCGCCATAAAAGACATACGCATCAAGCTCTTTTCCTTTTTAAAGAAAATTGGTTAATGGACTTTTCAGTCTTACACTTCGAACATATCTTTATCCACATTTCAAAATTAGCTCTCGGCATATATTTTACCTCAGTTTCCAAGTATTACTTCGCTTATTATTACCGGCAAAGACCCAAAGCTAACAGTAGCTTCGGCGGCAGGGGTTGTTCCAACCTCATATGTTCCTGGTTTTGAAGTCAATATGTTTATTCTTTGCACAGGAACAAATCCAACAGGCATGGTCATTGTACCACTATTGAACCCAACCATAATATCTCCATCCGATCTTATCACCTTAAACACTCCATCTGATATCTTTTCCACGCTAGTTGCATTTTCTAACATCTCTGCTAGGATAAAGTATGCCCAATATGATCCTCTGGCAGCATTAGCAACTGTCAAAGGAACCGCACTTGAATTGAGCCATGGTACATAAGAGTTGCCCCATGTCAATGTCCCACCCGGGACATATGGCTCTGGAGAGGTTAGTCTAAACCACAGGCTAAACTCAATGTCGTTATCTATGTTGTCCAGGTTCATTTCTATTGCATAATTGAATAGCTCATCGTTTGTGATATTTGAATCATATGCTCTGTTTGGTCCACCACACTCCAAAGATACCAATGGTTTATTTGGAAGAAGATCCTTTATGAATTCTATCCTATATGCGTTGTCTGATACTGGTCCGTATAGGTGAACTGCATAGTAATCATAGGTTGATTCATTCAACACCCTATAGGCTTCCCTAACCTCTGCCCTGAAAGCGTCTGTAATAAGATCGTTGATATCGATTATTTCAACATTACCAAGGTTATCTGAATCTCTTATCTCCCAAGAAATTCCGTGATCAAGATAAAAATTTCCACAGGCTATCTTGTTGAATGTTCCAGAAGACCAAGCCCCCATGATAAGTTTCCCACCAGTATTTGCTGCTTGTATTCCAGCGTAGGTTGCGTTGGTGAAGTCTATCAATTGCTCTGTGGTTCCTGCCCAACCACCGCCTTGATGCCCTTGGTTTGGCCACTCATTGGCTATAGAAAAAAATCTGTTTACCATGGACGCTCCAACTGGCATATCATTGACCCCATCAAAGTCATACCTCTCCACACAGTCAGTAACAAAGTCTGCCCAAACATTTAGATCAACTGGAACTTGGTTCAATGCGTCTTTTTCTGGATCAACAATTGGTGCTGCCCATGATGCTGTGTTGTCTGTAACAAAGGTCATCACAGCTTCTATCCCATATGAGTTAAGATAACCAACTCTAGTATCAAGTCCATCCCAATCATAGTTGTTGTCCGTTACTGGTTCTCTCAATGACCAATACACATCAATCCTAGAAAATTTTGCACCAGCGTCTTGCACATATGGGTAGTAAATTTCATCATCACCAGGAAACGCCAACCCCAAATATGGTGATTGAGTAACAACCAAATCACTGATATTCAGGGCGCTAGCACAGCTACTAGTCAACATCAAAACCAACAACCCAATCAAATATATTCCAATTTTTTTCATTTACTTTCCTGCTCCCTTGTTTTTCAAAATAATCTCTCCCAATTTTATGATCAACCCCTGTGGTAAATTCTCTTGCAGCATATCATATAACAAAATTGGAAACCATTCAATCTTATTCTTGTTTCTCAAATCAGCGGCATAGTCTCGTAGGCTAACCTCTAATTGTGTCATCTATTTTCTACCCCCATTCATTACATCCTATCTATAAAACTCCCTACCATCCAATGGTGGTTTTGGATCGAAAATACTTCCCCGTATTCCTTTTGCTGGGGCAGCCCATCCAGCAGCCTTAAAGATATTCCCCTCCATATCCACAAAGCAATGGACAGCCTTAGAATGAGGTTGCACCCTAACAACTCGAATGAATTTCTTCCCCCACATGGTTGTAAATGTTGGTGGCTCAAGACGATCATAATTCTTTTTGTAGTCTGCATCATGATACGCTTTAAGCTTGTCAAGATACTTTTCAAGTTGATCTTTCAATTTATTTTTATCAACCCCACCTGTTTCTTCATTGATACCAGACAAATTTTTCATCCTATTCAACTCTTCATCCAAATCAAAACCAAACAATGCCTTTTTTACTATGGTGTACTGTTGTGCATCTGTCATTGACCAATAGACGCTATCGTATGTATTTTTATCTCCATTGGTAAACAAAACCTCATCGTAGTTTTTTGGTAGAACTCGTTTATATTCTTGGGGCATTTTTGCACGTTGGAATTGACTCATTTTTTGAAATATACCTATTACAGATTGAGTAGTAGTGTCATCTTTACCAATATGATATCCTTGTTTTTTTAGGTTTTCAAGTATCTCCTTTGCATACTGATAAAACAGCTTCTTATGTTTTGGGTCAACTTTTGCTTCATTGATAGCAGCCAATTCCTTTAATCGTTTCACACTCATGTGTCTTTATTCCTCCTATGTAAATCATCATAAAAAACCAGTGTGTTAATCTCTTCTTTAAACTCATCCGGCTCACGATCATTCTTTGAAGTGTTTATTGAAACATCACACCAACAGACATTGTTTGGATCTTTTGTTAAACCTGGATATCTTGATATGGGTTTTATATGATCAACGGAAGCGTTGACCCCCATTCCATCATACATTTCCTTCGCAGCACCAGTTAGCTCCGATGCCCCTTTCTTTCCTTTTTTTTGCAGCTAAAGCTATGGCTGCTGCTTGCTGTTGTTTTTTAGATGTTGCTGGCATATTGGCTCCTTACCACTCTATCAATTAATTCATTTAGTGTAATATGGGAGATGTTTCCCTTTTTTCTGTTTTCTTTCCATGGTATAAACCGCAGGTTTTCTATGTTTCCAACAACACTTGGATCTACTTTATTTGTGTACCCATCATATATGGAATAGATGTGATCTAAATTATAATTGTCAGTTCCAATTTTCATTTTACCCCTTTTTTCGTACCCAACCAATTTTGATAAATTGTTTCTAAATGTAAACCTATAAACCTCTTTCCTATATTCGTAATATTTTGTTTTGTTTTCTATGGATTTTGTGTTTGCCTTTGTTATGTTCTTTCCAGCCCCCAAACGAGAGTGTTCTTTGCAACAATATTTATTCCACTTCCTTCCACCATTTTGCAATATTTTTTCATATACTAAGTTGTCACATACACCATATCCGCACTTCTTATTTCTTGGCGGCACAACAGAAAACTTACCCCGTAGTTTTCCAATCTTCGCTTTACTTATAGCTAACGATCTAGCCAATCTTTCTTCTTCTGTATAAGAAGCCCAAATTTTCTTATTAATTTTTGTTTGTAGTTCGCTTCTTTCTTTTTTTGATCTCTCTTCAAATCCGCGATCAGTTTTTTCCATTTTTCAACCTCCGCAATATAAATATATGGTTAGAGGTTAAAAACCCACAAATAGTGTATTATGTTATTACAGCACCACTTATGTTTTTTTCTGGATACTTGATTTCGAACATACCACTTTTTGGTGCTGTCAACTTGTTGTTAATTGGTATCATCTCAATTGATCCATCACCAAGAGTTATCTTACTAATTATCTGTGTGTTGCTCATTCCTTCTCTTGCATAGACATCACTTGAATAATCCCCGCCAACCAAATTGGAAAACTTGATACTCCCAACATTGACAACCCCAGGTTGCTTCCTCAACAGTTCTATAACTTGACTGATATATATGGTATCGTTCATCTGCCATTTCTCAATAGCAAAGTAATCTTTCAACACCCCTATACAGTTTGCAACAACAGTTTTCTTGTTATCTGTTTGAGTACATTGGACAGAAAACCTTATCCCAACATTTATTATTGTTCCATCATGAATGGTCACAACATCATTTAACACCCTGTAGTTCTTCAAGTAAGAAGCCAAGTTGTATTTCAACTGATCGTTCCCTGTGTTCTTTAGTTTGTTGTTTTCATCCAACCCCAACACATAAATCTTAGTGTTCTTTGATACTGTATCTGGTTCTGCGTATGATCTAAATATTGTTCCATAGTTCAATGGCAACTGTGAGACCCTACTCATGTAATCGTCAACTGTTACACATCTATCTTGGCTTGAGAAATGCTTAGACGCAACATGCTTTATTTCTTCTATGGTTTCAAAGTCCCTACCACCTATAGCTGGGATTGGGTTTGTTGTCTTCAAACTAGACACAACATCGGACAAGGTTTGTACTGGAACAGATCCACCTGGAACATACGTTACCTCATATGAATCAACCCTAGTGATTGTTCCCTGGGAAGCGTTTGTTTCCTTGCCCGCCCCTGTCCTGTATCTACAATGCATATACGTTCCGGCATCTGGAATCCTACCAAGGGAATCGTTGTTCAACAGAGTTGCCAAATTAAGCCCACTCAAACCATTGGTAATGTAATTATTGTAGTTGTCAAAATCTGTATATCCAGCACCAAATGTTAGAACACAGTCCCCATTTTCATCATACTCTTTTATGAACCTTCTCTCTGTATATTTCCAATATCCTTCCGCTCCACTTACAACGGACGTATCTACAAACACTCTTTCTTGTGGAAGAGAATCAACTTCATACCACACATTATATGATCCATCCTCTGACCAATCTGCTTCTGTGGTTGGAGAGTATCTATCGTCTTTGGAAATCATATCCCTAACTTCTGTTATGTTATAATCACCAGAGTTGATCTTCCACTTCATGTATGGTATGGCATTTGCGTTTGTAATTTCCAGGGAAACGATTTTTGATTCCCCAGCCATAGCTGCAACTCTCTTCGTTACTTTGTAGTTTACTATTTCGTTTTGGGTATTATAGATTGGTTCAATAGTTCTGTTATTCACACCACCAAGAGAAGTTTGCACACTAAAATCTATTGCTTCTATGACCTCATACTTCTGACCAGAGGTAGAAGCTACTCGCATACCTTCCCCAATCGTCAAAAGATAATCTGCATCGTACCCATCGCCGGAAACAGGAATCTCAATACTAACATCCAACATTGTTACAGCGGGTCTTTTACCCCTTGGTTTGTAGCCAAGGTTTTTAGCTAACCTAAGTACGCTGTTCCTATTCTGTGCTGAATCCAAAAACAATTCATTGAACTTTTGGTCAACATGGTAGGAGAGTATATCCCCAACATACGCTGGTATTTCCAATAGCATCATACCAACAGACGATTCTGAAAAGTCATTATACTGGTCTGGGTAGTTTAACTTGATGTAATTTTTCAAGTCAACCTTCAAAGAATCAAAGTCCCTATTGAAGTAGTTGAAGTTTATTTTTCTATCTGCCATATCTGTTTACACCCTTGTTTCTATTTCGATGAAATCTTGTATCGTTTCATCTCTCTTCAGAGAAAAGTCTATCCTAATATTCATGATGTTGTTTTCCACATCTGCTGTTTCACTTTTGAATGATACATTGTTCACCACTAATTCTGGTATCCAATACGAAACCTTGTTTATGATATCTGTTCTGATTGCTTCAAAAGTGTTATCATCCAACTGCTCAAATAAGTAGTTCCTAATCATAGTGCCAAAGTTTGGCATCATTAGTCTTTCTCCTACACCAGTAAAAATTAGGGTGTATAGATTTGACTTGTACTTGTCAATGGATGTTTTTGAAAGCTTGAAAACCCCATCCGTGTTTGTTCCAATGATGGGGTTAACAATGTTGAACGTCTTTTCTTTCCTGAATGCTGAATCCCTATTTTTCATGTGTATACCCCTACAACATAATTATCTTGACTTCACCCTTTTGTTGACTATCCCAGATTTATCGTCCGTCAATTCTTTCATCTTGTTCCTAGCATCTGAAAACCAATCTGGAATGGGTGGTGCATTTGGCGGGTGTTTGTGGGTCATCATTATGTTGACAATCCACTTGAGGATTTCTACAAGGGACTCACCATAAACAATTGATTCTGGCGTCCTGGTTGAACCCTTGGAAAACAGTTCAATGTCTTTAGCCAATACCCCTATCTTTTCCTCCAGGGCATTTAGGGATATTGATTCTGTTTCAGTTTGGGAGTTTGTCTTCAATATGTCACTGGTAATAAGAATGCTTCTGTCTTGTCTACACAAAACACAGTTCTTAGATTCCCCCCTTCCAACAAACCCTATGTCATCATCCCTTAGAAATTTCATGCTCTGCCCACCGAGGTTCCTTTGTTTTTGTTTCTAACCGTCAAACCAAGCTCATTCATAGAAGATTCGTATGTTTCCGTTTCGGTATTGTCTCCTGTTAGTATTGGTCCTATCCAAAATCTATCAAAGGCTTTGTTCCACGGATTCTTACAAAAGCAAAGGACATGCTCCCCAACAAGTGGCAAGCAATGGAAAAAAGACGACATAAAAGGAATGCACCATGCTAGTTCTTTATCCCTAAAGCTATTGTCTACTCCATCTATTCTTACCTTTATCCTTTTGCAGTTCCATGGATCCTCAACCGAAACAACTTTAGCATGGTACAAAATCTCTGTTTCCACCGCACTATTCTTGCTGGAAGAGTTGGCAAAGGTACACAACGATTGCAGGGTTTTATTACTCACTTTTTATCTACCTCTCCAAGCAATCCCCTATCTTTTAGCTCAACCAAAATGGCTGTGTATTCCTTCTTCAATTCAGAAAACTCAAGTAGCTTTGGCTCAATAGAATCGTATATGCTCTGAATCTTGTCTGACAAAAATCTTAGCCTATCCTTCAATTGGTTCTTTGACAGAATCTTTAGATCTCCCATTATAGTATGTAACCCTTTCCTATTCCAGTTCCAGTGTGAAACCCAGGACTTCCTTGTGTGGTCACTTGAGTTGTAACCATAACAACCCCATCCATTTTGATCTCTTGGATAATTGCCTTCATGATTTCTTCAACTAATCTAGCTGTATGAGATGGTTTCCCATCAACAGTTGAATCCATTCCAAGTGAATCCAATTTATCCACCACTTGTTGTGCAGCCTTTTTGTAGTCTAATGCCATTACTTAACCACCCTTAATCCAGACATGGAATCATCCACGGTCTTTTTCTCATTTTTCAGATCCTTAACCAAAGCTTCAATGCTCTCTCTTTCTTCATCGGAAAAAGCCTGACTTGTTGCCTGGATTTTAAGGACATAATCGGATAATAGTTTTGCAACCTTAATTGCATTATCCGTTGACTTTGAAGTTGAATCCAGGAAGCCCACAATGCTCTTTGCAAAGGGCTCAACTAGCAACACTAACTCCCCACCACCAAGACCACCCATCGTGTCTATGGCCTCATTTAGGGCGTCATGGTGGGTCAGGGCAAGCCTTCTGTCCTCTTCAATATTCATCAATATATAGTTCAATATGAAGACAATGCTTTCACTGTCCAATGCTAACCTTTTTTCACTCATTTTTTATATACCCCCTGTGGATAAATATTAGCTATCGATTTGATCTATCGAATATCTCTTGTATTTTGTGGAGGGACTTGGTTATTTCCTTGGCAGTCAACCCTGTAAACTCCCTAGCTATAAAGTAAAACTGCCTCTTGTGCTGTATGTTTATATCCTGATAATTTTTTAACAATGTCACAATAGCCTCTCCAAGTTTATAGGTGTTACTGTCCAATGTCAGATCTCCCTCTAAAGCCCTCTCAATGTCCTCTGCTGCAACGGAGATTAGGAAGGAAAGGGATTCTACCTCACCCTCATATTCGTTGCCCACAAACAATCCTTGCTCATGTTCAAACCCAACCACATCATCAATGTCAACAAAGGAGTTTATTTTCGTTTGGTTTTTGTTCTTTTTAGCAATCATGTAGTTTTTTGCTATTGTGCCATAATAGGAAAACGCCTTTGTTTCCAAATCTGGATTGTATCTATCCATTTTATAGACAACAAAAACCATACAATCCATAACCTGTTCAGAAACATCTTCATTAGGTATGCTTAACCTATAGGTGAACATGATGTTTTCAACAAGTTTTTTAAGTGGCTTGTATAGGGTTTGCTGGAAAATTAAATCTGCTTTAGCTAGATCCACATTTTTCAACTGCAAGTATTCAACAACAGCACGTTCTTCTTTCTCTCCCCAATACTCCTTCTTTTTGAGTTTTACCATTCTCTTTATCTCTCTAGTTTTACTCTATCTTAAGGGGCCTTTCTTCTTCAAAAAAGTATTCCCTTCTTACGGCACTAAGCCATTTTTCAACAATCTTCTTATCCAATTTCTTGTTTGTTTCAAAGGCACCATCATCTGACAAATAATGAAAATGAGTTGCCTTTGGAACCCCACGAACAATGGCACCGTTATATATCATCCTCAATGCCCACTCATAATCATAGAACACCTTGAAGGTTGTCTTGAATTTTCCCCACTCTTCGAAACACCTTGGTTTGATATAGCACCCATTGACAAACATGAAGTTTGATCTAAGCATCAAGTTGAAGTCGTATTGCCCATATTCATCAACCATGTTTGGAGCGAAGCAAACTTCATTCGACATTCCAAGCAATATTGGAAGGTTGTCGCTTCCATCCCCCTCTTTGCATATACAAGCTAGGGGAGCTACAATGTCTGCATCCTGAAAGTCCTGTAGGTATTCTTTAAGTATCTTGCCAGAATTTGGGGTAAGCTGATCATCGAACTCAAGGATGCTTATGTAGTCTGGAGTTCCACTCATAGACGCATACCCAAAATTCACCAACTCTGGATAAGATTTGCTTTTGGAGTTAGCATTCAACAACACGGCTTCTCCAGGTAAAATCTTAGTCTTCATCCACTCAAAAATTTCACTGTCGCCGCAGACAACATAAACGACACACTCAATTACTGAATTTATAGCTTTGATGACTCTCTCATCTTTTTTGTGAAGTGGTATAATGTATCTGATATCAAGCATCCTTTTCCTCCGTTTCTTCGATAATAGTTATCAAGTGTTCCAACTCTTTGATCCTATCTTCCCTGTATTCATTGTGGACTCTGATAATAGAATCCTTTTCTGCCTCTGGTGAATACAACATTGTTGCAGCTTCCATCGAATCCCAAATCTTTTGCGGGATATCATTCATGATATACGCTTCAACCATTTTACCCATCACCAAAGCTACCCTGAATATATCTCCGTTTGGGGCAAGCCAACTATTATCTCCACTCATGTACTCTCTGCCACCAACACCATCCCAGCCTACCAACAAACACTTGGATAACCAAGCCTCAATTGGTGCTGTGCCCCAAGAACTAAACTCATCGAAGTGGGCATAGAAAGCAGATTCACGCAAAGCAGAAGCATAATCTTCCCTGGATAGACCTTTGATTTCCTTGAATTGGATGAACCGTAGGTGGGGGAAAAGAGCATAGAATGTCTTGATCACATTGTATGACTTCAACCCACCATCCCTAGAGGGGATGAATGAAATTTGAAGCTTCTTGTCTGTCATCTTTTTCGGAGGGTAAAAATCGGCTGGATCAATCTTACCAACAACATTCTTTATCCTAAGAAATGGCATGATCATTTTCAGATAATCAGATTGGGTATTGGACACACTCATGCAATCATTTATCCCATAGTGGTTCCAAAGAACACCAGGTTGCAAAGCATTCAACACATAATACCAGTTCTGACAAAACACGATCCTCTTGCATGGTGCATTTTGCTTCTGTAGGTTTTCCATCAATTGAGGAAAGCCTTCTGGTATAAAAAAGAAATCCTCCATGTTTATTTGGAGTTTCCCATCGTCCAAATATTGGAAGATCACATCTTCAATTTTTCCGTCTTCCGTTTTTGGATAATACTCTTCAAGCCACTTTGGTTGAAACCCAGACTTTTGGTGCAAGACAACTGCCCTGAATCCATTTTGGTTCATGCAGCGAACATGATCGTATGTTAGTTTGACTCCACCAGATTGTTTTTCGAAATCTGGTAAGAAAAAGTAGCTTGTGAAACTACCGTCCTCTACCTTTTTGATAACCTCCCTAACCCCATCTTTTGTTATCGCCATATTTAATTATCCTTTCTGTCATAAAAGACATATGTGTCAAGTTCTTCTTTGAATTCATCTGGATCACGGTTTCCTTTTGATTTGTTTGTTGAATCATCACACCAACAAACATTATCCAAATCCCTTGCCAAATCTGGATACTCTGATACAGGCTTTATATGATCGATGGAAGCATTGACTCCCAATATAAGATCAAGTGTACTCCAATAACACTTACGATTTTGTTGTTCAAACAAGTTTTTCAGGTGTTCCCAATGTTTATTTGAACCAAGATTTCCGTAAGAACAACTTTTGAACCAACATTTTTCACAAAACAATTTGCTATTTTCCATCAATTCTGATCCGCATTTAACACACAGATCCATTTTTTTGTATTTTTCATACAAACCCCTATTGAGTTGGTTCATCTTATTTTTGTTGTTCTCTCTCCAAGCTTTACCAATTTGATTCACCTTATCTCTATTGTTTTCATAATATTTTTTACTATATTGCTTTATTTTGTCTTTGTTGGTTTCACGATAATTTTTTCTGTAGACCCTATTGTTCTCTCTCCAATTTTTTCCATACTGTTCCACTTTATCTTTGTTGTTTTCTCTCCAATTTTTCATGTAATCTTTGTTGTTTTCTTTCCAAGCTTTACGGCTCTCCTTCGCCTTATCCTTGTTGTTCTCTACCCAACTTTTGGTTGCAACACAATTACAATTCTTACACACATACTGCAACCCATCTTTGTTTCTCCTACTAACGTGAAACTGGCCAATAGGTTTTTCAATCCCACATTTAGGGCATACTTTCAACCCTGTTTCAAGATTAGCTTTTGACATATTATATCTTTAAAACTTTCTCTACCCCAAGCAAATTGTATAGCTCATCGAATTGCCCCCCAGCTATATCCAAATATGGACACTCTATACTAGAGTTGAAATCATAGGGCACCTTTATTGCTCTGTATATTGATAAACCGTTGTGTTGTATTTGTTCCGAACAAAACGCATTCAGAACCATTGGACAGTCATCAACATAAATATCAAAATTTGCGTCTATTTTTTCTTGCATGGTGGGGAAAAACGCAAACTTGTCTAGCTTGCAGCCGTATTTTGACAACCAATGCAAGGTTGCCGTGATGGACCTTTGTTGTTGAACAGACGCAATAACAACCTGGACACCATTTTGTTTCGCCACATTGGCAAAGATATTCAGATCATCAATAACCCTTGGGTGTACCCTGCCAGATTTACCAAATATCTCAAATGGACGTTCCTCATACATCCAACTCAACATTTGTCCCCTATCACCAAAAGCCTTTTCCAGGGCATAATACTCTGACTTAAAACACCCCAAATAGGTATCCACCTTATCAGGATGATCTATTTCCAAGAAGTATCCTATGTTATCGACTATGTTTCTTAGGGTTCCATCAATATCAAAACCAACTGTTATCATTTTACCTCCAATAAAAATACGGGTGAGACAAACTCCCACCCGCATATCTTACAACAAATATTACTATTTGTCAAGCTTTTTCAAAAGAAATTCTACAGTTCTTTCAAATTTTTTAACCTCGTTTTTTGTTTGGTATCTATAGTCAACCCCCTCAACCAACACTGGAATTGGGTTCAACATGGGTCGATATGCCCCCCTAGTTTCAGCATCATCAAACCAAGCGTGTGAACCTTCACAAGCATACCACAAAGAATGCTTTTGAATCAAAGCATTGGCAACATCATTACCACAAAGACTCGAAACACGCCAAAGGATTAAATTGATAATCCCCTTTCGTTTATCCCCCAATGGGTATTTTCCCATGATCTCTGCTATTCCATTGTCTGCCCTTTGGTAAGCTTCGATGTTCATGTGTCAACCAACCTTCTTTAAGTTTGTGAGCCTAATGATCTCTGCCCATCTGCTTATCCAATTTCTTTCCCCATGGGCATGTTCAAAGACAAATGTTCGATCTCCACGACCACGCAGTTTTGTGTACCCACTTGCAAGAGCCTTCGGAGAGAACGCCCCAAGCTTTTGTGTGCTGCCATTCTGGAACAGCAAAGCAATATCCCCCTGCCCCTCTTCTTTCCAAAGTGCAGCGTCTTGATTGTACTTAACAATCCACTTCTTGACCATACCCTTCAATTTACCATTGTCATTCTCGCCACCAATTATCAGAACAGAATCCTCTGTTAGTTCTTCCCCACTCTTTGGATCTTGCCATGCACCATCAAGAAAAACATAGCCATACCCAGCCTTTCTTGCCTCCCTAGCGATCTGCTTATTCAAGGCAATATTTTGTTCCTTGCTTCTCTCTTTGCTACGAAAAGCTGTGATAACCACAACAGGAATATTGTCGTTTTTAAAGTGACGATATACCCTGGACAAAGTTGTTTCATCTATCCCAGCCAACTCATTCAAATCCATATAGTCTCCTATTCTACTTCACAAAAAACAAACCCATTATCACACTCCATTAAATATGCCTTGGTGTACCCACCTTGTTTCAATTCTCCCTGATTTGAAAACCCTTGCTTCAACCACAACATCAATATCGTCTATTCCAGGAGAAATGTAAACAAAAAAATGAAGAAAGTTTGAGATTTTTTTAAGTTGTTTACACCAACTTACCTTCTTTAAGCCACTTCTCTGTTAGCATGGTTAAGCTCACAGGAGAAAACTTCCATGGGTCAACTCCAACATCGCATCTAAACCCCTTATCCGGCACAGTACCGTGTCTGTGCCCATGAAGGTGTATGGAACCATGACTCATGTTTCGCCAACTCTCAATTGGATAATGGAAGAGGACAACCAATTGCCCCTGGTCTTTTATCTCAAGGTAGGAATTTACAGACTTCCACCCATCCCAATTTTTCATATTCTTGGCATCATGGTTGCCAATGATGAAATGCTTACGACCATTGATTTGCTTAAGGATATCTTTAACTTTTTCCCCACCATAAAAAGACACATCACCAAGGATGAATAGCTCATCATTTGGCTTCACCTTTTCATTCATTCCAGAAACAATGGCATCGTGCATTTCCCAGATAGTTTCAAATGGGCGATTGCAATACTTGATGATGTTGTTGTGGAAAAGCCTTCAAAGGTGAAAATCTGCGGTATAAAATCTTTCGCTCATTTCACCAAACCTCCAATCTTTCGTCCAATTAACCAACCATTATTTAGAAATTGATCAATCTCATTTTGACGAATCATTTTTGTTTCAACCCCATTGTTGATCCAAACTCTATTTTTTATCAAACCCTTGTGTGTCCTTCTGCTTTCTCATCCAATCAATCCTATCCAACAGGATAAGGATCAATTCAACATAATCGTCCTGATCGTACTCCGTATTCAACACCCGATATCGCAGCTTGCTGGTTACTGTCTTCGGCATACCACCACTATTCTTTACTCCGATAGTTAGCTTGTTCATTATTTACCCCCCAAGACAGGATATGCAGTTTCCTACACACAATGCCAAAAATATCAAAACCAGCATAAATTCAACATCTGCCAAATCCCGCTTTGTCATTTTGCCTTACCTTTTCTTCCTTTTAACCACCCACCATTAGTGTATTCAGTTAATTCATCCGGGCGAATCATTTTTGTTTTATCATCTTTACATATCCAAACTCTATCCAATTTACCGTTCCTCAACTTTTCTTTCATTTCTTTTGTTCCCATTGCCTGCTTTGTTTTAGTACTTATGTTTCTTTTTCTTTCTTCTGAAAATGGAACCCCGGTTAATTTTTCTCGTATTTTTTCTTTGGTTTCAATTGATCGTGGTTTACTAGACCAAGGGCATTTTTTTCCTTTGTGTATTTTGCTCAATTTCTCTCTTGTTTCTTTACTATGGTGCTTACCCAAAAAACTTGGGATTCTATTTTCACCCTTTGTTCTATATTCTTTATCCATCCACTTTGCTTTTATTTTATCAGATATTTTTTTCTTTGTTTCATCTGCACACCTACCAAAAGAATTTCCGCCATTGTCAATATTGTAACCAACATACTCATCTTTACTATTCAACTCTTTAATCCAATGCTGCTCTTTCTCATTCAATTCTTCTTGTGAAGAACACTCGCATAGATTTTCACGAACAAAATTCTGTCTTCCATATTTTTTAATGGCAGCTTGTAATTTCAACCCCGATCCAATATATCGCTTATTGTTTATTGTTGTTTGCCCAACATAAATTTTACCATTTACCAAGTTTGTTGTCTTGTATATTATCATTGAATTACCTCCAATAATAAATATATCAAGGGTTGGATTGAATCTTATTTTTTTGGTAGAGTCTTCTTAGGAAATGCTCTTGGTTTCTTAACCCCCCTTGTATGCTTATCAGCACAAATTGATGCGACAAATGCATTTGGTTTTGTTACACATGGAACATGCAATGTACCCTCTACCCACCCCTTAACAGCATCATGGACTTCATTTGACTTATTCTCATTGTGAAGCCCAGGATCACTATTCACATCGGCATGAACCTCAAAAGGGATGTCCAGTTCTGTGAACAAAGGCTCAAGTCTTTGCGCCAGCTTAACAGAAATTTCAGCCTCCCTAAGAAGCCTTCTTTGCCTATTATCGTGCCTGTTCTCAAGGTGTCTGATATAGAATACCCTACCACCCTTACCGATACAATTCACATCGTATCTATGTAGGGCAACACATTGAACCATTGAGGTAAATCTTTGTCCAAGGTTTTGGCTATCCGTACCAATGTAGGCAAAGACAAACCCGCCAGTTACTTGAGCTATTTGGTGGGTTTCCCTGATTGCTTGTTCAATGTCATTTACGGGTTCACCCTCAAGGGTTTTCCAGCCATTTATAACCGACATGATTTTACCTCTTTTGAAGTATGTAAAACACAGCATCTCTTGTTGCATTCTCTGAAATTATGACCCAACCTTCATCCAAGCGTTGAAGCATTTCCTTACACGTTTTGCGATCATTATACTCATGAAACGGGAGTATATACATTACATGATGAAAAGGTAATTTTGTTTGTTCTGTCATTACTTTTCTCCTTTCACAACCTTACGGGAAACAAGCACAACACTTTCAACATCAGAATATCTTGCAAAGGCATAACCATTAATGTCCCTAAAATAAACAAAAAGATGTGGATTCCCATTTTTTGTATAACTGTACATAGAATAACCCACAACATTTGTTGTGTCACCATCTGCAAAGATCATGGTATAGGTATATTCTGTGTATGTTTTTGAACACTCACACCCACACAACATAAGCACCATAAAGGCAGCAAGTAACCACTTCATTTCTTTACGTCCTTTCAAATTTCCAGACTTCGGCACCATGGTATTTTGCCCTCTTGGTTCCTATGTCTGTCAACAGGTCAACATGGTTGACCCACCTTGCATTCATGGTATCCTTGACAACCCACCAACCGGAATAATCACCAACATCATCAATGAAAACCATATCCCCAAACCTAAACGGACCACCCCATTGCCTAAGCAAATTTCTGGATAAGGCACAATACCTATAAGATCCAGCCTTGTTAATCTTTATCCTTGTGCCGTCTGCCAATACATCTGGGTCCAAATCGGTTTGTGCAAGTAATGGTTGGTAAAGTGTCACCGTCACAACGTACTTGATAACATCAAGGTTTGACTTCGGTAAGACAATAACCTCTGGTTGTGATATTTCCACATTGGGTTTTACAATACCATCTTTCGGAAAGAAAGTCAACAGAAAACAGAAAATAATTAGAAAGATCAATACTAGCAACACCTTCTTCATGTGAATGCCTTTTCACCAGCAAAGATATCGGCAGGGACAAGAACCCAATAATTGGTAAAAACAGTTACCATACCATCCTCACCAACCGATGAAGTTATGTATTTTTCACCCCACTTCAATTCTACTTTATAAAACGGTGGAATGGTTGCTTGAACACCCCAATCCTTTATACAAATTCTTTCAAATGTTTTCATTTTTGAAACTCCCGCCAATCATCAATATCACCATAGGGGTCCGCTGGCAAATAGGGGTCTTTGTCCTCATACAACCCAAGCTGAATATCTCTAATGGTCTTCACCAAATTCAACACTTCGTTAAGAGACACCCCACCAAGCCCAACATTCACAAGCTTACGTCTAATAACCTCAATGTCCCTTCCGGTCAATGGCTTGATTTCTATTTGATCACGCTCTTCTTGGTCTACTCTCAAAGCCCCCCTCAAGACAACAAACATGGCAAAGTTTAAGATCAAAGATAAGACACAAAGCACCAACAATGCAATTAACATCATTTCACCCCCTTGGACTCTCTATACAGCTTCATTGTTTCAGGCACAATTGGTTCAATCAATTGTTCTATCGCCCTGGCATATTCCTGTATCTCCCATTGGGCATGTTCATCATTTCTCAACATCAAAAATTTCAGGAGATTGTTTAGGTCAACTTTTGCCTTAAACGTCACCATCATGTTTTGAGGTAATGCCATTCTGGCCTGCTCATTGCAAACACCATTGCCCAGCAAAAAATTATATGCCAAGAAGGAGGTATCAACAACATTTATAAGTGCTGTACACATCATTATATCATCTTCAAATTCCCCGGTTGACGCTTGCTTGTTTTTATCATCCTGGAATCGCCATTTTTCTGGGTAGTAAAATGACACATTATCTTTAGTGTATCTTCTACTTGTTTCACAATAGCTCCAAGTCCTATGTCTTTGCCATTGTCTAACAACAAATAATGGAGCCTTTACTATAAATGTAAACTCAACAAATTCAAATGGGCTTGTGTGCTTATTTTTCCATAGGTACGCTAACAGCCTCCTATCCCCAAACACTTCAGAAACCTCTCCCCTAGAAACTCTAGCCGCATTAACTACATCAAGATCCGTTCCCATAAATTTTTCTAACTCGATATATCCATTACCAAGAACAATCATTGTGGTACACCCCCAAAGATAAATAAAACAAGTAAGATGACAGCCAATACTGATAAAAATATCTGGTCAATGTGTTCAACGAACCATATGTCAAATGGCACTTTTTTTGGCCTTTGATCAAAGCCAAGAAAGTCACATAGTCTATCTGCCGCAGGAAATTCACCGCGTTTTGGGTGCTTTGGTTGATTCACATGGCATCTATGATCCCTTGCCGCAGCCTCAACCTGCTTTGCGGTTGGTCTTCTTAGTATCTTGTTCATAGGATCACCCTTTCAGCAAATTTAGCAAAGTTTCTCTTTGTGTAAACAGTTCTACCATCTGCATAGATCTCATTAACTATGGCCTTAAACTCATCTTGATGTATTATACTCAAAAAATCACAATATGTAGAATGCAGCAGCGGAAGTCTTTCCACCATTTGGTTTTCACTGAAAAATATGTGATTTCTTATCTTCTTTGCCCGATTCCTATAATCCTCCCTCACTAATTCAACAAAAGATTGCGGATCTGTGTCTAACCACATCCAAGCAACAATCTCTTTTACTAATTTTTGTCTTTTGATATTTAAGGTCACAAATTCATCAAGATCTTGTCTAGCCTGCCATGGTGTCCAACTTCCATACACCAAAAGCTCACCAAAAATTCCCCCAAGGTTGCACAAATTCTTGACGTTTGTGAGGTTTTTCTTGATTGTGCCCAAATTTTTGAACGGAACATCATCAAATAGCGTATAAGCTTCAGCATAACCATCTTTCTTTAACACCATTCGACTTGGCATCAAAAAATTATCATGGGTCATGGAAGCAACTATGTGCCCAAACTCATGGGCAACAATCCTTTTATTTATACCATCAATCATGCACTTGAACCTCCTAATTTACTACCAAGTATACAGCAAATCAAGAGGAATGTAAAGGATAAACTGTATCTTGTTATATATCAACCCTTTAGTATCTGATACATATCAGATGCGATTTGACATCTCATAATATGCACCCTACTTTCATCTAATGTTATCTGATTCTCTACTTTTAGCATCCTATTTAGCTTTTCTTCAACCCTTTGTTTCTGGGTTGGGGTTAAAGACTCGTAAAAATCACGAATTGTTATTGCCATATTCAATTACTCCCTCTGTATACCGCGTGTGGAGTAGCTTCATAGATTGACGATGGGGATATCCTGGTAAAAACAACATTCCCAATTGCATCTTCAAGCTTTTCCATGCCAGCATAGCTTAAACCAAACCTTATACCGTCCATTGTGGACTGAAAAACCGAAGAAGTTTCACCACGGTATGGAATTTCCATGGCAACACCCTCTATATTTTTGTCCTCATCCCTATCTAACTTCGCTTCTCTTGAAGCGGAACCCCTGTAGACCTTATATATCCCACCCTGCTTGTGAATCACTTCTCCAGGCGTCCTAGACGTTCCTGCAAATAAATAGCCTGCCATGACACTGTTTGCTCCTGCTCCTATGGCTTTGAGGATGTCTCCTGTGTATTTTATACCCCCATCGGCTATGATAGTGGGTCTTTCAGTTGGCCCCAATGGGGGCAACCCCTTTGCCCAATTGTAAACATCTGCAATAGCTGTAAACTGTGGTACACCACAACCAGTTTCTAGGCGAGTACTACAAAGCGACCCCGGCCCCACCCCGACCTTAATTCCATCAACCATATGATCCCACAAATATTTTGCAGCTTCGGCTGTAGCAACATTACCAGCTATGATTGGATAATCAATCGGAAATTTTTGCCGTAGCTTCCCGCAAAACTCCCCAACCATTGTGTGGTGTCCATGGGCAACATCAACCAAGAAAACCAACCTACTGTTTGACCCATATGATTCAAACACACCAACCACTTGTTCTGCAATCCACAAATCATGATCCTGACACCCAAGGGATATTCCAACAACCTTGACTTGAGATTTGAGTAACAACTTCACCCTCTCAATTAGATCATGTATATCATTGTTGAACCTATGGAGGAAACATACCCCACCATACTTGTTTGCATCTAACACCATTTCAACATCCGATATGGTGTCCATGTTTGCTGGAATAACCGGATGGTCAATGTATATGTCTGACACCAATCTTGTCCTAGTCGTTATATCAGCCCTGGTCTTTGATTGAGAAAGACTAGGTACAATTTGCACATCATCAAATGTCAACGACTCAAAAGAATTTTCCGTGAACCAACCTGCTGTTCCTTTTATCATGTAGCATCTCCGATCAGAATGTTTTTCAGTTTAGTATAGCACCTATCTGGAGAAAAGTCAACCACAAACCTAGCAAAATTTTCCTCTATGCTTGTTCGGTACTCTTCACTAGAGATCGGTATATCCATGTAGTATTTTAGAACCTTTGCTAAATCTTCTTTCTCTCTAAAGAAATTCTTCCCCCAGGGAACTATTGCCCTATTTGCTTCCGTGTCCCTAACCAGGATTGGCGTTCCAAGAAAAACGGCATCGACAACACTAAGCGGAACACCATTTCCATTGTAAGGAGAAATGAACAACTTGGACTTCTTGATTTTCCTATGCACCAATAAATTGGATTGTAGTCCATTGAACCTTACGTTGTTGAATGTCTCAAATGGCATTTCGTATGCGCTATATATGTCTAGGTTGTGATCTGGAATCTTTTCTTCATCCTCCCCTTGCCTCATATACATGGCAAAATAAGTTTTCACGACCTCTGCTATGTTGTCTGGATATCTAGTTGCGTTGCTCACAATAACAAAGTCGCCATTTTTTTCCAACACTTCCTCTCCACCCTTATACCAGAGAGATGGCTGAACCCTTGTTGGCAAATCCCATATGAAAACCTTGATACCCTTGTCACTCAACAACTCATACATATAATACGATTGACTTAACACTCCAACAACATCCTTGTTGTTCTTCACAAAGTCCACAAAGATTGGAACCAAATGGCTGTCAATAGACTCAACAAAAATCCAAGTTGGTTTTCTAGTTTGTAAATCGGATGATTGAAGAACCTCATCCCACTCTATCAATAGTGTATCAGCTTCATCTGGGTCTGCCACAACCTCCAACTCTTTGTCTTTAATTTGCCTGGAAACTTTCCACATCTGATTTCCCCATGTGACCCATGGATACTGTTTTGCTTCAATGTATAGTTTCATTGGTTGTTCCTTTCAAATAACATTTGCATTACCGATTGATTAATATCATGATAACGAATCCTCCAACCATCACGCAAGAGGATTGGTATTAATAACCTCCCTTTACCGGCATTCAGACAATCGGGAGGAATATCATCCAATAGAATTAAAGACTTATCACCCAACCACTTCTTGGCGAAGGAATATTCATCAACCATTTCTTGTGGGTCATCTCCACCGTCCAAATACAAAAAGTTAATATTCCTATCTAAAATCTTATCCAAAAACTCTACTCCGGTCATAACATGATATTCAATCACATCTTTAAACTTAATTGTTATTTGTTTGCATTGGTCTATACAATTCTCATCTATGTCAATTGTGTGTACCCTACCACCGAAATTTTTACAATACCACCCCCATGCGTTTGTTGCCCACCCATCTCCACTAGGACCACCACCATAACCCCCCCTGGTTGTACCAACCTCCACAAATATTGGGTCTTCTATGTGCATATCATGAAAAATTGTTAATGCACTAAAAAAGCTATCTCCACGCCCAATGTGTGTTATCTCTTTTCTAGGATCTGTAATCATTATAAACCCCCACTATTAGCCTTTCGAACTCCCCAAATGCCACATCTCTCTTCCACATATCTAGTTGGTGATCCCCAATGCTAGGGTAGCTTGATCCACAAATCAAACCATAAACATCATTCAATGCTTTCAACAAATGATCATCATCCGAAAAATATTTTGCTGTTCCTTGAAACACATCAACCATTGGTTCTATTGATCTAACCATCGACCAAGTATTAAGCAACGTAGACTCTATTGCTGGAAGACCCAAACCCTCCCCAATTGATGGCATGATGGTTAATTTTGAAGATGCTATAGATGCAACCAACACTTCCTTTGGCATATATCCCATAACCTTTATTTGCTTATGCTTTGGAATGATGGGGCTCTCTGGCCCGCATAACCAATATAACCATCCAGCTTTTTCAAAATCTGAATCAATGAATGCTTTAGCTGCCACATCTAGTTTCTTTCCAGGATCACCCAATCTACAAAACGAAATAATTCTGTTTTTCCTTGGTATCCCCCTTAGATCGTCAACCATTTCAGAGGAAACTTGACTTGGGTAATAAAACATACCAGCATCTATTCCTCTTTCTTTCAGTTGGTAAATAACCTTTTTAGAAATAGCTGTAACCTTTGTGGCTCTCTTGCAAAAAGATTGCACATAGTTTTCTATCTCTGGGTTGCCACCCAACCACTCTGAAAAGTCAAGGACATTAGCAATGACAATCTTTCTTTCCAAATGCCGCTCATTCAATCTCCAATTCCCTGGATCACACTGAAAGATAACATCGGCTTCATCTGCATTAGATACAATGTCAAATTTTGACACTTTTTCATAATCACCAACCCACCCCCAAGGTCCGCGAAAACCTTCTATGTATAGTTTCATTGTAGATAATACTTTTCAATTTGCTCCAACACTCTTGGGGGAACATCCTCAAGATTATCTGGGTTAGATTCCCATAGTTTGTTTCTGACAACGAACCAATTTTCCCCATATTCTTTTAGGGACTTTCCATCACAGTTATCACTATCGGCAAACTTGATTCTATCTCTACCCTTTGTCCTAAGATAAGACTCACTTCTTATGTGCCCAAAATGAATAATACTCCATGGTAATAAAACGCACTTGTCTTCTCTCTTTACAGAAAGGGTTTCGTCAACCAATTTCCCATTCATCTTTATCCCAGAAGTCATATCAATAACCCTATATTGATAATCTGGATAGCCAATCTTGTTGTACTTATTGTGTGACCCCTGCAAATTAAATCTCTCCAAAATCCCAACCTTGGAACCAGAGGCACACATCATTTTTACAATACAATCATTTGGCATCTCTTCAATGATTTCATCTGATCCCATGTACAAACAAAACCCTTCGTTAGACATTGCAATTGCTCTGTTCCATTGAGATGAAAAATCATCAAACTTGTGAACCAAAAGATTTACGCTTGGGTGCTTTGGTTTGAAAGCTATAACAAACTCCAATGTTCCATCTTCGTTTACTGTATCACAAACAACATTGACTTCCGAGAAGTTGTCCATTGCCCACTCTAACCACATTGGAAGTGTGTCCATACCATTTTTTACTATCGTGCATACAGAAACATTATCCTGCATTATGTATACTCAAATCATTATTGATCATTCTACCAACCATCTCTTTGAATGAGCAACTTGGTTTCCAACCCAATTTTTCCCTGGCCTTGGATGAATCTCCGCATAGGTTATAGATTTCCGCTGGCCTCATAAACCGTTTGTCGCAATCAACATATTTTTTCCAATCATCTATACCAACATGAGAAAACGCTAACCTTACAAACTCTTCAACTGTGTGGTTTTCCCCTGTTGCAACAACAAACTCTTCCGGTTCATCACAACCCAATATCCTAACCATAGCATCAACATAATCTGGGGAGTATCCCCAATCTCTTTTTGTATCCAAATTTCCAAGGGTTAACTTGTCTTTTTTCCCAGCCACAATCTGTGCTACACCATCTGTTATTTTCCTTGTTACAAATTCCAACCCCCTTCGTTCTGACTCATGGTTAAACAAGATCCCACAACAAGCAAACATTCCGTAAGATTCTCTATAATTTATTGTCATGTGATGTGCATAAACCTTAGCTATTCCGTATGGACTCCTTGGTTTAAATGGGGTATCTTCGTTTGCCATTACACCAACATGATTCCCATACATCTCACTAGTGCTGGCTTGATATAGTTTGGTGTTTGGTTTAACCTGTCGGATCGCCTCTAGTATGTTTAATACACCAATTCCATTCACTTCACTTGTCTGATTTGGGATTTCCCAACTTGACCCAACAAAAGATTGTGCAGCCAAGTTGTAAACCTCATCTGGTTGAGTGTGGTCAATACAATTAGCTAACGATTTGGGGTCTGTTAAATCTCCGGTAATAAACGAAAAGTGGTTATTTCCAACTAGGTGTGCAGAATTTTTCCTGACGGGTGTTGAAACTCTTCTCTCCATACCATACACCCTATAGCCCCTGGACAACAAAAGATCCGCAAGATGTGACCCATCCATACCATTGATTCCGGTTATTAATGAAGTTTTCATATTCTACTTCCTCCACCAATTATTTCAAACTTTGGGCATGGAACAATGAATTTCCCCCCATTGTTTAGATACTCTTTTTCCCTCTTCACAAACTCACCAATAAAATGCCAAGGTAAAACAAGCATATAATCTGGGTTGATCTTTCTCATTTCTTCTTCAGAGTAAATTGGAATGTTTGACCCAACTGTTCTCAACCCAAACTTAAACGGACTGCGTTCGGCTATACCGTCAACAAGTGTATCATTCAACCCGTACCATTGTAATAGTGTGTTGCCTTTGGTTGATGCACCATAACACCACATGCTTTTTCCTTGGGTCTTTATTTCTCGTATGAACTCCATCGTCTGTTCTCTAAGCTTACAGATTTGTTCATAGAAGTTTAAGTATGGCTCAACTGTTGTCATGTGTTGAGCTTCTTCCATGTTTAGTATGCTTTCAATTCTATATTGAGCAACATCCCTGAATGGTGAAGTTGCAAAATTGTAGTCACTTGATTTACATTTTCTAGCATACACCCTAAAGCTACCACCATTAATATCATTCAATTTACAATCCACAACCTTCATTCCAACTTGGCTTAGTAGTCTGGTGATCGAAGTCAAATTGTAGTAATAGATATGTTCATGGCAGATATTATCAAAGGCCAGTTGCCTTATCATTAGTGGGGTGTAACTCATTTGAATTACAAGCAACCCATCATCATCTAGGATTTTCTCAACATCATTGAGAAACCCCATTGGATCATCTACATCATAGAACATTGCTATAATTGTTACAATCTTAGCTTGTTTCTCCCCAAATTTTCCAGATCTATATGCTTCCTCTGAAAAGTAATCTTGGATAACATCATCGGAAATCGCCCTGGATTCCTTTGTGTATGTACTATCTGCTGGATCTACACCAACCCTTATCATATTACTTGGGGTGTATTTTAGAAGTGTTCCATCATTACAAGCAATGTCTAAGAACACATCCCCATCATCAATCTTTACCAAAGAAGGTAGCTTTTCTGCAATACTTTTCAACTCCTTAACCATTGTATCATTTATAGCAGACCTATACCAGTATTGGCCATACATCTTATTCGGATCAGTAGGAGATTCCAAACGTAATGCAGTAGTTTCTGGGTCAAACATCATCTTAAGTGGTTCTCTTCCACCCCTTGGTTTATCTCCTGGTTTAATAAAGTCTGAAACAAACAAATCTCCCAATGAGAACAACTCTACCATTTAATCTCCCCCCCAATATTACGCAAAATCTTAATACAGTCTTGATGAGCCATCGACGATGCAGAATACCCCAAACAATGAAAAAACCTTGGCCCAACCCACCAATCTTCCCACTCCCATTTTTCCACATTAACATGATTGCATGGTCTACACTGTGGCCCATATGGGCTCCAATTTTTACTACAAGTCTTTACATCTTTGAACAACAACCCATATCCATGGTCAAAAAGAATTTCTCTGGATAATACTCGCCTTGTCTCATCCCCCAAATAAGCATCATGTTCAAATGTCATCACATCAAATGTAAACCCGTTGTTAGTTAGAAGGTTTAAACAGCTTACACTAGCATCATCAACATCTAGTGATATGTAATTAAAATGCTTGCCCGGTTTAAACTTCAACAGTATTTTTACGAATGGATCTTCCCTTGAAACATCAACACAAAAACACGGTGTCTTCCTGCTAGAATTGTTCATAGCATCTGCTAAGTGTTGTATTGAATCAAATGCTAAACCAGACCACCCAATAGACTCAAGACTTGCTGTGTTGTTCCCAACTATGGGATCAGCACTACCCAAATCCAAGAATGTTCCCCTGTTGCCAAGTAGAATATGGGCAAATTGATCTTGCATTTCCATACTAGTATAGTTCATTGTAAAATCTCCCTGGCACAATCTATCACACGGTTTGGTTTCACCATGCTGCAACTGTTTGGGTTGAAAAACGATTTACCATTCTTGTTTTTTGGCTCAAATGCCATTGGGTTTTCAGTATGCCCCTTTACCCTATGGTATGTTAGAATGTGAATAGCTGGCATTGAATACGCCCCAATGATCCACATTGCGCCAGAATCAGAACCAATTACCAAGTTACACTCTAACGCCAACCGAATTTGGTCAAATAAAGATGTGTTGGTGTGTCTCTTTGTTACACCCGCAATAGTTGGCTCTGTGATCCAACCAAAGTGGTGGACATCATACTCTTTCAACCCAGAAATAACCGCTTCCCACCACTCGACTGTTGGGGATCTACTTGGTTCTGACCCATAATGTGCAAATGGAAAAATGGCAATACTTTTTTTCTTGGGAGCGTTGATTACCTCCAAGTTAGAGTACCCATGGTTTTCTGGGATATGAAGTGTAGAGATATCAACCCACCATTTTGTAAGAGTTGGGTATTGCTTAGATTCTGGAATGGTATCCCATATGCCAGCCATTCTAAAGTTCTGCTCAACGCTACTAATTTTATTGAACCAAAACAGATCATCTACCGAAGGGGCCTCATTAATTTGAATGTCACAAGATTCCTTCAAAGCTTTGTCGTTACTTCCAAGACTTTCCCAGCCCTCCGTAATATAGATTTTGTCTATGTGTTTTTGTGATATATAAAGTGGAGCAGCCTGGGAATTTTTTCTGTGGATTACCCAATTAACATAGCTGTCTTTGTGTTGTTCTTTGATGTAATCCAAAATAGTTAAACCTATTATTGTGTCACCTATGATGCCCGCTCGTATGCCCCAAATTTTAACATTGCTCATACTAACCCAAACCCCCATCCATCTAGGAACACATAATCACCAGGATCCTTGGGGTGGTTGAACATTTTTTCCGCTGGTTTTTCATACCTATTGGGGTACACCACAACTTCTTTTCCAGCGAAAGCTGCTAGTGTCTTTCCCCATGAATCAGCACCTATGAATTTTGAACAGCTTCGTATTAACCTAAATGAATTCTCAAAGTCTGTCACCCACACATCACCAAAGGGTTCTCCTATTTTTTCCTTGTCCTTCTTTGACCCAATCAAACAAACTCTTCCATACCCAGAATACTCATTGGCAATGGAGTTTAACACAACCCTTGGAATCTCTTTGATCTTTGTTGGATCATCGGCACCACCAAAAGGCTGAATGACCGTCAACACTTGCTCATTTGGTATCGGGAAAGCCCATGCTGGGTATCGTTTCACTCCGTAGTAATCAAACACATTTGTCTTTCCACACTCAATCCAATCTTCAACATACATAAACTGCCTTGGTGTTACACCAGACCCAACAAAATTTGGGTGTTGAACAAGAAGCTCCCAAATAATCGGACTAGTGTGAAATGATGCTCTAGGGTAAAACCACCATTTTTTCACCTTTGGAAACTGCTTGGATATCTCTCTGATTGTGGTTACATTGTTGCACACAAAAACAACATCTGTGTGAGAATCAATGTTATCGTAAAATGTTGCCATCAGTAAAAAAAAAATCACCTAGACCACCTATTCCAAAATAGAATTTGTTCTCTACATTTGCTAACAACCCTTGCATGAAACTCATTTTTTCTCCCATCGTTTTTTCTGGCTTAAACTCATTTTTAATCTTACTTCTTCTGATACTGGTTTCCTTTTTTTAGCAGCCTCACTCATTTTTTTTCTCTCATTTGGATCGGAAAAGCGTTTCTTAATTGCCACTGATAATGCTTCTCTATGAGATTTAGATTTTTTTCCCCCATATGAATTTTTATACCACCCACGTTTGCTTTTTTCTAACCTTGTTTCACTTATCTTTTTCTTCGTTTTTTCACTATGTTCTTTTCCATACATTCCATTTGTTTCTCCTGTTAATCTAACTCCATACATTGGGTTGTTTTCTCCAGAATATTTCCCTTTGGCTTTTTCGCTCATTTTTTTCTTTGTTTCTTCGCTGTGTTTTTTTCCATAAAATGGGTTTGTTTCTCCTGTTAATCTAACTCCATACATTGGGTTGTTTTCTCCAGGACTTGCCCCATCTCCACCAAGAGTTTGATTATATCCAGACCTAAATGTGCAATATTCTTCGATGTACTTTATTTCTAGTTTTCCAAGCTCCTCAAATAACAAAGTTTCATCAATTTTTTCTATGGAAAAATTTTCACTTCCATATTTCCTGATTGCTCTTTGTATGGAACAATTGATTTTTAATGAGTTTGCATCATATATGTGTTTAAACCACCTTTTTTCCATAGTAAGAGTTGTTTTACCAACATACTGTTTTCCATTTATTTTGTTTGTTATCAAATATATTACCATTTACAACCTCCACTAATAAATACTAGTAGAAAGTCTCCAAATCCATTATCATTGTATCTTTGCCCACCTTTCTTTTTCAAACTGGCAGGCTTGCATGTCCGCTTGGTGAAGTAATAATGCCAACCAAGTTTCCTTGTGTGCATAGGGTTTGTTTTCTGGGGTGTATTGCCCATCGTGAATAATAATGGCTTGGTATTCTTCATCGGTAAGCTTTACACCAAAGTCTGTTAGGAGTTTTACGGATCTGATTGCTGTGCCAAGATATATAAGACTCTCATTATGCTCATACATCATCCCAAGCTTTTCTCTGTGCCACTGTGATTCATTGGGGAGGAAGTAATCTTCATTGACCGTACCAACCTTTCCCAAATCATGAAACAGCCCACAGACAATGATTGAATCTTGGCTAATGTTTTTCTTGTTTGCCATAGTTGAAAGATTGGAATACACCCTCATTGAGTGTTCCAACAACCCACCTGGGAAACAGTTGTGGTATTCTAGTCTGTTCGATGCTGGGGCAACAAAAAACCTGTTCCCAATCTCTGCCATCAAGTTCTCGATAGCAATCAGATTTTCAGTATTCTTTATCCCCTTGACAATCTCCGTGAATTTTTCAGATAGCTCTATGATTCTGCTATCTTCCAACCTAAACTCTTTCATGACTTACCTTCCTATAACTTGTTTGTAACACACTCATTATACCACATTCACCAAAAAATGTAAAGGTTTTTATAGATAAACCCAATCTTTCCATTTTTTTGTTTTTGACTTTAATCTATTACTAATTGTCATTCTGGTAACACCAAACACCTTGCTTGCTTCATCTAAAGAATCAAACTGTCTACAACCAACAACAAATGACTTATGTAGTTTGTGATTTTTACCACGCATTTTATCTGAAAACGATTCTCTATCTCTTTTTTCCCAGGATTTAGAAATCCCCCTGGATTGTTTTACTTTGAACTCTAGGCTCTCCATTATTCTTTTTTGTTTGTGCCTAAATTCACTATTTCCCCATAACTCGTTCATTATCTCTCTTGCCCTATTTTTTCTTTTTGGGGTGTTTTGTAATTTCTTTTGCGCTTCACACAATCTTTTTTTTGTCTCTGGACTATTCATCCTTAATTTGTGTTTAGTTTTTGCTTCGTTTGACCATTCTCTTCCACTAATTCCCCCTGTTTCTAGGTTGTATGTGTCTCTGCGAAAAACCCACTTGTGGTCAACATATTTTTCTTCTTCAATCATTTCTTCGTATGAAAACAACTCAACCAATATCTCCCTACTAAAGTTTTGTTTTCCATATTTTCGGATTGCTTTTGTAAGCAACACCCCTGACCCCAAATACCCATCATTGAGATTTTTTGTTTTATGAACGCCCCTGTATTTTTTTCCATTTATCAAGTTTGTTGTTTCATAAAGAATGTAATACATCATGTTGAAAGTATTTTTCTATACCACTCACACCTTTCATTTGTAACATGCTCCAATGAATATTTTGGGTATACCAACTTATACAAATTTTCTGACAACTCTTTTCTCATTGCATCATCTAGTATCAGTTGCCGAATGTATTTGTGCCATAGCTTATGGTTTTTCCTTGGGTTGACCAACAACGCATTCTCCCTATGAGTTAACAACTGCTTGTAGACATACAAATCAGATGCAATCAACGCTTTTTTGCACATACCAGTTTCAATTATCTTCAATTCAGACTTGCACTCATTGAATGTGTGTTCATCTAGCGGTGCCAAGCAAATGTCCACATGCTTATAGTGGTTTCCATATTGAGTTATGGGAAGTGTTGTCCTTCTTACATACTGTTCTGGTGTTGCCTTACCATTGTCGTTGAATATGGCTTCAAATTTGTTCCATATGGACTCTTCTGGGGTTATTTTCCTTGTTCTTTCCTCTTTGGTTAGGGGATGTAATTCAGTAACAGTTCCCCTTGTGTCATATCCACACATAACAACCTGAATCTTACTAGCAATCTCCTTATCATTGAACAACACATTGAAAGTGCCCTTGATTTTGTCCAAATCTCTCTCATGACTTGAGCCACCAATCCAACCAACCCTAACTCTATCTGATTCTGTGGTTGGGTTTTGCCACATCTTCAAATTGGGATCAATAGCATTTGGTATGATGTGAACATTTTTGTTTATGGTCCTTCTTATGTGTTCTGCATAGATTTCTGTGGTTGTTGTAACCCAATCAGCGCACCTTAGATTTTCAATGATTTGGTGATGGATACCCTTCGCCACAACCATGTGATAAGCTGGGTGCCCAAAAAACGGCAGCCAGAAGTCGTCAATATCAGAAACAACAATCGCACCGGCTGTGCGAAATTTATCAGCCCATAGTGGGGTTGTTTCAGGTTCGGCGATGCGTCTGTGATAGTGGACAATATCAAACTCCCCTATATCGTCCTCTGTTATTGGTTGCATTAGTCTAATGTCAACCTCAAACTCTTCCCCATGGTTTTTTTGTATCTCTTGTGCAACCCAAATTGATCGGTAAGCTAATAGTGCCCAACACCATAAGAATCGCTGGGTATGATTAAAATTCTAATTTTGTTGGGCACTATTTGATCACCCACCTTTAATGAATCTGTCATATCTTTCATATAACTCTTCTTTCGTTATTGAACACTTTGCGTGCTTCGAACTGTTTTCCCCACGATATATTATGCTAAGATTGATAACGCAACCAATTATATGCGGGGGAACATCTTGTTTAAACCCCTCTAGGACACTAAAATTATGATCCAATGTGTATCCAGATGGTTGCAATATGTGTTTTGTTTGGATATATTCACTGTAATTTTCCAGTAAAGATATATCGGAATGCTTTGTGTACAAATTTACCAACTGTTTATATGCTTCCCATTTTGTTTTTGCAGAAAGTGGTGTCCAATATCCAGTTGACTCATGGTGGACCCTTATGCTATCTCTATTCTTTTCGTAAAAATTTTTTGATGCATCTGCGATTTTCATTAAACCAGGGTGGCATTCTTTTGTTAAACCTTTATTCCATGTGTCTAATCCAGAATGAGCGCAAGGTCTGCATTTCCAATTTTTATGCCGCCTTGTCCAATATCTTGGAAAAACTCTAATTAACCCACAGCCAACACAAGTTGCAGTATACATCTATTCACCCCCACACAATAAATATGCAGTTGGGGTCATTTTTGCTCTACCAATAATCAGTAGTGTTCATATTATGTGTAAATTTTCCTCTCCATGAAACTCGACAAACTTCTTTATGGTGTCCCTTGTGCCATGTCCTGGATCTCCAGGGGCAGCGATGAGAACATCCGAAAACTTTGCTATATCCGTGTTACAAACAAACCCAGCACGCTTACCGTGCGTTTTCCAATCAGCAGGAAACTCAAGGTATGGTAGTTTACGATCAAGATGGATGTAGTGGGCAAAGCTATCCGCACCCCTGGAACAACCACCAGAGCATATCCAATCTCCTGGTTGGTATATCACATCGAACACTTCCAGAATTTTCAACAATGTATTTGGGTTCTCACGATTCCTAGAACCTACAATACCAATGATTTTCCCCATAACCTACCACATATCCTCACTGGTTAAAATAGACCCAATCAACTTTTCCCCAACTTGACCACTAGATTTAGCAATAACCAACGCTTCATCACGCAACACAAACCTACCACGACTAGTTAAAAATCCTTGACCGAAAGACCTAACTGGTATACCAGTTTCATCGAATAGCATGTGGATTATGTTGTGGTGCCGATTTGGTCTTTCTAGTGCGTGAATTTTTCCGTTTAGCTTTATGGCAGCGCACTCAATTATCTCATTCACAGAACACATCCTCTCTCATGTAATCAATGACTGATCGTAGGAGATTCCAATCCCTTGTGGCATAGGCTTCCTCCAACATCTTTATCCACTCTTCTCTTTTTCTATTACCAATGTCGGCATGTATGGAACTAATAATGCTCACCTGTAACCAACCTTTCAAATAAATGGGGGGCAATCATGTTGCATATCTTCCGCTCCGCTCAATTACCCCCGCTCGACTCCGCTCATGCTACTTCCTTAACCACCAAAAAAGATCGATCAAGGAAAGAGCCAATACAAGTTCAAACCCAAGCATTTGACATCACCACCTTCCTTACTTCAGCATTCCCCTCACTTGAGGATTTTTCATTAGCCTGTTAACAAACTCATCTATCTCCTGTGGTGTTTCTAACTTGAAGTGGTTGCCATGCTTGTCTGTTATTTCTTCCTTCATGGTTGCCTTGATGATTTTCTTTAACCCAGCAACTTTGTCTTTCTCAAACTCAAGGTCTATCTCTTTCTCACCAATGATCACATAAGGCATTTCTGTTATTATATCATAACTCTTCTGTCTTGTAAAGTATTTTCCCTCAACCAAATAAATTTTCTTGGATCCAAGTTGCCTGTACATCTCATAGTTCTCATGGTACATCAACCGATACATTCTCTCTTCTGCTGGAGACAACCTACCCTTTTCTTTGAAGTAGTTGTATAGCTTCACCTTTTCTTCTGGCGACATCTTTACTATTGTCTTTTGTTTGATTGCCTTCATATGCTCTTGTCCATTGTCAACACTCAAACCAACACTACTAAGCCAATCTTCCCCCATTCCCTTTAAAGGCTTTCCTGACAACACATCTTTGATTGGATATAGGATAGAGTTCTTAGCATCGTTGAAAAAATCATTTACCCTTATAGCTTTTTCCGATGCTGCTTGCATTCCCTCTGCGTTTATGTATTTACTTGCATTGGTTTCGCCCTTTCCTTTGATGGCAACAATAACATCTTTGGCAGGAATTTCAATTCTCCAATTCAATATGATGATTGGCCTTCTTCTTTTTCCAGGAACCATATCACGATTTTTGATGTGACCATTGTGTACTTCCTGTATGTCCAGCAACACCTTTTTCAAACTATCCCTGGGTGGATAAACCCAAAAACTAATCAGCTTTTTTTCAGGCCAAAATCTTCCTGGATACTTGAAGTTTCTTCTACTCCTACCAAGTTCCCGGTGGGTTGTTCCTTGATGTTCACTAACCTTCATTTCACCATTGAGATATCCGAATGCATAATTCTCTTTGGAATCCCAATAAAAGGAAACCTTCTTTGCCTTCACACGATCTGGGTTTTCTTTGATAATCATTTTAGTCCCTTCATCTATTGTTTTCAGTTTGGTGTAATACTTTGGATCCTCTTCCAAATGAGCAAGCACAATCTTCAATAAATCAAGATTGGAATCAACCACATCAAGTTCATCGTCTGTATCGTGTTCTTTTTCTACACCAATACCCATCTTGATTTGATCAAGATCAAATTCGTCCATTCTCTTTTTTATGCTTGCTGGAATTTTCATTGGGTGTTACAACGCTTTCTGTCATAAAAAACCAACTCATTAAGTTCATTTTCAAATTCACTTAGATCACGATCATTTTTTGACTTATTTGTTAATGAATCACACCAGCAAACATTTTTCAGGTTTTTTGCTAATTCTGGATACCTTGATATTGGTTTTATGTGATCAATGGAAGCATTGACTCCCAAGATAAGATCAAGCCCTGTGTAGGCACACTTATGATTTTGTTCTTCAAACAGGGTTTTTAGATGTTCCCAATGCTTTCTTGAGCCAAGGTTGTTATTGGAACAACTTTTGAACCAACATTTTTCACACAATGTGTTACTATTTATCATAAGCTGTGACCCACATTGGGTACACAGGCCAGATTTTTTATATTTTTCGTATTTGTTTCTTGTATATTGTTTCATTTTATCTTGGTTGTTTTCCATCCAAGCTTTTTGGCATTGTTTCATGTGATCTTTGTTGTCTTCTCTCCAAGCTTTGTTGTACTGCTTAATCTTATCTTTGTTAATCTCATAATACTGTTTTATTTTATCTTTGTTGTTTTCACTGTAAATGTTACCTTGGTTGTTACAACAATTTTTGCACCAACTATTCAACCCATCTTTATTTGCTTTCTTAGTACAAAATTGCTCAATAGGTTTCTCAATCTTACACCTTGAACATACTTTCGTTCCTGTTTCAAAATTAGCTCTTGGCATTTATCGCTCCCAAATTATATTTTTTTAGTAGGTTCTCGACATCTTCGTCTGTGTGCCCAAATTCAGATTCAGTTACAACTGGACCACCCTCTTTGGCGAACCATTCTAGTATTCCAATGCCCCTTGTGATATCCACCCTATCACTAGTTTCCTCTATTGGGGGCACCTTAACCTGTTGTCTGATTTCTTCAATGTCACCATATGGGTTTAAGGTCTTCTTTTTTGTAGAACCAAACTTTGGTGTAGAAGAAATGTTCTCTTTTAAGGACGGTTTTGCTATTGTGGTTGGCAGCTTTTGTGCTTCATTTATTGTCAATAGCACGGATGGTAGTGCTTCAATTAGGGCTTCCTTTATTATGGCCTTCAGTTCCGATCTTTTCATTGCTTACCCCCTATACCAGCTAACTCCAACAACCTGTTTTTCTCTTTAACATCTGCTGTTGGTTCCTTGGGTTCACTAGACAACCCCAACGATTCCATTATCAGTCTAACCTTATCTTCAACAAACCCACCCTCATTGATTTCACCATAAACTAGGTCATGCTGTTTCATCAAAAAAATAAGCTTCTTGTCACCCTCTTCTAGCATCTCCAATATTACTTCTTTGATTACCTTATCAACATCTAATTTTTTCATGTTACATCTTGCCCCCAAGTCTGTTATACAGAAATGTGGTTTCCTCGACAAACTTAGCTTTATTGTTTGGGTGAACTCTCTCTGAGGTTTTGTTTGCTGACAAGTACAAGGTTAAGAACCCATCAAAATCAACACCCTCTTTCACCATTGATTTGTTAACCACCAAGTATGAAAAATTCCCAACTGAAATTTTGGTTACAAAGCTACTCATTTTTCTTCCGCACCAAGTTCCATTTTCCAAAACCAAGATGGGATAACTATAGAGCTTGTGGTAAAATGGTTTGTTCATTAAGCATCACCCCTGTATTCTTTGATTAGATCCATCACAATGTTTCCTGGGCAGGCTGGCTTACCAAAATCACAATGCCCATACACACTAGTCCTGGGTAAGGTAAGCTCCTTGGTGAGATGATTCAAGAGCCCCCTCAAGCTTCCTAGTTGTGCCTTTGTTGGTTCTGATTTTCCAACATGACCTGGACCAGTAAAATCTCCACACAACATAATTCCAATAGACGTGGTATTCTGACCAGCACAATGCCAAACAACATCTGTGTGATCGTTAACCTTATACACTGTTCCATCTTTTTCTATGGTGTAGTGATAAGCTATTTTTGGTGCCCCACCTTTTTTCAAATGGGAGTCCTCACTAATATGGTAGTTGTTAGTTGCAACAGTTGTACCCTCTGCTAATTGCTGGTGGTTAATTATCTTCTTGATTCTACTTAGATCCCTTTGCCCCCAGATATGAGTTTGCCCGCTGTACTTTGGGTTAACAGTTAGTTCTATTTCATTGATTTTGAAGTCACCAGATATTGCCATAAGCTTCTCCTTGATTGCCACGAATAGTTTTATGAACGCAAACAATGTCATACCCTAACCAACTTTGCGTATTGGAAAAATTGGTGGCAAAGCCACAACGATAACATCTGCATCTTCCAAACATCTAACTGTGTGTTTTATGTTATGGGGAATATACAAACAATCCCCACGCTTTAAAATGTTGGTGTAGGAGTTACTTACAGATATCTCCATTTTTCCGTGTAGCACATAAAAAAATTCAGAAGAGCTATGGTGACAATGCTCCCCTAGATAATACCCAGAGTTAATTTTTGAATGAAAAAAATCATAACCCTTGTCTGTCTTGTTACCAATAGACACAATCTTTGCTCCATCACCTATTTTTTTTTTAAGTGTGGGGGTATCCATACAATGAAAATCAATGTTTTCTATACCAAATTCATCTATTAGAGATGTTATATCATTGTCCCATTTTTCATACAAATCTTCGAATCTTTTGTCAGTTGCAAATCTAAACTTTGCTAATTTATGCAGGGCAACTTTGTAGAAGATAAAAAACATAGTGATACCGATTATACTAACCACAAAACTAGTCATCACAGTCACCCCCACTCTTATCCTTGAATTTTTCTTGAGCCATAGCAATAACTACACCAAAGGATTTATTACACAAAGATATCAGTGAATCCAATCTATCGCTAATTCTATTCATCTCATTTTTCATATATGCAAAGATAAAATAAAATGCTACCCCAGCAGCACCATATTTTTCTACAAGTTGACTAGCAACATCAGCAACATTCAAGTCCACCATATTCCACCCTATTCTTTTTTGTCGTCAATAACATCTTTGAGTTTTCTACGAATAGTTGAACCAAATGGGGCATCGTATCCTGCAACATTAGCTGTTGTATTAGCTGGAGATTCTTCGTCTATCAAGTTATCATACATATCTGATACAACACTTCTTATCAAATCCTTTAACTCTTCTTTTGTCACCTAAGTAAATCCCCCATTGATACATCACACAGATAAATATCAAACAACCCCACCAATGTCTTGTACTATTTCAGCATCGTGTATCTTGCTGCATATTAAATACTCCTTACCACCCCCAAAATTGGAGTTTGACGCCAATAAAATAAGGCTCCCATGGGAGCCTTCGCATCTCCCTAAAGCAACCTTAGCCCCATCCTTGTCTTCATTTTTCAATCTAACTAGTATCTCATATTTATCCTCTCCGACTTCTACTGTTTCCAACATCGGCACCTTACCCCCATTTTTTTGAGAAAGTCTATTGGATCTTGAGAATAGACCTCTCCATACACCACTCTAGTTATGCCTGCATTGATTATCATTTTGGCACAAAGCATACAGGGTGAAGTTGTCACATACATAGTTTTATCACCAGGATGATTTTTATCCAGTTTTATCATGGCATTCATTTCAGCATGAATACAGGTACACCTTGAAGTACCAATCATCGGTAAACTCACCCCATTGATTGTGCTTTCTCCACAATATTCGCAGGAATCATTATCATCACCTGCGGCACCGCCATTATAACCAATAGCCAAGACCCCCTCATTGTTGGTTGGAACAATAACACACCCAATTTTCCTACCTGGGATCTTGCAGGTTGACCGGAGGGCAATTTTTTGAGCAAGCCCCATCCATATATCGGCCCAAGGGGGGCGACCGCTAGAAGTCACCACAATGGCTCCCAACATATACCCCATCAAATGTAAATTTACCGTATTGATCCTCAAATATGGGGGAGAATCCATGTTTTAGACCAATGGAAACCATTTTACCATCTTTTTGTATGGCTTCCACATTATCTTGTATTGTTGGAACCCAAACCGATACAGATTTGCCATTAATAACATGGCGTTTCTCCATCAGCCTACTTGGATATTCATCCTCAATAGCTTCCATCGCTTCTGCTTTTCCATCATCAAACCCTTCTTTGTATGCCTCATCAATTGCGTTTTCAATCGAATCTTGATCATCATAATTGACATTTGGGTAACTGTAATACCTTCCCATTTCAAACCACCTTTCGTTTGTATTCCTTTAGCACAGACCGAATCTTGCTCCACGATACATTAAACTCTACAGAAATTTTTCTGTATGATAATCCCCCCTCCCTCAATACCAACATTCTTTCCATTTCCAATTCTGTAAACACAATTGTTCTTGATTTTATTAAGTTCTCAATATGTCTTGAGGATTTTTTCTTTCCAATCAAAGAATCACTAATTTTTTTTCGTTCTTCATTTGATGTAAATCTTCTTTTTGCAGAAATAGATGCAGATTGTTTAAATTTTTCCAAATTTTCGGGTGTTATTTCTGCCCAGCGTTTTATTTGGGCTACCCTCATGTTTTGTTTTGCTTCGTCTGTCATCTTTTTTCCAGTATTCGCTAAAGTTAATCTCTCCCCAAACGATTTTGGATATTTCATTCCAATATGGGATCGACTAATTTTTTTCTTTGTTTCTAATGATGGGTTTATGGTTCCATTTTTTCTTTTTGTTTCCAAAATTTTACCAATGGTTTCCCGAGTCATTTTTCCAACTCTACCACCATGATCGTTATTATATCCAGACGCATATGAACCAAACTCGCCAACATATTTCTGTTCCAATATATTCAATTCTTCTCTTGTTTTCCCACTACATAAAACTTTCCAAGTGAAATTGTTTTCCCCATATTTCCTAATTGCACAATGAAATGTTGCAGTTGACCCGTTTTTTGCAGATCTAAGGTGCTGTTTTTTTCTAATATCCAACTCAAATTTTGTTTGACCAATATATTGTTTTCCATTAATTAAATTTTCCGCTATATAAATAATCATGACTTACCTCCAAAAAATAAATATCACGAAGTCATGGTTTTATATTCATCAAGTATCGGTTTTATATAACTAATATGAGAAAATTCTTTTAATGGCGTGAACACCTGTTTATCAAACACCAAATCATAGTCAATCTCAAAGACATCCTTCCTCTCATCAATTAAGTGTAGGTCTTCCTGCAACAAACAAATTGCCGTTGTCCTCAACCTTGGTTTTTTATCATCTTCAACCTTGGATCTTATGTAGAACATCAATGGGATATCCCTGTATGTAATATTTGTTCCAAGATGTTCATTGGCAAACTTAGCACCCTTTACATGCTGGGGTTTGTTCTTAAATTTATCAAACGGCATCCCAAATTTCTTGAAGATACCCAATGATTCTGGTGGCAAGGTTTCTATCTCTTGTCTTAAGTCAACCAAGGTTTGGGTTGTCAAATTTCCCCTGACAACCAATTCAGTTATCTCGTTCATCCTTGCTCTCAAGAATTTTGGTGTATCCTTTCGTATGATGTTCAACCCATGAATGTACTTCTTTCCGCTTTCACGTTCTATTCCATAGTACCTCTTCTTTGAATCCCCAAAATAGATAACCTCAAGATCCTTTTCATATTCAAGTTCCATCATTTCATATTCGGGTAGGGGATATTTGTTGTACCTTGGAATAAAGACCTTTTTGAGCGTCTTATTGAAAATCTCCACCCAAGATCCTATGTCTTCATTCGATCTCCCAGATTGTTTAAAAAATGATGAGTCAGTGTCGGCATATATGACTTCAAACCCATCCTGATTGAGATTATCCATTGCATAATTCAAAGCTCTCCTAGCAAAGAATGTTATGGCATCTGCAACCTCAATCTTATACAGTCTAAAAAACCTAAAACCAAAGGTTCCATAGGCAGAGTTCAAAATGATTTTCAATGCATACTGGTGCTTGTCTAGCGCATTAAGTTTAACAGGATCCTCTTCTGTTTTCATCAATTTCTTTATGCGTCTACGTTCCCCATACATCTCTTTCAGGATCTTTGGGAGTACCCCAACCCTATTTGTGTGGGCATAAAACAGATACCGTTTTCCAACCAACTCATCACTGTATCCAGTATCAACATACTTCACCTTTTTCTTGTCAAGCCTTTCGATAATCTGTTCAATGGTATACCCATTTTCTTCTGCCTGTGCTTGCGAACAGATAAAGGTTTCCGGCGACAAATTGAAACTCATAACTGTTGTTGGGTATAGTGATGCATAGTCAACCAAACCAATGTCACTATACAACCCCGGTTTTGGATCCAAAACAATGGCACCCATGTAACTTTCTTTTTCAGATGGGTTTTTGGTTGGCAAAACCACTTGCCCACTACATTGCGACATGATATAGCTGTCCACAATTGAAGACTCGTTCATTGCGCTGTCAAGCGTTGTAATATTTGTCATTTTCTGGACCAAACAGAACAGGTTGAATATTCCTAACCTATCATCAATTTCCTTTAGAATCTCAACATCCCTAAACCCATATCGAATAAACCCTGGATAATCATCTTTCCAGTTTTTCCAAGTTACCTCTGTTAACTTTTCTATATCTGGATCCTCAATTATCTCAACTGCTGCCGTAGCTAATTTGTTGTTGGATAAATTGTAGTTCATCTTTTCACTGACAGCAATCAACATATCAATGTGATCAAGCCCAACCGTGTATGTTGCCCATTGTTGATCCCTTGGTTTCTTGTAACAGTTAACCAATCGGTCAACCATCCCACCACTCTCCCTTATGGTGTTATACATAGGAGACATTTGGTTGTAATCAATGTGCAAAAGCTTACAACGATTCACAATGTATGGAAGATCAAATTGAGAAGACCACCAACCTGTTACAACATCAACGCTGTAGTCTTCTAGGAAAGCAAAAAACGAGAGGATAACATCTTCCTCATCCTTGCAAAAGACAATTATCTTATCCCCAGACTCTTCAATCTTTGTTTCCTTAAGGTTTTCAGTTTCGGTTTCATGCCATGTGAACATGACATATTTTTTTTCACCGGATAGATATCCTTGAATGGAAGTGATCGGTGCCTTTGGATTGTCTGGACCCATAAATGTAACATCGTCTGTGAATGTTTCAATGTCAAAATAGAAGATGTTTCTATCCTTGGCATCTGCCCATTCAAACTTTGTTGTCATAAGGTACTTGAACTCTGGTCGAATATCCGATTCGTATATGTAACCTGGATAGAGTTCTGCTAGAGATAGTTTTTCCCGAATGCTTGTGTATTCTACCTTAACAACGTTCTTGCCGAAGATAGACTTATACCCAACCGATTCTGGTATTTCCATTCTAGGAAACCTGTCTAAATTTCCAACCTGGGATTCATCAAAGTAGAACCAATCCCTAAATTCGGATTTCAGATGAACCCGCTCACCGGAATCTGACACACCGAACCTATGGATAACCCAATCGCCGTAGGAAAATTCAGAACACACCCTTGTTAACTTCATTGATTTCCCTCATCCACTCTATTGCACCACAAGTTGGGCAAATGTGTTTGTGCCTATCTTTTCCACGGAACAAATTTGTATGATCATATTTCATTTTTCCCTTACGGCAAACCAAGCAATACTTCAAAACATTTGTGAGTCGATAGTAGTCAAGACGTTGATCATCTTTCACCCAGGACATGGAAACCCATTTTTCTTTTGTCCCCCTTACTGTGAAGAAATCAGTTGTGAAATATCCACCCTCAATCCAGCCCACTGTTTTCCACCACTTACGTTCTGGCCCAATTTTTTTGGGAAGCCAAAGAAACTTTCTCTTCAGCTTCCTCTTGTGGTTTGGGTATATGGTTTGTTTCATTTTCAAACCCCTTGCTTTCCAATCTTGTTTCCATCATCATTGTCTTCTTCCCTCAAGCATGATGTTGAGATAGACATATTATCAAATGCACTTCTAGTGCCAACAGCATCGGCAGCATAACACCATGTAAATGATGGATTAAAACCATATGCACGACTTGTGGCAAAGGCATCTTGGTTAGCTGCCAAGAAAACGAATTCCCAATTATGGCAAGACCTTTGGTGACTCACCATATCGTTTATCTTTTGGGTTGTGAATTCCTTTGAACAGTTCTCTTGCCCATCGGTAAGTATAGCACAGATAACCCTTGGTCTGCAACAATTATGTTCCCCCGATCTATGCGAATCATAGTGGTAAGTTTCCTCTTCAACTTTCTTGTTAACCATGTTGATCGTCCTACCAATAGCATCATTCAAAGCAGTCATACCCCTTGGAACAAACGATGCATTGGTTAGTTCTCTTGCCTCTCGAATGGGTACATGATTGTAAACACACTCATACTGGTCGTCAAATTGAATCATGGTAAGATATGCATTGCCCCCCATTTCTTTTTGCTGCCTCAAAAATTCATTGAACCCACCAATGGCATCCGAACGAATGTCAGACATACTCCCAGACCGATCCAAGATAACCACGATTTCTACAAACTTCTCTTTCATTTTCTTCTCTCTTTCCTGTTCACACCAACAATCATACCAATTTCCCCATTGATCTTCATAACTCATGTCCCTGTACTCCCAAATTTTCCCTCACCCCTTGGAGTATCATCTAGCTCTTCAACCAAATCTGGTAAACCAACCCAACATGGCACAACAACTAGCTGTGCAATCTTCTCACCAATTTTGTAGGTAAAGGGAAGCTCTCCATTGTTGAACATATGAACCAACAGTTCACCCCTATAACCAGAATCAATAACACAAGCACCTATTGTAAGCTTATCTTTTGTTGCCCTGCCAGATTTCTCTTTGACAACCCCAACATAACCCTCTTGAATAGCCACCGCTATTCCTGTTCTCACAACCGCATCTTTACCAGGATGAATACAACCATTGCTTATCGTGTAAAGATCCAACCCAGCGTCACTTGGATGCGCTCTTGTTGGAACGATAGCACCATCTACCAATTTCTTGACCAGCATAGAACCCCCTTGTTTGGTAATGTTACACTATTTCAGCATAGATGTAAAGGTTTTCCTTCACTATTTACCACAAAAAATGCGGAAGCCTTTTCACCGCACCAGCATTTCATGTTTTTTTCTAGTAAGACATCTCCAACAGGTATGATTATAAGACGTTTACACTTTGGACACAAATACATCATTTACTTTTTCTTCCGATCAGCATATCTCCGTATGCGGGTTAATCGTTATTTATTGGTTACTTTTCCAACCTATATTTGCACAACCAAGTCAGTCTTTTTTGGTATTGGATATCTTAGACCATCGTGTTTGTATGTGGTGGGTCCAGATTTAACAAGGACTATATCGTCACCTTCATCTGGGTATCTAAACTTATCCCCAACCTTCAACTTTGAAAATGGAACTGTATCATTTTTCTCAACACCCTCTTTGACTGTTTCAGCAAGGTTCTTACCCCTTCGCATACGGTAAGCAACCCGTTCTTTGACTGTCCTATAGCTCTTATCCAAGGCCACAACACTTATGTAGGGTTTCCCATCTTCCTCATTCAACTCACTGGAAACATGCACCCCAACATAGAAACCAGCATCCTCGTATACAAGGTAAGCACCTTTTAACAACTTCTTACCCTTCTTGAAATTTCCATCTCTTTCAAGTTTGATGTTGTTCTTAAGATCCTTGGACAATCTTGGATCTGTATAATGCAATTGGGTTATCCTCTTCAATGAGGGATAATGCGCCTTGAATGATTCGTTTACATCTATTCTTTTCATGCTGCTTACCTTTCTTTCGGTCAATAGTTTACCATAGAACTCTCTTTTTTCTCTTACGCTGGGCTTCCTCAAGCTTGCCCGCATATACTTTCGATACCCTTTACCAACTGCATACCAAGCTGTTTTCTTGACAATGTTGTAAAACTCTTCGCCATCCACACCTGGAAACGTCCTTATTAACGTCCTTAGTCTTTTTATGTACCATTTTGATAAATAGTTGGTATTTATCCCCTCTATGTATCTTTCTCCATCATCATAGAACACCAGGAGCAATGGTGATTTATCGTTTTTCCACCCACCAACCTGTCCAGGTCTTTGTTTCTTGCCATAAACAAACGACAATATTGATCCGAATTTGTAGCTCATGTTTCTTTTTTATCCTGTATCTTCTCAACTAAGTTTTGGTTTTCTACGTTATAGTATATGTATGTAAATATATTTCGAAAGCTCGAACGAACATACTTTCTGTATCCCTTGGTTATCGCAAACCTAGCTGTCCTCCTAAGGATATGGTAGAACTCTTCCCCATCAATACCAGGAAACCGTTTCATGATTAGCTTTAACTTGTGAACATAAAACCCAGACAAGTAATTCATATTGATACCCTCAATACGATCCTTTGGCATATCATCCCAGAACACCAATAGGTTTGGTTTCCGGTCCACCTTCCAACCACCGATCTGTCCTTGAACTTGCTTGTTTCCATATACAAATTCAAGGACTGTTCCATACGGAATTTTTTTCACAATAGAGTATGACTTCCTAATCATACCTGGGGGGATTGGTCTTCTATATTTGATTGGAGCAAGCTCTGGTTTCTTGGCAAACTTACCCCTAACATCCCTGGCAACCTCTCCAGTGATGACAACCTTCTTGGTAAACTTACCCTTGACATCCCTAAATGAATGTTTGGCACGCTTTGGCTTGAATGCCTTATGTGGTTTTTTGGCTTTCATTGAACCTCTTCACAATCTCATCCATGTATGCTTGTTGCATTTTTTCAGCAAACTCATGGATTTTGTTCTTCCTATGGTTCAAGCTTTCTGCTCTTAGCTGGTGATTTTCTTTCTTCAATCGGTTCCTCTTTTGAGCTTTCTTTTGCTTGATCGCCATTGAGTGTTTGTTCGGCTTTTTCATTGTATACCTCCAACAACTTGTTAAAAACTTCCATGAACATCTCTGAAAAATTTATGTTGCCTAGATCCTCTAGCACATACACACTAGGAATACTTATCTTCCGTTTGGTGTAGACTTCCCTCTTTACCTTGTCTGGTCTTTTTGCTGGCAAGGGTTCCCCTGGAAAATCTATGACCTCATTCCCAGCATGAATGGTTGTGTACTTATCCGTATCAGACTCTAGTTCCTTTAGTTTAAGATGTTGGCTTCCTCCTAAAAATAGTACCTTCATTTTTCTCCCTCCAATTCAATCATCAATATCTTAGCGTGTTCCAAAATACTTTCACCCTCTGGAACGCAAAGTATTTCTCTTAACTCATACAAAATTTCTTCTGCATCTTTTTGTGGTTCTACCATATCATTCCATGTAGGTACGATACCATTTCGCACAAAAAAATCATTTTCAAACATAATATCCTCCATTTCTGAATCGTCTTCTTCAAAGAGATCATCGTACTCTTTTTCGAAGTTTGGGTTATCTTCTAGGGCACACTCCCATGAACAATACCCCTCTGACAATGGGTGAAGACCACGATTCCACCCACAACTACCACACCAATGAAACCCCTCCTACACCTTTTGCATTCACTCATTTTTATACCTCACATGATCCTGTTTTGCACTCTTCATTAACAACCTTAACCAAATCTTTGTTCTTAGCATACAACTCAACATTCTCTTCTGTTGTTGGTATGGCAACCAATGGTTCATTAGCTCTTGACCCAGCACGATACAATGTCAACCCCTTCAAGCTATCGCTGTAATTCAATATCAACTCCATCAAATTATGGTAGTCATAGTCCTCTGGGAGATTTATGGTGTTGTGCGAAACTATCCCATCTATTAGGTATGAATGAGTATCTTCAACTGAAATATCCCACACCTGTTTAACTCCAACACATTCTATTGACACCACCTTTACACAAGTAACATTGGAATCATAACCACTATACCCAAGATTTTTCAAGGATTCTTCAACCATAAAACCACCACACAAATTCATGGACCTCTTAAAATTTCTTCTCTTATACGATTCAGTGGTTCCAACCCCAATTAATTCAACCAATTTTTCTCTATCTTCTTCCTTAACAAACCTCTGAATCCATTTTCTACCTCCACTTGGTAACTTGTGGCTTTCAATTGGAATTAAATCACAACCATCGTTATAATATATGGAAATTCCATAAGACTTATTTGATTTCAACCCGGTCTTAACTTTCTTTTCCCCAAAATAATATTGGTATCCCAACCCGGCACAAATAGAAATGCATTTCTCAGCTATGTCTTTTGAATACCCCTCATAAATCACAAGCTTTCCGGTGTCATTAATTTTGTATCCATCTAAGGTTAAGCCCCTCAAAAAATGTTTCTTCACAAGATTATTTGAACACATAATTTCACCTGGGACCACCTTGTCTACACAATTAGAACCAAATTTATCTCTGAAGTGTTTAACCATTACTCTTGAATTTATGTGGTGCGACTTAACACCAGATCTTTTGTCAACCGAAGTTTTCGGTTCTACCCCAAAACACTTAACAAAAAGGTTGTCAATCAATTCACCAACAATATGATTTTTTTCAACTATACCAACAGAGTTTTTATTTGTATATCCATCTGCTAACCACATACCAAGAAATAAGGCAAAATCTTCGTCCATATGCGTTGGGTAATCTTTTACCCAATTGTTTGGTCTATCAATTTTTTTGTATTCAAACAAATTATCGTTCAACATTGGCGTTGTATTATAAAACACCCTATCTCCAATATCTAAACTTGTTACCCCCTCCCATCCGTTTGGTGTTTTAAATTTGTGGTTAAGAGAACATTTTATTTCTCTTCCGTTAGAAAACTTAATAGAATAGCATTTTTTTCTTCCTCCATTATATACACTTACAACTTTTTTCATACAGCCATTTTCATCCAAAACCATAATCCCATCATGTGGAGTGGTAAATGTATCTTTTGGAATGTTCTTTGTTTTTGCTATATCTTCTATTTTTATAGTGCCGAAATTTGTATTAATTAGCGTTCCTTCGATGACACATTTGCTTATTGCCTGATCAACATAATCCTGAATGGCTGCTTGAACCGCAATGTGTTCCTCTGGGGTTACATCATAAGCCCCAACGATATGCTCCCATTTGTTTCCGCTATTAACAGCCCTTGCGAACATTGGGTCAACCACAATCTCTTCTGCTATGACATTATCAACTCTATACTTTCTCCTATACATAGGTGAGAAGATTGGTTCAATCCCGCTAGACGTTCCGGCGATCATGGATATTGTCCCGGTTGGAGCTATGGAAAGAATAACAGCATTCCTTATCCCGTACTTCTGTATGCTCTTCAAAATTCTAGTTGGTAGCTTCTTCACAAAGTTATTGTCTATGTATTTCTCATAGTTAAACTCTGGAAAAGACCCCTTGGTTTTTGCTGTATCTATACTTGCCTTGAATGCTTCGTTGCGTATGGTTGTGAACAACCTCTCTATGAACTCCAAAGACTCTTCCGATCCATATCTATACCCAAGCTTGATTAGCAAATGGTGAAGACCCATGACACCTAGACCTATTCTCCTAGACCTCTCTGCTACGATCTTTGTCTCTGGAGTTGGATAAACGTTCATGGTTAGTACATTGTCCAACATCCTCACGGCAATCCCGATCACCTTTTCCAACAAAGACCAATTCACATCATCCGTGACTTCATCATACATCAACCCAAGGTTGATGCTTCCCAAGTTGCAGTTTCCATCATCGGGAAGCAAGGCTTCTGTACAATTTCTTGTTAACACCATACTATATTTGTTGTTTCCATTTTTATCAACTGTTGGATTACCAATGCAGAAAAAATTATGGTGTTTTAGTACATTCCCGCAATATACATCTTCAACACCTATTTTTTCAACAGACACAACCCTATGGTTGTTTAAACCATTTAAGTCTATATGATGAACACACTCATCTGGTCCAATTTTAACACCAGTTCTCAATTCTACTTGGATATTGTGCTCTGTTCTTCTATTACCACTATGGGAAATCCAATTATAATATTGGGATTTTGGTTTATTCCAAAGTTTCTGTTTCCACATTGTCATTGAATGTATTGAATCGTTATTTTTCAATTGTATACAAGTTTTCTCTGATCCATCTTTCATTATGAATTTGTGTTTGTCATTTACATCTAAGTATGTTCCATCGGAAAATGAAACTCTATAGATGTCATTCATTTTTCCAGTTTTCCGTATGTTTTCCATTTTTGATATTGATAGACTTCCATTGTTGTCAACACAATATACGTCAGTATCCTCACCAATTTCTGATAATTCTGAAATCTTAATTGGATCTCTCCCATCTGCAACGGCAACCAATGTATCCCCAACTACACATGGATTGCAACTGCTATACTCTTCAAAATACTTGGTTGCAAAATTGTTCTTTATGTTATCGACAAACAGGAACCCAGGTTCACCGGACTCAACTGCATTCTTGCAAATGGTATCCCACAACTCTTTGGCTTTGATGTTTGTCAGACCAACCACTTCAAAGGTATCTTCCCAATGAAGTCTAAAGAAATTTTCTGCTGTCTTCAAAGCAGTTTCTTCGGATGTGGCAACCACATAAATTTCGTCCTCAATACCCTTAGATGTTCTCTTTAGCAGATACCTATTGAACACCTGCCCCCTAAATTCAAACACCCAATCCTTGTCTGCTTTCACAGCCTCAAAAAACTTATTGAAGTAATTCACACTAATATTGTGGTTGTTCAACTCATGCAAAGTCAACTTTACATTCAAAAACTCTTGAACATCGGGGTGTGGTATATCCAGGTTGGCTATTAGAGCCACCCTCCTGCCCCCACCCGACTTTATCTCATTACCAATGGCATCTATCTTCCTTATCTCTGAAACGACTCCTGGGGCAACCCCTTGGACACCCTGGATAGGATCCCCCTTTGGTCTTATGTTGCTGTAGTTTGTTCCAACTCCCCCACCAAATGTAGAAATTAGATACATATCGTGCATAAGCTTGGCAATAGAGTGCCGGTTGTCCTCAACATCCTTGCAAAAGCAATTCAACAAACCACCAAGTCTTCTGCCCGACCCATACAGAACCCTTCCACCTGGAAAATAATAACCATTTGACAAAACCCAATTAAACCTCTTTTCCCATATAACCATATCTCCATTGTGTTCTGCTTTTGATAAATGATTCGCTACCCTTCTTGCTACCTCTTCCCATGTTTTTTCTGTTGGCAATGCGTATCTTTGTGCCATTATGCTCCGTTGAAAATCACTCATCTCAAATTTATCCATGGTCTAATCCTCCAAGTCCTTCAATAAGGACGCTATATCAACGGAACCACTTCTTAATATATTGCTGCTGTGATCTAGCACATTTCTTACTGCCGTATTCACATCATGTTGCCGATCCCTGTTTTCTAAATCTTCTTCATCCAACCCAACTTCATCAATTGTAAAATTCATGCAAGTGGTGTCAAATAAACCAGTAAAGGCAACCTTATCTTCACCCATTCTACTCTTGGCTAAAAAGTAACAAGCCATACCCAACTCTCTTAGCCTTGGGGATCTTCCAATAGAAATCACTAGGTCTGCCGTGAAAGCCTTTGCCAATGCTTCTGATATTGTCTTCAAAGCAACAATAGACACATCCAAACCATCACGATTAGTTTGTGTAGCAGACCATAGGGGCAAAGATTCCTCTCCTGCCCACCCCCTAAGCTCCTTTATTATGGAATCAATCTCAAATCTGTACTCACCATATTTTCTAGTTGGTTTTATCAAATCAGCATAATCAACAATTATCATGGATGGATTTATCCCCATGGCCCTAAGTTGCGCTAGGTGGTTTTTCAAATCAGCAATACTGGAACCCATAGTTGGAAATTCTTTGATGATAATTTCTGGTTTATGCACAAATCTACTGGATATTTCCTGTACCTTTGCCTCAACTTGTTTCCTATACTTTCCATCTGCATCCAACATTAATTTGGTCAACGGTATTCCCGTTATCTTTGAATCCAACCTCATACCAAAAGGAATCTCTTGCAATTCGAATGAGTATATGAGGGGGGTTCCCCCATTCATAAAACAAGCATACGCAAGGTGAGCAAGCATAAAACTTTTTCCAACCCCTGTGCCGCCCATGATCAAACCTAATTCTCCACTAGACAACCCACCAGCAATATACTCTTCGTCCAACATGGGAAAACCAGTTGGTATTGGATGCCTCCTTGCTGTCGTTCTCCCCAAAACATTTTTCACATACATATGTCCTATGTCTCTAGTTTGCCCGACCATCAAAGCCCTCTGGACTATCTGTGATATCCTATCATAGTCTTCCTTGTCCAGCAAGTTAACCGACTCAAGAATGGCTCTTTTCATGGCTTGTTGCTTACAGAACTTAACGGTTTCCTCAACAATGAATTTCTTGTCCACACCATATTCACGTTTCGAGATATCATTAATCTCACCCAATAGATATTCCCTCTTGATTTCATCTTCAATTTTTGTGTTGAATATGGTTGTCAGGTTTTCGAAAGATGGTATTGTTGTATACTGTTTGTTCCATTCAACAATTGTTTGAATCATTACACCAAAATTTTCGTTGCTGAAAAAATCTGGCTTCAAGATATCTAAGACTTGTAATGCAAATTTTGAATCATTGATGATATGATATATGATTTTTTTCTGAAATGCTTCTCCGAATTTTTCAAACGAATCCATACAGTCTACTTTCTCTTTTAGGTGTCAAAAAATCCCACCACCAAACTCCATACAAGCCTAGTGGTGGGATCTACTGTGTTCTACTAGTAACTATTCAACATCCTAAAATGTTGCAACAAACTGCATAACAATTGGATTCAACCCCTCATCTAGCTTGTATTCAACCGAAGCTGTTACCCTTTCAGAAAGGTCCATGTATGCGCCATACACCCAAGCATCTGGGTTGTAAACAAATTCAGAGTATCCATTGATGATATCGGCATTGTCTCTCACATTATAGTATCCAGCAAACAACCCAACCTTATCAAAGATCCCTGGGCTTGTTACACCCTTTGCCCAAAAGTTTCCATTGTCAGGCATATACTCACCCATGAAAGACAAGTTTGCAAACAACGATTCATACTTGAACAATCCCCCAACCACAAAACTCCCGTATGTAGTTTTCAAAGAGTCAACATCGTTGTAGCTAACAAACACTTCCAACCCATCTTCAAACAAATTCACACTTGTCTTGACAACGTACTCTTCTGATCCCTCAAGGTACATTCCTTCTACAGAAAGTATATCATACCCTGTATCCAAATGTAAACCTTTTGCAATAAAATCTCCCCTTGGTGCCGTAATAAACACGGACTGATCCGGTCTTTGCATATGCATGAACCCAATGGGCACAGCCTTTTGACCAATGGCCCAATTCAAATCGAACAGGCTAAACTTGATGTTAGCTTCCTCAAACTCTAGTGTGTTTAGGTCTTGATTCCAAACACCATAAAGCTCAAAGGATTCTGCATTGCACCACCCAGCAACGTAGGTAAGATCTGTTGAAAGGTTCTGTGCATCGTTGTCTACATTAACTGTAGCATCAATAGCAGCAGTACCACCAAAATCCCCTGCCAACACTGGAAAGGCACCCATCATTGCAACCACCATAACCAACAAAATTTTCTTAATCATGTTTCATTCTCCTTTGTTTGAACACCAGTTCTGAAAATGTATGTTCCCAATCCTCATAGTATTTCACTTGATGGTTTAGTTTGTCACCCAGGAACATCATCCTCAATCTGATATCGTTAAATCGTTGTGGTTTACTGTTCACCAATTCATCAATTTGTTTCTTGGCTTGGAGACTGATATTAACTCTTGTCAATTGCATCAATTCCCAATTAGCCTGTATCAAATCTTGGTTGTCAACCACAACCTGATATTTGCCCAACATTTTCCCAGCGTTACCACTGTCCAAAGCGTGTTGAGCCATGTTAACCAATTCCGTCACGTTCTCAATCTTTTCTATAGAGACAATCGGGAACATTTTGAGATAAGTCTTTTCCCCTATTCCCTTTACACCAGAAATCCCATCACTCTTGTCACCATTTAGACACTTGAAGTAGATATGATTCCCAGGTAAATATCCATGCTTGCTGAAAAAAGCTTTCTCGTTTGTCAACATTTTCACTGTTGGATTGTAGCATGAAACTCTCTCATTTACCAACTGCTTGAAATCAGCGTCAGTTGAGTAAATAATAGCTTCACAATCTTTTTCCATCGAACCAACAATCTCTGCTATGATATCGTCTGCCTCTACATATGGGATTGATATTACCTTGATTGGCAACACCCCCAAATATTCTGAAAGACGACCTAGCTGGAATGAGAAGTTTGTATCCCTATCGTTCTCATTCAAAAAATCGTAAGCTTTCACCACCCCCTTTTTGAATTCCTTTTTCCTGTTTGCTTTGTAGTTTTTATTCTGGAGCTTCCTCTTTAGTCCAGAGTTTGGTCCATCCATTATAACATAAACTTCGTCAGGAGTAAACATATTAATGGCAGTTTTCATGCTACGGAGTGTTCCAAATACAGCACCATAATGTTCACCATCAATGTTTGTAACTTCCACGACATGAAAGCTTCGTATGAACATGCCTAATTATAGAAATCAACCAGTAACAATTTTTTCCTATAATTATTTACTATCCGATTTCTATCCACTTGCATCACCCCACCTTCTCTCCCAAACCATCTTGGTTAATATACTAATTTTCTAATCAATCAGCAATAACCTTTTCATTTATCATTCCATTTCTGATTAGGGTGTCAGCCAAAACGTGTGCTATTCTGTCAAGGTTTGTGTGCCCCTCTTCTCCCTCAAAACATTTCAACTTGAAGTCCGTTTCTACAGCATGAAGAACCTCATATATCAACGTCTGAAACTTATCTTCTGGGGTTCTTGTTCCAGAATATATGCGTATGGTTCTATCCCAGAAATCTATCTGACCCCAAAGGGAATCTCGCTTATGACCATCTACATCGGATGGTCAATCACAATATTCTATTTTGTAAATGAACCCACCAACGTTTATCTTGCTCATTGGCATTATGAAACACCCCTTGCAAAATCTATCGCCATCTGTTTAGCATCTTCCATTGTTTCAGCAACCCATTCCCCACGACCAAAATCTTCTGGGTAATATTTGGTTTCAAGCTCTCTAATATTAATGTCTTCATCTACGCATTCCCAAGATACCATTACAACTTCATCACCATTAGCATTGAAAGCCCACTCTGCCCTAACATTCTTGCGACCTTTATCACTCCAAAAATCTATGGAACACCTTAAAGCATCATCTCTATCCTTTGGTTTATAGTGGCAGTCCCCAAATTTACAAGTAGACCCAATGGTAAAACCATAGATTGCACGGTGCGACCAACCAAACCATTTATTGTCAATAGTACAAAACCCAATTGAACAAACAGAATTACCTGGGTTAGCAAGCTCTGGCTTTATGCCCATCTTCTTGCATAACTTAACTGCATCTTTTGGTTGCCCTATGAGTAAACCACCCTCTGTGAAAGCTTGTTTCAGGATAATTTTTTCACACCCATGAGCATCCTCACCACTATATTCCACATCTTTTAAGACATACCCAAACTTTCTCATGTGTCTTTCTTTTAGAACCTTTTTAGTTTCCATCATGATACCTTCTTTGGTTTACAATTTTTGATCTCTCTGCTATTGGGTGCGCCTGCCAAAACCCCACAATCTCGGATATATCGTAACTCAAAATATCAACCTATGTATGCTTTTTACCATACTAAAAAAAATGCTAGAACCCACTTTCTCTGTATTCGAAGACCTTCTCTATTGACCTTTCCCGTAGGGCAGCTTCAATCAAACCACACATATCTTTCATCAATTGATTCAACCTAAGTGAATAGATGATGTTATCGTTAAATTCAGTGACCGTTGCCTGTCTGGTAGCCACCATTTTGTCGTCAACCTTCAAAATCAATTGAAAACTATGCTCTTTGTTGCTCATAACCTATCTCCTTGTTAATCCTCTGACTCGGGTTCCCCTA